GTATTTCAGGATACGGACAACGTGTGACTAGCACACCGGTAACAGCTGGGTCAGTAATTTCGGCGGCAAACTGGACTAGATTACGCAATGATTTAGCTAAATGCTACACTCATATTACTAATAGTCCAGTACTGAATGGTTTAGCCTCTACAAATACAAATCCTCCGTACTTGCAAGTGGTTACCTCAGGATCAACTATACTTAATGCAACCCTTTCTGCGCAATATTTGGCATTTGCAACATACTTAGACGCAAATAAATTAACAGTTAGTTCAGCGCAAGTAACTCCGAATATTCCGTTAACTAGCACTATACGGACTGCTGCATGGGGAGGAGCAACTGATTCAGTTGCTCATACGGTTACTCTTACTTTTGCAGGATACACCCCAACAGGCGGCACTGCAGTTTCAGCAGCAGATCATGCCCGGGTGTTCTTCAATGCCGGTGGGTCAATTCAAATTCGTCCCACGTTGCGTGGGTATTCTGGAAGTAAGGGTACTGATTGGTATAATATGCTTGCGGGTATTGGTACGCTTAATTTCAGAGGATCAGCAGTTGATATTTCTGGTACAAGAATTAATAGTCCAGGATCAGTAAACTCTGATAATAATTTCAATAGTTTAACTATTGGTGGAACTGCAAAGACTATTTTAACACAAGCATCTGGTACTAGTATGTATTACGTAGAAAATCGATATATTGTGCAAGTCAGTCGGCCAACAAGTGTGACTTTATTGTTTACTGTAACTTTTCAAGATAATGATGCAGGTGATCAAAAGAACATAGGGCCTGGCGTAGATGAAGAGGTTACTGGTACGTTAACTAGCGCAGTATTGTGCACACGTCCATCAACAGCAAATATCGATGTTCCTGCACCTTCTGGAACAACAACTATTTTATAATTATTTTATTAAAATGCTTGTAATCTCTTAGGGTATATAGTATAATGTACGCTAAGAGGTACTAATGAAAGATAAAATTCAAAAAGCATTTGATGCCGCACATTTAATGGCGGTTTTATCAAGTCAAAAACAAATATTAAAAGAAGAATTCACTCAAAGTTTATGTTATTTTGAGCACGGTGGATGTTTTACTGTATCAAAAGAGTTGATTAACTTTTTAAAGACACTCAAAGACTTCGATCAAGTTACTGATGTAATTTTGATTGATGATAATCAAACCCCAATTACTATTCCTAATTTAGCTGACTTTTTTGAAAAAGTCATGGCTAGGTATTTCGAATCAGTTAATGCTTATTACACAAAGTATGCTACTTTAACAAAAAATAGAACAATTGAAGGCATTATTAATCTATGAAAAAGGGTGCATTACTTTTTGCGTTAAACAATTCTGAGATTGAATACACGAAATTGGCAGTATACTGTGCTAAACAGATACATAAACATTTAAATATTCCAGTTTCATTAGTTACTGATTCAAACTCGGCAGCTCAAATTCAAGATCGATCAGTATTTGATCAAATCATTGAAATCGAAAATGAAAAATACATTCAAAAGCGATTTAATAATGGCAATGATTTACACGCAAAAACTCTGTGGAAAAATTCTCATAGAAATGACAGCTTTAAATTAACGCCATACGATGAAACCTTAGTCGTTGACGTTGACGTAGTGATAAATTCTAATATACTGCTTCATTCGTGGGAACAGCCTCATGATTTTTTAATTTATAGAAAATCATTTGATTTAGCACCATGGCGGGATAATTCTGAGTTTACAACTATAAGTGACTATTCAATTCCGTTTTATTGGGCCACTACTTTTTGGTTTAGAAAAACAGAAAATGTTAGTTATTTGTTTGAGTTGGTTGATCATATAAAAGAAAATTGGCAATACTACAAATTTCTTTATCAAATTCATAGTCATACGTTTAGAAACGACTATGCCTTTAGTATTGCAATCCACATGATGAATGGATTTGTTGATGGTGATTTTGCAAAACGATTACCGGGAAAAATGTACTACACTTTGGATATTGATTACTTTATCAAACAACAGGAAAACAGTTTATATTTTTTAATACAAAAAGAAAATTCAACTGACTATATTCCGTTAAAAATTGATAATATTGATATTCACGTTATGAACAAATATAGCTTACTAAAGGTAATTGAAAATGAGTAAGGGACATGTCTTCTTAGCACAAAATAGCAGTATAGACTACGTACGGCAAGCATACGCGTTGGCGTTAAGTATTAAACTAAACAATCCGGTGTATAATCAAACTTGTTTAATTACTAACGATGCCGTTCCTGAAGAATACAAGTATGCATTTGATTACATTGTTCCTATTCCGTGGGAAGAATTGGCTAAAGATTCTAGTTGGAAAATTGAAAATCGTTGGAAAACGATCTATGCCAGCCCCTTTGATGAAAACTTGGTGTACGATGTTGATATGTTATTACTGCATTCTAACGATGGTTGGTGGGATAGGTTAGTTAATAAGGATTTATGTTTTACTACTAATGTACTCACGTATCGTGGAGCAACGGTTACTAACGATTTTTATAGAAAAACCTTTACAGCCAATAATTTATGCAATGTTTACACTGGGTGTTTTTATTACAAAAAATCAAAACGTGCATTTGAATTTTTTAAATGGCTAGAACTTATTGTTACTAATTATAAGCAAATTTATAAAGACCACTTAAAGAAAACCCCCCAGAAATTTTGCAGTATAGATGTAAGTGCAGCACTTGCGCTTAAATTTATGGATTACGAATCAGAAGCTAGTGATCCGGCATTAACCTTTATTCATATGAAATCAGAAATTCAAGGTTGGAAGTATTCAGTTCCAAAATGGACAAGTGTGTTGGGTAACTTTTTAGATCTGAATATTAATTTGAATGTTGGAAATTTCCAACAACACGGGTTATTTCATTATGTTGAAGATGAATTTTTAATCAGTGACCACGTTATGTTATTAGAAAGTGCATATGCTAAATCAAGATGAAGATGCAGAAATTGTAGAGGTATATTCAGGACAAGTTTGCAATAATTTCTTTGTTCATTATGACGATACAGGACAGGTATATCTACTAAGTACATGCAGGGATGAAATGTTAAAAAATCTTGAAATTAGTGTGGACTTAATTCAAAGTTTTTTGGCAGGTAAAAAAAGTTGCAAAGACTATTCAATTGAATATTTTATTGAAATTAAAGATGGTACGATATTAGATACTGACGAGACTGTAGACTTAATTAAATCTGAATTTGTATTCCTTAATGTACCAATTGACGATGCTGTTACTGAACTTACTTTTGAGTATAATGTTGCTAAACAGTCTTGGATAATTATACCTGGAATTGGATTAACTAATAGACTACTTGCGATGCCACGCATTTCATTCTATATTTGTAAAAAGAACAACCCATATTTTTTGTATGCTTCGTATTTTTTAGATCCCGCTCAGTTAGTAAACGGTCCAATGGAAATACCATTTACAACAAAGATTGAAGAAACCCTGTCGAAAATTTCCGTAATGACATTGAAAAAATTTAGATCGTATAGCATTAGGACAAATGATGAGTAAAATAATTAAAGTAGTAGATCAAGATATTGTTTTTTTAAGTTATGATGAGCCAAACGCTGAAAAAAACTATGCCGACTTACTAAAAAAAGTGCCGTGGGCCAAACGAGTTCACGGGGTTGAGGGATCAGACGCTGCACATAAGGCATGCGCAGCAAAAAGTGATACAGAATATTTTGTTACTGTTGATGCTGATAATATTGTTGATCCTAAGTTTTTTCAAGTTGAGGTTGACTTAGATAATTTAGGATTAACTGACGATCATGTATTCAGTTGGACTGGAAAAGTGCATGTTAACAATTTAATGTATGGCAATGGCGGTCTTAAAATGTGGACACGCAAGTTTGTTAATGAAATGAAAACTCATGAAAATTCAGATCCTGCTGATACTAAGGGATTAGTTGAATTTTGTTTCAATAATAAGTATTACCAATTTAATAAGAGTTTTTCAACCAGCTACACTAATGCAACACCGTTTCAAGCATGGCGGGCCGGTTTCCGAGAAGGTGTAAAAATGAGTCTTAATGAGGGAGACAAAACTACAGATATTAAAAAAGTTTGGTGGCAAAATTATCAACGTCTATTAGTGTGGTGCTCGGTTGGCGCCGATGTAGAAAACGGCCTTTGGTCTATATTAGGAGCAAGGGAAGGTTGCTATAAAACAAACTGTACAGATTGGGATTATGCTAATGTTAGAGATTTTACATGGTTAACTAACTATTGGAAATCTGAACATGCAGCATATGATGCCGATATTGCCCGCACTAAATCTATAATTACTGACCTAGGTGAAGAACTACGTAGACAATTAGATTTAGAAATTGGCGAAATAGATGCTAATTCATCTAAGTTTTTTAAACAGGTATTTGTGAATACTGACCGAATGTTAAATCGAGAAAGATAATAATGTACGACATATTTTATATCGGAACACGAGACGATAATCTAGAACAATTAAAAACTCGTTTTCCGTTAGTTAAACTGGCTAGTACCTTTGCTGATGCAAAGCACAGATCACTTACGAAAATGTTTTGGTTAGTATGGAATGATGTAGTTCCTTTAGATGAGTTTACGTTTGAGTATGATGTCCCAGCTTGGGATCAACAATTTATTCACGTATTTAAAAATGGAGGACATTACGACGGTATTTGTTTAGCATCGAAGACTGCTCAAGTTTCTGATCGCGAGCTCAAATATCGATTCTTTATTAAAAAGAAAGAAGTTGAAATTCAAGCTAGCAAGCCCAGATTATACGATATCTTTTATATTGACACTTACGAGGAATATCAAGAAGCGTTGCAAAACTCTATAACTGAAATGTTTTGGATGACTAGTTACTCACTGGTAGTATCTCCTGATTTTAAGTTTGACCTGTATTTTAGTCATTCTGATACTGCTGATAGGGAGCAAACTCATTCGTTCATTCATCGGGGAGATAACGGGGATAGTCACAATGGCATCTTTTTGTGCAGTAAACTTGCTCCTATGAGCAAGCGTGAAGTAGAATTTAGATTTCCAATTCATCGAAGGGAATGGGACATTGTAGCTAGTACTCCAACAAAATATTCAAAATTCTCTGGATTTGTTAGAACTTACGAAGATTATAAAAATGCGCTTACTAGTAGTTTAACTGAACTATTTTGGGTTATACCTAATGATGTTAACTTAAATCCTGAATTTCCCTTTACTACGTATTTCTCGCACGATAACGAATTTGATCGTAAGATTAATCACGTGTTTAAAAATGGAGATTACTATGATGGGGTAATGCTGTTAAGCAAACATAGTCCAATTTCGGAAAGAGAATTTAAATATAGGTTTCTAACCAATAAAAAGGATTGGGATATAGAAGCAAGTACACCGAAAAAATATGATATCTTTTACATTGATACATATAAAGAATATCAAGAAGCTTGTGATAAGTCATCAACTGACTTATTTTGGATGACTAGCAGAAATTTAGCAACTGCCTTTGATTTTAACTTTGATTTGTATTTTAGCCACCATAATACTTACGATCGAAACCAAAATCATGCGTTTAAACACCGTGTAAATGGTACTGATAGTTATAATGGGATTTTTTTATGCAGCAAAGCTGCTCCATTAAGTAAACGAGAAATAGAATATCGAACTTTTTTGGTACGAAAAGAATGGGATATAGTGGCAAGTGGACCAGTAATTTATCAGCAATATGCAGCCAATTAAAACATACGAAGATTATGTAAGAGCTTTGAAGGAATCACCCACGGAAATGTTTTGGGTGATTCCTGATGATGTAATCGTATCTCCTGATTTTAAGTTTGACATATACTTCTCTCACGATAATGAATACGATCGTAAAATAAATCATGTGTTCTTAAATGGGCAATATTACGATGGTCTGATGTTAATGAGTAAGCATAAGCCTGTGAGCACGCGGGAATTCAATAGCCGATTTTTAATTGAAAGAAAAGAGTGGCCGTTGCAAGTAAGCAACCCAAAACCAAAATTATACGATATCATATTCATCAGTTATAATGAGCCAACTGCAGATGCTAATTTTGCAGCTTTGCAGGGTAAGCATCCTAAAGCTAAACGGGTGCACGGAATTAAAGGAATCCATAACGCACATATTAAAGCAGCCGAATTATCGGAAACTTCATTATTTTGGGTAGTAGATGGTGATGCAATAATCCTTGATAATTTTAACTTTGATTACCACGTTCCAACTTGGGATAACGATACAGTGCATGTTTGGAGAAGCAAGAATCCAATCAATGATTTGGAATACGGATATGGTGGAGTCAAACTACTACCAAGAGAATTAACATTAAACATGGATACGACCTCCACTGATATGACAACTAGCATTAGTAATAGTTTTAAAATCATGGATGGTGTAAGTAATGTTACAGCATTTAATACTGATCCATTCAATACATGGAAATCGGCATTTAGAGAATGTGTTAAGTTAGGTAGTGGAGCAATTGCTAGGGCAGATACTGCATCCCTAGCACGTTATAACACGTGGGCAACAGTGGGCGCTGACAGGGTATTTGGGCAGTATGCTATACAAGGTGCTAAAGATGCACTGGTGTTTATAGATAGCAAACAAGATATTAAGTTAATTAATGACTTTGATTGGTTACACGATCAATTTAACAATCAATAAAAAAGCCCCGTTTGGGGCTTTTCTTATACAGCCATTACAGCTTCAATTGCTGAATGCGGGTCATATTCGTCTAGTTTAAAATCATTCATTGTATACTGATCGAATTTTTTGTCGGTAGCCATAACTAGTGTAGGTAATGCACGTTCTTCCCTGCTTAATTGCGTATTTACAGCATCAAAGTGATTGTTGTAAATGTGGCAATCGCCACCAGTCCAAATAAAGTCACCTACTTCTAAATTGCATTCTTTAGCAATAATGTGAGTAAGCAAGCTATAACTGGCAATATTAAAGGGGACGCCCAAAAACATGTCACAGCTACGTTGATATAATTGGCAGCTTAATTTGCCATCAGTGACATCGAATTGGCTCATAACATGACACGGTGGCAAAGCCATTTGGTCCAGTTCTCCAGGATTCCAAGCAGTCATAATATGTCGACGACCGTTAGGATCCTTTTTAATACCTTCAATTAAGTTTGCAAGCTGATCAATAAAGAATTGTTGCCTCCATTTATATCCAGGCGGAGCCTCTTCTTTTTCAAACTTCCAAATTCGAGTTTCGCCGTTTTGTTTAAGGAAAGCCCGATCAACTAATCCATTAGTATTTGTGTGTTTATTAAACAGTGCCGGTGATGTAAACTTAAAAATTTCACCGGTTTGTTTGTTAGTTGCAGTGTATAGTTTTCCATTATTTGTAGAGTTAGTCAAAATATACATATTATACCAACTTGGTAAAAAAATAGTGGTACTTCTTCCGTAAAAATTATTACCGAAATAATCTTTGTCTAAATCAAACGTCGACGGATTGTCTCTCCATTTGTCGAAACCGACTATTCCATGTATATCTCTATAAAAATTGCTGAAACACCGCCACTCAGACTCAACAAACACACCTTGCTGTTTATAATATATTGTTTTAACAGGATGATCTCCGTGGCATCGCTCCATCATATTTAACCATAGATTATATGTTTTTGTGAGGTAAGGAGATCTCTTAGTAATAATTCCATAACACCCGTGTCCTGATGCTGCTAGCATTGCGTACGGATTTTTTACAGTGCCGGATTTAATATTAGGGCGAGAACATTCAACAATTGTTTTAATGCCAGTCAAAAACTGTACACGATAATATCCATTGCCATTTCTTGTCGACAGTTTCTTTAGAACTAATAGATCGCCGCACTGTGTTGTTGGAAATACTTTGCCGACAAAATCATCTGTATTATCCAAAATAGGGCGTTCAGCCGGGAACTCTTTATAGAAAGGAGCATTAATGCCAACTTTACTGCCTTGTTCGATTAACGCAACTGATTCAGTCCACGTGTTGTATGCATTCCATTTACGCCATTGGTATCCGTAAACCTTTTGTAGGTCACCTTCGAACTTAGCTCGATTTTTCCAGTAATCGGCCTTAGCATTACTAGTCCAAATAGTCGTCTTTGCAGCGTCACGAGTTCCATGTAATATTTCAGAGAGTCTTCGTTCATCGCCACTTCCTTCAATAAACCAAAGTAGCTCACTAACTACGCTTTTCCAAGCAAGCCTTTTAGTTGTAGTTGCAGGAAATCCTGCTTGTAAATCAAACCGCATTTGGTAACCAAATACACTTCGTGTACCTACGCCAGTACGATCCGCTTTATCCTTTCCGTTGGCTAAAATGTGTTCAAGGGCTTGTCGGAATTGCTTCATATTCATTTATCTCACAAGTTTCTAATTTTTTTAAATCAACCATTTGAAATCCAACTAAGAATTTATCAATATCAATAGCGGTATCACAATGATACTCTCCTGGTATTCGTGTAATAAATATTTTTTGTAAAATAGGAATAGTCTGCATTAGCAAGTTAGGCCCACCGATAACAAATATATCTAAATCAGGGTATGTTTCTTGGATTGACAATAATCCATCACATACATCTCCGCGAAGTTGCAGTATATCTTCGCGATCAATAAAGTTGTTAGTTACTAGTACGTTTAGTCTATTTGGCAACGGAACTGGCATGTCAGTGCATTCCCACGTTTTCTTACCCATTACAACTAGTTGATGTTCAGTAAGGCTTTTAAACCATTGCATGTCTTCTTTATTACGAGGCCAAGGCATAGAACCATCAAATCCCATGCCGCCTTTTTCATCGATTGCAAATAGTGCAATTATCATCTTAGTTTTTTTTGTTTAAGAAATTTTTTAGTTTTGGACGTTATGTCTTTTTTAATTCGATCAGTATCTAATTTAAAATCAATATTTTCAATTTCCGATTCATAAGTGGATACTATCTCTTTTAATTGCGCTTCAATAGCTTCCCAACTATCAATATTTGGAAGTTTGTTGATTGTTATTTCCCACACCTTTGTGTTTTTAAAATGCAAACTAATGGCCTGCAAGTATATTAACGGAACTACGGTTAACGTAATTTCGCCAAATACTTCAGGCCAGAAGTCAATCATTTCTTTGGGAAGAGTTTTCCCAGATATCACGTTTCTGTCTTTTCTTTCTTTTTAACAGTCGGGAAAAGCTCTTCTGCTTGGCGCCGCATATCTGCAGCTTGCTTACTTAATCGATCAGCATCGCTACGGAATCGTTTTGCTTGGTCTTCAGGAGTAAGATTTTCTACTACTAGTTGTACGTCTTCAGTTACTGCACTTGATGTAGTTTTAGCTGACGGATTTAGATCTTTAATTCGAGCAAGTTCAGTTACTTCGACATTTGCCTCTTTGACTGGATTCTTAACAGCCAATTCATCAACTGCGACGCCGAGTTGCTCGGCAATCATTTGATTTAATTCACTAAGTAGTACACTTGTGCTAAAATTGGGGGTCATCTCAACTTGATCAGTTGAAACTTTTAATAGTTTACCTTGTGCATGTAATGCTGGAAGCATTGTGCTTCCGTCTGGAAACTTAGACCTTGCAAGCACTTCTGCAAATTCGTTTGCGTTTTGACTTGCAGTAGTTTCAACTGCTTGAATAATTGCGTCATGATTTAAATCTGACAGATTTTCAGTAGCAACGACTAGACAATTATATGCTTCTCCTGGCAACGTTCTAAAAACCACAAGCACTTTACGGCCAGTGGTTTTTAGACGGCCAACGTGTTTAATATCGGCCATTGTGTTATTCTCCTACTGGAACAGCACTTGCTGTAGCTGCTTGTGCTTCTTGTTGCTTTTGTGCAGCTTCTAAGAATACAGTTAATTTGTCAAATAGTGCACCAACTGACGATAGTTCATTTGCTTTAAATGCGCCACGGGTAGTTACGATATCAATAAGATTTCGCAAAGCTGCCAAGTCGGTAATTGTAAGATTAGCTTCTGCTGGTGCAGTTGCTGGCATCACAGGTTGTGCTTGTTCCATAGTTTCGTTATTTACTTCTGTAGTCATTATTTGGTTTCTCCTTGATTTTGTTGTTTAACTGATTCTAAAAATGCAATCAATTTGCTATATGTTTGTCCAACTACTACCATTTCGGTAGGTTTGAATGTTCCCCGTTGGCTTGCAATATCAATAATACTTTTCATTGCAACTAAGTCAGTCAATGTTAGTTGGGTTGCTTCTTGGGAAGGTGTGTCAACAGTGTTTTCTTCGCTCATATGTAAACTCCTTTTTATTATATATACGTTTAATGTTTTTGTTAGCTCAAATCCGGACATGCAAGTTTGAAGAAACTTAATTCTTTTTCTTGTTCGAATCCTATCCGAGTCGTAAATATGATTGTGTTATCTATGATATCAATATACTGCCCGATATAGTATCTTCCGTTAAGATTTTGCGATATCCAGAAATTTAGAGTATTTATAAAACTCGGCGTGTACTTTGGAATATTTGTGTATATAAAGTGGTGTGCTGGAAATTCTACTTTACGCAGTCCCAGCACATTTAACGGATTTATTTTGCCGTTTTTAAGAGCCATTACTTGCTTTCATCGTAATAGGCAGTAATACCGAAAGGTGATACAATTGAGTTATTACCGTGAACAATAAACACTGTGTCACAGTAGTTTTCATCACCCCAAGATCCCCATGGATAACCGTCAGTAAACATAATAAACTTTTTAGGGTTAATATCGTTATTCTTCATGTATGTCCAATTAACATCAAAATCGGTACCGCCACCACCCTTTGGTGCATATTGGGTAATATCATTACCGCCATGCGCATCAAAATCTTGCTCGTTATATACTTTAGTATCAAAGCACCACAATTTAATTTTATAATCTCGATACTCATCCATAATTCCTTTGATTTCACTAAGGAAGTCTAGTGCTTGTTTATCTGAAATAGAACCGGACATATCAATACTAATTGCAATATCAATAGTTTCATCAAATTGCATACCGGGCAAGATTGCTCCAGTATGCCAACCTTTACGTGACGGTCTTGAAAAGGAGTAATCATTACGCACTGTACTTTGAATTTGCTGACGCAGAATTTGGCGCCAGTTCATTTTAGGCTCAGTCAAATCTTTGATCATTCGTTGAATTTCACCTGGGGTGTTGCCTGCACCTGCCGCAGATGCTGCTGCAATTGTTGCTTCGCGCACCTCGTCTCGAATTTGTTTTAATTCATCTTTAGTGTATTGTGGCCGCCCGCCCCCGTTTTTATTACCGGAACCATCACTGTCACCGTCACCACTTTCCCAATCAATATGTTCGTCAAGTAGTTGTCCTAACTGATCAAGATCTTTTCCGTCTTCTTCATCGTAGATCTCATCATAAATTTGTTCAGAACTTTTGCCGTAATGTTTGGGATCATGATAGATTTTAATACCTTTGGGCTGGGTTCCAATGCGATCACGCACTAATAATCCGTTAGTTGCGTAGTCAATAGCAGCGTTCCAAATCTTTGGATTACGCCCTTCTGTACGACCAATATGACCAAGAACGTTGTGCCAAATTTCGTGAGCAACGACGAATTCAACTTCCTTGTTATCCATTTTACTAAGAAAATCGTGATTGTAAAATAGATTACGCCCATCAGTTGCAGCAGTTTTACACCAATCGGAGGCATCGACAACTTTTAATCGAGTTGCCATATTGCCAAAAAATGGATGACGAAGCAGCAGCCCAATGCGTGCTATTACAATTTTATCTACTACTGAATCAGTTGCCATTTTAAATCCTTGCAAGTTGTGTTATGTGTATATTATAACAGGGCCCGTAGGCCCTGTCAAATGTTTTCAGCTAGTGTTTAGCGGCGGTCAGTAGCTGCGGCAATGTATTTGCCGTACTTGGCGTGGAAGTCATCAAAGCACTTAATTTCATCTGGATCCAACGGCAATTGATATTGAGTCAATGCAAGCTTAGTTCCCATAACAACCAACTCAGTTTCAAAATTGTCCATAATGAACTGGAAGAAGTTATTAACTTGATTGTTCCAATCCTTTGCCTTCTTATCACAAGCGTCTTTAAGTTCGTAGCACAAGCTAACAGTCAAAGAATACATTGCGCTAATTTCCTTTGTATCCATCTTTTTAACCTTGCCTGACAAGATGTCAGTTGGGTTGGGCAGCTTGGAAGCAATTCTGCGGTGTGCCATAAACTTAATAGCCAATCCTTCGCCAATTGCACCAGAGGTCAAATCAGCCAATGTGCCTTCGTCGTCTTCATCATCAGCCAACAGTTCAGAAACAAAACACCAGCTACGTGGAGTAGCAAACGCTTTGGAACCACTGCGCGGATCAAAATCATACAAATCCTTCTTGGAGAAGGTTAAGAAACCAACAACATCTTGGTGAATGCGGTTATCAGCAGCCCAAGTAAACCAGTCATCCCAGTTAACGGCCATTTCCAAGTGAACAAAGCGATTTGCAAGCGGAGCAGGCATCCGGTATGTAACACCTTTATCAGCTTCACGGTTACCAGCAGCAACAATCAGAACATTGTCTGGCAGTTTGTAAGTACCAACTCGACGATTTAACACTAGCTGATAAGCAGCCGCTTGCACGGCAGGTGCAGCAGAATTCATTTCATCAAGAAACAAAATAATTTTTTCATGGTGCGATGCAAATGCTTCATCAGGCAATTCAATTGGGGGAGCCCAATTCATGCAACCTGTGTTGGAGTCAAAATATGGAATACCTTTGATGTCTGTAGGTTCCCACAATGACAAACGGATATCAATAACATGCGCCCCAATATCTTCACCAATTTGTTTAACTACATCGGATTTGCCAATGCCTGGAGGACCCCAAACAAAGATAGGACGTTTAGCTTTGAATGCACGACGGATGGCTTTTTTAGCGGCTTTTGGACCAACGGTGCGTGAAATGATTTCGCTCATATAAAATTCTCCAAGTTTAAAAGTGTGTAATGTTTGCTGCCTAGTCTTAATTATAAGGCAATTTACACACTACGTCAAGGGATTCTATGATGGATTTTCTTTATCTAGGGCATTCATGGCTTTGACTAACCCGTATTTCCGAATATCATCGGAAAACAGATGTAGTTCAAAAGCTCTTTTTTCAGAAAATACAGTAATACTTTTGTAAGTCAAGTAGTACGGACAGTCCATGTATCTATCAAAGAAGATAATGATCTGCGGGCTAAGATCAATAGGCTCACTAAATGGAACCTCGTGTTCTTGTAGCAAAACTTCGGATACTAGAAATTCGTACCCTTTGTCACTTAGTCGTAATCCACCATTTTGTTTGGTTCTACGGCTTTGCCAAATTGTGTCCATGTGTACTTTTAGATTGGCATCATTGACACTACGGCCTAAATTGGTAAGAAATATTTTAGTATAAGTTTCTCTTGATATCATTTCATTATTTCACCAACTGTTAATTTAACAACTTGAAAGTGTGTACAGTTAAACAGTTTATTGAGCTTTTTTGCTAGATTGGTTGCGTGACCCTGGTTGCTAAATGACACTTTTTTGTATTTAGGACCAGGGTAACTCATTAAACTATTAAAGCTTTTAAGATTGAATGGTTGATTTTTATAAAAGACAGCCCAAATTGCAACGGCTTCTAAAATTTGTTCCGTTTTATAATTCTTGGTATCAGTAAATTCTAATAATATTTTTGGTTTTGGCCGACTCATGATATGTGGGGTCTTTCTATAACTACACATATATTTATCTTAAACCAGTTTAGAGAGTACCACCGTCCATTTGAACACTAATATCAGAAGCACTTTGGCTTGCTAATAATTCAGACATTAGTTTGCTGTAATCTTCCAGCAATTTGGCACTAACATCAGCCAAGCAATACACAAGGGCCTTTGCCTCTTTAATAGTCAATCTAACTTCTTTTTGTTGAGTCAAATCGGCACTTTTTACTTGCTGTATGAATGATTGAATAGGGATTGTATTAATTGGATTCATACTAGTTAATCGGATTTAGCATTTGATAACGCCTGTTTCATTTCTAGATCTGATTTGAATGGTCCGCGATACGCATTTCGTTCAATAGTAATTAGTTTAGGGCAAAAGCTTTTGAACCACCCTTTATTGAATCGAATAATATAGTAACCAGCACAGTATACACTTTTACTTTCTGGGCTCTTTGTAAAAAGCGGGAGCTTCTTTTGCACGTTGTACATTGGATTGCACGGTACTTTACTAGTCGGATAACTGTGAACCTCCCATTTCTCTTCTTGGCTAATACTTGTTTTGATTTTAGAACCAAAAAAGTCTCGGCCAAATGCTTTAATTAACTCTTCTTTCTTTCCAAAGAAAGATTCACCACCTTTGGCACTCAACATAAACTTATTATTTTCTTTTTTATGTAGCGTGCCTACTTTTTCACCGTTTTGTTCAACGATCCAAAATTTATCATCAACAATTGGTTTTGCGTGTATCATATATGTATTATTCTTTCACATTCATTAGTTTTTATTTCGCAGGTTTCAAAATACTTGTATGCCTTCATTCAACAGTTTGTGTTAGCTTGCGCCAAGTCACATCTTGCGTTGGAAATTTTGCCTGAAATGGATCGGCATAATGCTGGATGTTTTCAATGATACGTTTCATATCGTATAAGTTACAAAACTTCATTAGCCTAAGTCCAACTTGATCCACCGTCTTTGGTACTGCGCCTACATCGATAGTTTCATTAATTAATTTCCTAATCTCTTCAGGCTGTGCCCGGAGATCAATTAATGTTCTATTGCGTTCATAATCGTCAAGTACCCGATGCTCTTTACCCTCGTGATCAGCCCATCTCTGCAACATAAGGTTATTCCAACTATATCCTTTTGATAACCTATCTTCAAATGCATCAGCTAATCCAACTTTATTCTTAGTTCCTTTGGTGCGTACCCCTGGATACGCACTGAATACGTTATCACTAGTATCTCCACGGATGCATTTTTCAAAAAGCAGCCACTCGGGATTTGGGACAGCTTTTGGTTCACCAGTCTTGTTATCCTTGACTATGTTTCCTTTTTTATCAAGGATGCCGTTGATGGTATGAGTTTCTTCACTGATACCATTGTATTGCCTAACAGTTGGGGATAACAATTGATAAAAATCGCTATCGCTACTAATGATAACATGCTGGCTACTAGGATGCATTTGTATAAACCCGCCAATAAGATCATCTGCTTCTAATTGCGGATGCTGCAACACTGTGCAGTTAGATTTTTCTGTTACGAAATCCTTAAACGCATCGAAGGTTTCCCAAAACAGTTTATCTTCTTCTTCCTCTTTAACAGTCATGGCAGCTCGAGTTTCTGCTCGATTTGCTTTATACGGTTTATAAAAACTTTTACGCCAAGATCTGCCCTCAAGACAGAATACGACATGCTTGCCGTCAAAATCTTGCCATGCTTTTTTAATACTATTGAACATGATATGTAATGCCATGCCCACTTTGATATCGGCATCACCACGTACAACGTGTCGCGCCCTAAAAAACATATTAGCACTGTCAACAATAATGTATGTCATGAAACTTCTGACTTTCCTTTTGAAATTGGGGTAACGTTGATATAGCCAGCTCCTCTAGAGGTATCCATTCCTTCTTCAGCTAACATATTGCGAACAATATCGCGAAACCATCTATCTACAATGCCTTCAGGTAAATCTCCATCAAATCCATATCCAGCTTGTTTTAGTTGAATTATAAATTCTTCATTCCAATCCATTTCAAAAAATCCATTACGGATATTTTCTTTATTGACGTGCGTTTCTAAAACACTAATCCAAGGTTCACCACGGGCAGTAGCACGTTCCTTTGGAGTTAATTTAGCAGCCGCGGCATCTTTAACTGCCTTTGTAGTGGCAGCTTCTGCAACAGTCCGTAATTCGTTTGCTTCAGCAACTGCTTCATTTGCTTCTTTAGCTAGCCTAATAGACTCAGCGGCTTCTGCAATTGCAGTGGCTTTGACCTTATCAAGTCCAGTAACTTTCTCAATCCAACCTTTAATCATTTTAATTCCTTTATATCATGTGTTGATTACTTACGATCCCAATCCTGATCAGTTTGCCAATAATGCTCGCAGTCCGGACATTTATGTTCAGTCCAATAACTATCTGCGGATGGATCGTAGTTACCGGTGTTCGCTTTGTTAGTATGGGTCGCGTTCGGATGGGTGCAAAGAGTCTGCAAGTCTTCGATATCTTTACACAGCTTTAGCATCCGTTTCTTAAGCGCAGCGCGTTTGGTTTTAATATCTGTCATGCCAAGCTCGCAAACAAGTGCATCTGCATCTGCATTTTAAATCCGTGCTGCATACAGTATTGACCGACATATTTGTGATTAGCTTCGTTAGACGCCATGTTTAACAACCCCGGGGCCCACCATGAAATTACTTCATCTACTGTGGATCGCTCTGCCATTGTAATCACGCCCTTTTCTGCGCGAAGCAGTTTGATCTGCTGCGGCATCTCGTTGTAGATATTCATCGGACTGCAGTAGATGTCTTTGCCAGTCTTTGCTTTCCAGTCATGTGCCCATTGTGGTACTGTGTTATATGGAGATTCAGGATCGGCGCTCATTACAAATTTCAAACAATCAGCACGGTCCAGGATAGTTTTGCTCGGCGAGAAATACTTGGTAGCAATCCCGTTCTTTTCCATGCATTTAGGCGAGCAAACGAGCGTGACGCCTTCCGGCACTACTGTATCTGGAATACCGTTGCTTTCAACTTGTACTGCTTTGAAGTTGGATAGTTGCTTCTGCATAAAAGCAGAGATGTTTTCTTGCAGCAACGGTTCGCCACCTGTCATGACAAGTACGATGCCTGGGTGTTTGCGCTCTTTGTCGATAGCCCACAATGGAGTTACATTACCTTGATCCTTCCAATGCCCCTCGATAGTGTCGTACATCTGCTTATTAATTTGAGCAAACGTCATCCAATCACCGTCGTCGAAGAACGTGTCGCAGAAGGAGCAATCCAAATTGCATTTTGCAAGACGAATAAACAACGCCGGCAAGCCCGCATACGGGCCTTCTCCCTGAAGCGTAAAGAACATACTTGTTACGAACAAGCTGTCTGCTGGCGCATCCCGAAAAAATTTCTTGCCGATCACCTGGTTAGTTCCGAACATGTTTATATCCTTGTTTAAAAGTTCTGCCTTTGCTCCATCCTTCTGGGATGATAGCATCTTTCTTAGTTTTCATATTTGTTTTTCCTTTTAGGCAATCCTGCTAGCCGAACCATTTCAGCAATCTCTGGATCTTTCATTGCCTGCTTAATACGTCTGCTGCTCTTATAATCGTAGTAGTATTGCATTGGGATATCAATCAATACACGGATCCACAACAACGGACCTAACCACAAAATATGCCAGCCAAATTTTGGATCAGGTTTCATTTCGCATCTTTTTCAATTCAGCAACAGAGTCTACTGGCGCTTTGCCGTGATAGAAGCTTGATCTTAATTTAGTCCATTCTTCATGAGTAGGTAGCGCAATCTTATCCCAACCGCAGACGACTCCTACCCACTCTGTCCAAAGCCTAGATTCAACTTGCGGGTTTTGTTGTAGGTACTGCGCGTTCTGTTCTTCAGGGGTTAGTTCATCGTCCCACATTATTTTTCTTCTTTCTAAATTCTTCTACATCATTAATTGCACTTTTTAATGTCTCCGCGTAGTTGAATGCTTGCTGCTTAGACATAATAATACTTGCTTCGTATTCGATATATCCCTTAGTCAGCAGAGTCCAAATAGCAGCCCAACGAGTTTTACTCCACCAGTTAGTTTTTTGCGTGGTATACGTAGTGACGCTAATTCCAGTATCTTCTGCCTCAATCCATACTGTATGACTACAATCGTCACATTGGCAATCACAGGAAATCTTGTAGGTCTTTGCATCACCGTAATCACGTTGGGATAAAATTCCTTCTGCTGGCTTTTGAGATTCCATTAGTTCTTTAAACTTTCTAATGTCGCAATCTTGCTAATTCGAGTGCCGAAATCTTCATCACCTGGGATCACATATACTGTATGATCACTACGATCAGTTCTTCGATCATACCGGCGGAATTCTACAACTTTACCTCCGACAGCGCTGTATATAGTAAACGTCATAGTAGGCTCACTATTTAAAGTGCCACCACCGACCATTGCATTTTTTGCAATAGGACTGCCATAAGGATCGTCCCCGCCAGCCGCAGGTTCATAGTCCATAATCCATTTTCTAAATTTTCGTTTAAACCAATTCATATTCTTCCTTGTTACTAAACACTATGTGATATTTTGACTTCGGATACGAGTGTTGCAACCATTCAATCATACCTTCTTCATAAGGCAAATTAACTGATGCATCCCAGTTAGTGATATATTTCAACGATGTGCCCAGTCTTGCTGTAGTTGAATATTATCAAAGAATTCCTTCTTTGTACCTGGGTCGTTATTAAACGCGCCTTTAAGCACTGTGGTTTGTGTTAACGAACTGTGCGCCATGATTCCTCTGTTTTCGCAGCACCCATGGGTAGCTTGGATATAAACAGCTACATTTTCACTGACGGTTGCTTTTTGTATTTCACGAGCAATGTCATTGCATAGTTCTTCTTGTAGAGTTCCTCGACGGGAACACCACTGTGCAATGCGAGTGTACTTACTTAACCCAATGAGCTTTTCAGAAGCAATGACGCCAATGTACGCAACCCCAGTAACTGGCTGGTGATGATGTGAGCACATTGATTTAATCTCACTACGAACTACTAGCATACCTTCGTATCGATCTTTGCTATCATTTGGGAATGCCGTAGCATCTGGTGGTAGATCATATCGGCCACTCATGATTTCATAAACATACATCTTAGCGAGACGCTTTGCAGTGCCTTTGCTATTAGGATCGTTTTCAGTATCGATAATTAAACTTTGAAGTACGCCTTCAAATTTATCAGCAATCTCATCAACTAGTTCATTTTTTTCATCATTACTAATATATTCACTAATATTATCCCCAGCCCAAAATCTACCATTATGCTGCTTGATACGATCACGAATAATTTGTGATAAGTTTTTTCCTTCGTCCATTTGTTCTCCAATGTTTCTTATATTATACACTACTATTTAGATAATTGCAATCTTAGCATGGTATTTTTTTTCACCGCTGACTTCAAAATATTTAAATCCACGTTTAATTGTTTAGCATAGTGTAGTAATGCACTGGTATCTTTTGGAAAACACATACCACCAAATCCATATTGGCCATCTGGTCCTGGTACTTGTAAGTGAGTCGGCCCCATTCGATGATCCATTCTTATCATTCTCTGCATATGCGGCCAACTACAATTCAGTGAATTTGCTAGTTCTGCAATTTCATTCATAAAAATTACTTTTGTGGCAAGAAACGAATTAATGGTATACTTTACTAACGATGCTTCAGTAATCGAGCAATGTATTGCTGTAACTTGGTCTTTGGTGTACTTAATAATGCGCTCTGCTTCGTATTTGTATGCAGCTATATTTCCGCCTATAATTGCCCAGTTTTCCACTGCATAATCATTTGATGCATTAGCGGCTGTTAAAAATTCTGGAACATACACTAAATTAGGATATTTTGCACCTAGCTCGGCGTATACATCAGGAGTAGCAGTTACTTTGCTAATAATAACACCGGTGTATCCGGCAAGATCTTCAAGTACCTTTTCGAGTATGCTACTGTCACAACTACCGTCTTGGTTTTGTGGACTAGGAACACACACAAAAATGCCATCACATGTTTTTAATTCATCATACGTGGCATTCATATCTTTTGCAGGATCTCGCAAATACAGTGTAATGTTAGCTACGTTATACCTGATAGCATCGCCAACAAATCCAACACCGATAATCCCTATTTTAGCTTTTGAATAGAAGTCGTTCATTTTAGTTTATCCCATGTGGTGTATTTTGCTAATTCATTAATATATTCATCATATATTTTCTTTAATTTGGGATACTTCTCCTCCATCTCAATATTTCGAGGAGGAATCCCGAGTACCTTTTCAATTCTTTCGAGTCGTTCATCGAGGAACTCACCATTTATTCGCATACGTCCGTTAACGTCCAGCGTGGAAGTCGCGCCATTGATATTCAATACTGAATTAGAAAACGTTGACGCTGCACTAATTGTATGGGCGTTTGTGTCCACTGTTGTATTAATAAAAGTCATAGTTTTAAATTTGAAGACGGCTGTGAGCCGTCTTCATTGTTAAGTATATTGATTTACTACGTTATGCACCTTTAATGGATTGACGACGTATGTCAGCCAAAACCATATCTTGGCATAAAGTTTTAAGAGGTGTTTCTGGTTTCCAACCTAGTATATCATATGCTTTTGATGGATCACCAACAAGCATATCAACTTCAGCTGGTCTATAAAACTCAGGATTGATCTTCATCACAACTTTTCCAGTAGCAGTATTCCGTGCAACTTCATCAATACCAGATCCGGAAAATTCAATATGAATATCTGCAGCTTCAAATGACATTCGAACAAACTCACGAACTGCTACAGTACGTCCAGTTGATAATACAAACGAGTCCGGAGTATCTACTTGCAGCATACGATACATGCCGTCTACGTAATCACGAGCATGCCCCCAATCACGTTGCGCATCAATGTTTCCTAATTCAACATGCTCTTTTTTACCCAGTTTAATCTGTGCAACTGTATCGGTAATCTTACGAGTAACGAATTCAATACCACGAAGCGGGCTTTCATGATTGAATAAAATACCGCTAGCTGCAAAAATACCATAACTTTCTCGGTAATTTACAGTTAACCAGTGTGCATATAACTTAGCAACACCATACGGGCTACGCGGATAAAATGGAGTTGATTCACGTTGCGGTGTTTCTTGAACTTTTCCAAATAACTCAGATGTGCTTGCTTGGTAATACTTGATCTTTGGATTAATAATTCGAATTGCTTCGAGTATATTAAGTGGGCCAATAGCGTTGATTTGTGAAGTTAGTACCGGTTGGTGAAAACTTGCAGCAACGAAACTTTGCGCAGCTAGATTGTAAATCTCATCTGGTTCGACTTGGTTGATAATTCGAGCGATACTGCTAAAATCAGTAATATCATATTCAATTACTTTAAAATTTGGGTGGTTATTAACGCCCAACTCCTCAATTCTCCAGAAGTTGGGCGTTGATACGTGGCGGCGGGCACCATACACCTCGTATCCTTTAGCGAGCAAAAGCTCTGCTAGATAGGCGCCGTCTTGACCAGTAATGCCGGTAACAATTGCACGTTTCATATGTATTCCTAAAATATAATTTTTATAACATTAACCAGATTAAGTTAAAAACTTTCGAATGTCATTAAACATAGTTGTTCCATTAAAGAACTTTTCCTGCATTGCACTAGTTTGTTCTTCAACAGTTTGTTTAAGACTATCATAATTTTCAACAAACTCGATAATGCGATTGGCTAATTTAGCTTTGTATAACCCAAAGTCTGTGTACAAATCATCAGATGCATCGTACTTAAACATGTCATCGTAAATTTCTTTGTAACTAAGCTTATTTGGAACAAGTGGGATGCATCCAGAAGTCATTGCTTCAAAAATACCAATGCCCAAGTTTTCATGTTTATTTGCCGAGAACACTACCTTGCATGTCTTAAGAAACGCATAGTACTGCTCCTTAGATAAATTTTGCTCTTGAGTTTTAATAAATTGAATATGTGGATGTGTTTTATGTACTTCATCACGCAATTCATCAAAAATCCATGGAGCTTTATCGTAGTTTAACCGATGTGGGAAAACTACGATATCTTGTTTTTCTGAATCATTTTTTAATTCAGAAATCCATTCGAATGGGTAGACCCCAGGACTAAAACATTTCTGGTTCTTTAATTCAGCATCATTAAGTTCCAATGTTTTAAGGAATAAATCACGGTTATGGTAAGTTCCAAAAAAGTTTTGATCCATTGCATGATATAAACTCTTTTCAAATGCTGAAGCCCATTCTCGATTTTTAATCGATGCACCTAGTATGTCTGTTGGATCATACCAACCAGCATGCCAAATGCCACCAATATGCACTTTAATATTAAGCAGTTCACTCATATATTTAATGTAGTGAACTGTTTGGTTCCATGCATCAGTAAAGAAGAAATAGTCTCCGTCTTTAATCACATTACTGTTGAACATTTGCGCAATTTTTACTGCTTGCGAAGCTTTGTACTCGCAAGTTCCAGCAAAATTGAAAAATGCTCCTGATTGCGGTTTATCGTATCCAGTTGCTTCACCAGCAATATTTACAATTGTAAATAAGTCTCCCAAATGCTTTTCAGTAATTTCAGGAAACCATGTGCGCCATTGTTTTGTGTAACGGTTGTCTAGAGGCTCCGTATCCACAATGTAGAACGTATTTTTATGCACGGTCACTGTATTCCTTTGTTGCGTTTCTTGCATGATAGTTTGCATAACGCTCGTAAGCTTGCCAGTTAATGTCTTTGCGATTGTACAAAGCCGCCTCGTTAAAAACTTTTCCGCCAAATCTGCAAAAGTTTTGATACTTTTCAAGATCGGTAAAAATTTGATTTACTTTAGGGTTAGTGATAGCCATGTTGTTTTCCTTAGAAATTAATATTTAATAAACGAACCGTTTTCTTGGTCTTCAGAGACCTCAATCCGAACTTCTCTGTTTGGATACTTTTGTGAAATCTGAGCATATAAATCATTGCTCATCATCTCGCAACTCTTATAGTCTAACACAAGTGTAGCATCTTTGTAAAGACTTTCGAGCCATCTTTTGAATTGTATAAATTCAATATCTCGATCATCGTGCTGAACGCTAATCCACACTTTAAAGTGGAATGTATGTCGATGTGGATATCCTAAAAAACTAACATCGTATTCGTCACCTGTTGCAAGTGCTGGATCAGTAAGTGCAGCAGGATACTTATGAATGCCTTCCTTTTGAAAAGTGACCCAAATAAATTTTGCTGGTCTAATATCTTGTTTAATTGTTGTCATTCTTTTTATTCTCTTCGTACTTTGCCATAAGGCGCGTTACTGGTTCCATCTTTTCCTGAAAATGCCCAGGCGCACCTTCAGCCGCCACTTTCATATCCCATTCAGTTGGATAGTGCCGCAATATACTATATGCTCTTTCTCTGATACTTTTTGGAACACGTGGAGTCAAATCTGAACGACATAACTCCTCCATGAATTTTTTAGCCATTAACACAGATCGATATCTTTCATCAGGCATTGTCATTTTTATACGTCCGGATTAAAGTCTGGTGGTACTGTTTCACGTTCAGCATCGTCTTGTTCATCTTCAGCTTCAAAAAGTTCGTCAGCAAGCGTAGTGGCATTTAATACTTTCTTACCAATGTATCCGTGAGTACCGAGGATTTCCATCCAGTACTTCGAATAAAACTCAACAATAGCTAACGCGTCATCTTTGGACGACACAGAAAAGATTGCCTCTACGATGTCTTTAAATTTTTCTTTATTTGGTCCTGAATATTCCATCATCGATGGATAAGATCCAGCATCGTATTGCCTATTAGCTTCTTGTACAGCATAAATGTGCAAATATACATTGTGTCCCATTTGCAATGCGTAGCTAAAGCTATCCCAACTTGTTCGACCAATTTTATCAATCTTATTTAGGTCTGGCAGCACATGGTAATGCTCTTTATTTTTAAAATCAAAATCAACGCCACCTAGTTCTGCATCAGTTTTGCGGACACCATCTTTGTACACGCAAATATCTTTAACTTTACACAATGCTGTTATTGGACTATCTTCAAACTTTGGAAATCTTTTAGGAAAATCAGTCAGTGCAGCATCACGAAATGTTCGATTATCAGTTGCATATTTTTTGTTATCAAGACTTTTAATCATTCGATAACTCCAAGACTTATGATCAGCACCAGTATCAGTACTTTCAAACAACGTGTCTGGTAAGCTCGAATGTTTCGTATCTTTACCTACTCTAGTTTGATAATATATTTGCCCATTTGCCGTTGCTAAGAATGGACTTGCACAATCAAAGCTAATTGTAAATTCTGGATTAACATGTTTACGAATTGATCGTTGGATGGCAGTTAATAAAACTGCATACTCCAATTTACTGGTTCCAAGTACGTGCAGCCAATCTTGCTTGCCTTGTTCCAACAATCCGTCGAATTTCATTTCAACAAGGCGTCGTAACATCAAGTGAATATCAGTTTTAGTTTGGCCACCAAACGCCCACCCATTAAAATGCTTATCTGGATACTGTACCGGATCGCAATACTTCTTCATCTTGCTATACCAGTCGTCAGCTTGCTTATGATTGCTACCCTGCATAACATTTAAGAAACGCGTGCCACCATCTTTAACGCCTTTACGATTCTTCATAAAGTACTCGTTATTATATTGAGTAGCAGCAACCGCTTGATCATAAGTTCGAACCCCACACACTTCCTTTTGTGGAGTATGTGAAACCCAAGCTGGAATATCAAGAATCATACCATAGTTAGAAACCCCATCAAGCCATTTTAAAACGCCATCGCGCTTTTTTTGCGCATCGGCAAGTAACTTATGATGTTCTTTAACTAAATCAATAGTAACATCACGAGCCTTTTTAGTTACCGGATCTGTAATAGTACGAATTTCAGTTTTACGTGCAGTTGCATCGGCTAGTTCAGCAGCAACTTCTGGGCTATTAGGATCTTTCCAATTACCGGGCCATTGTCCTTTGGCAATCTGAAATCCTCCTGAGTCACCTAAAATGACTGTATTTGGATCGCGATCACGGACCATATCTTCGCTTGGATCAGGTGTAGTTAGATCCAAATTTGCATGCCCAGCGGAATATAGAGACCATTTATACGGAAATAATCCTTTCTGATCATTTAACCAGTTAAGTTCCTCCATATCAGTAAGTCCTGCAGGAAATCTAGAAGGCTCCACGTAGTTATTATTAACCCGCTGTCTTCCAATAAATGTGGCGTAAAATCCGCTCAATGCCGGAAGAAAGACGGCATAGTCGTTTTGATTATCTGTTAAATTAGTATTCATTTTATTTTTTAAAATTAAACAAGGAGAATCTCCTTGTTTAAATGTTTAACTAATTTATTTAGATTGAGCAGGCAAGATGTAATTATATTCAGCCAATCCGCTATCAACCGTAATTTTCATTGCACCAGCATCAGTAATACGCATGGTCTTGTCCCCATCAAGATTAAGAATGCTCAGCACTTGCGTGACCGGCCAGGACCAAGTATGTTTCAATTTACCAGTAATTCCTGCTTGAAAAGTAAAGCTACCTGCGTGGGTGCTTGCATCACCAAAGAAGAACACAAGGTTGCCATTATCTGTCTTAACTTGAAACACATTTTCTTCGCTGTGTGCGCCTGCTTGTAACTTTAATCGACCGATAGCACTAATCATGGGAACAATTTCAACATCCCAATTGGCACCTTTAAACTTGACAGTTTTTAACTTCTCGTTAATTACCTCAGTATTCATGAATCGGTAATCGTTAACAAAGTCACCTAGTGCATTTTCAAAGTGTAGTCCTACTGGCATGTCGATGCTATTTCGAATGGCATTAACAACTTCAATTTTTGCATTGTCTTTGTATTCTGGGTTCTTTAAGTGAAGATTAAGCTTGTCCAAGTTAGGCATACCAAAGACGCCTTCAAATTCTGAAACTGGCTTTTTAGTTTGAGCGCTGAGGATTACGCTCCTATCCTCCGCCATTGACTCAATCACAGTGGATTTATCATCGCCAGTAATTTTTACTAGTGGAAGAAATCCCAAGTTATGAGTGTGGGCTACGAGGTCAGTTAACATGTTTTTCATTTTTATTATTTTCCTAAAAGGTTATGTAAATTATACAGTGAGTTGGGTTTGTTGTCAAGAGTTATTTTAATTAAAAGTCAAATAGCGAGTTAAAAGTATTTTTTGTTTCAGTACTTCTAACGTCGTAATTTAAGACTCCGATTAAATTACCAATTTTATTATCGATAATAGTAGATTCCATTTCGTCATGTGCGAAGGGCAAATCTTTGAACCACTGCGGTAAGCGAAGTTCGTCCACAGGGTATGCAACGCTTGTAAATCCTAACGGATTGTCTTTAACCTTGCAAACGATAACTTTCATACCGTCAACAATATTCATTGAGTATTTGTCATCAAACATTCGCTTTAATGTATTCCAGTTAATCGATGCTCGAACATGCCCTGGCATATTTGCTTTACCTGCTTTGGTTTCTTTAGCTTGATATGCTGCAATGTTGTTAGCACGCTTTGGCGAGCCCTTTTCCCATCCTGGCCTAGCTTTGAACGTTGATCTAAAGTTACTAATCATATCGAGAATTTCTGCTTCTTCATGCCCAGTTAATACTTTTTCAAGTACTTCACTTAGGAAGTTTTGCATAAATTCAGGTGTATCACTGCGCTTTAAATCTAAACCCATTGCTTTGATCTTGCCAGGCTTGCCGTCGATGTCACATCGTTTACCATCTTTGTCATAGTACAGCACTGCATACCGTTTCTTAGTAATAAACAATGATTTGCTCGCAACGATTTCTCGACCTGCTTTAATGACCTCGCCACGGCTCTTTGGACAATGAAATGCTGTTTCCATAAACTGCGGAAACGAAGCATTAACTTCCTCACCGATTTGGTCATACAATTGCACTACTGTATCCTTATTCCAAGGAATGATGCCTTTATCAATGTCTTTTTTCAGCGTTTTATAGGCACTAAAATAACAAGAATCAGTATCACCGTAAATAATCGCTTTACCAACGTAGTTAAACTCGCCAGTAATAATCTCATTTACCTTAGCTGCCATTTGTTTAGCAATTTGCCGTCCAACAAGCGTTGTAGACTGCCCGATGCGCTTGTCAAAGAATCGGCAACCGCTTTGAAGCAAAGCTCCATACAAGCTATTCAAGTTAATCTTCTTAACAAGTTGCCGTTTATCCCAGTATTCCTCTTCAATCTTGTTGCCTACTTTGATACAATCACGTAGTTTAGCCTGCATTTCCTTACGTTCGCTGTACCAACGCTTCAACAAGCCAGGAATAATGCCTTCTTTTTCGTAAGTAAAGATTGTACCGTTAGCACTAAGCATGAACGGGTTATTACTGTCAAAGATTAGTCGATTAACTTCAGCGGCACTTAATACTGTGCTAGTACCTTCTTCCCAATCAATGGTAATCTCGGTCCCAATCTCGCTAGCCATTACTGACTCGTACTCCATTGATCCAAACATACCTTCCCAAGCGCCTGCAAACGATTTTCCTTTTGCAGTCTGTTTGGCAATATATTCGTCCGTTGTAGTTTGGCGTAATTGTCCGATAATGGTTTCATTACCCATATTCAACGCACGGATGGCACTTGGGTACAATGAGTTAATGTCTAAAGAGCCAATCCAATCGTGTATACCTTCTTTAGGGTATGCAACATACGCACCCGCGGCTGAGGTATCTTCACTGTCGTCACGCGGCTTGCGATTGGGCACTTGGAATCCGCGTCGATGCGCTTCGTTAATAATAGCCTGCTCAGTAACTGCAACTGCGCCCATCGTCGTTGGCAAAAGCACTGTATTTTCATGTGCAAGTGTATTAGCAAGATCCAAGAATTTTAACTTTTTATCTAGCTTCTCTAATAAAGTTGTGTCTTGCCTGTTGTATATAATAAACTTACGGAAGTCGTTGTTATACAGTTGATCAAGAGTGCCTTCGTACTGGGTCTTGGTTTCACCCACTTCCATCTCGCCAATAGCATCTAATCGATATGTGTGACGTTCTTCGTAATTGTACTTACGATACAGCTCAAGACTGTCTAAGTGTACACGCCCAATTAAGTCATAAGTGGATGCCTTTTTACCGTATTTTTCGTACTCACGCTTCTTGGGGAACTGATCCCATAAGCAAAACCGACGGGTGTCATTGCGACTCAATACCTTAATAACACGGTTGACAGTGTATGGAATATCGAACCCTTCACTATTCCATCCACTTAGTACATCTGCATCCTCAATCAAGTTGAGAAATGTGTCCAACATGTCTGCTTCGTTATCAAACAGTATCGTATTTGGAATATCTGCAACTAATTCACGTGCTTGCTCAATGGTAAGTGTCTTTGGAGGCACTGCTAAACATATTAAGGTATCAAGCCATTGTAGGTGAACGGAGACTGCAGTGATTGGCATAAATGCATCTTCTGGAGATGCATATCCACGTTCAGGATCAAAGTCCACCTCAATGTCAAACCATGCTATGTTAAGTTTAGGGACATCTGCATTAAGATAATTCTCACTCAAGCATACTAGTGCTGGCTTAAAGTCTGCTTCGAATATCTTTTTATTAGAATTAATTGCTAATTCTTTTCGGAAATCCTTTGATGTTTTACAGACAATTTTCTGTAATGGATCTCCAAAAATACTCATATACTTGCCTTTTGCTTCAGGCACGTAAAATGTGTATTTTACTGGAAAGTCTTTATATATTCTCTTTCCATCTTTTGATCGCTCGACTACTTTGACAGTGTCGGCATCTCTATCGTAATAGGCATCTACATACATATCATTTTCCTTTTACAGTTTTCGCCGTGCCATCTTTTGTAATTTCCAGATCCGGCATATTTTTTACAATATTGGCATTTATATTTTACTTTACTTGGATTTGATTTTGTAAAATTAGTGATCCTTAATTTTTTTAATTCCAGTAATTCATTTGACGTTAACAAAGGATTAGAAATACAGTTTTCTCCGTGCCATCGTTTATAGTTCACATCATTTGTTATTATATGACAAAAATTACACTCGATTTTCTTTAATGATCGATTCCGATGGCCAAGTGCAATCGCAGCCCTCCCTTCGGACGACTTTGGCATACCTTTAGTTGCATCGCTAAAATTTTTAACATATTCTGGGTTCCGCATAGGATTATTATTCCCGGTCATATCAGGACGTAGAATGCCTTTACGGGAAAGTGCTGATAATTTTATCATCTGCAATCTTTCTTCTTCGGGCATTTTTAATCTAAATGAAATTGCCTGACACGCCCAATAATCTCCTTGAGCAAAGTGTATATCGTAATGTTCCTGAAGAGACACGCACTGTAAGTTTGATAATTCATTGTTTGATGAATCTCGGTCAATGTGGTGAATTTCAAAAGATATACCTTTTTCGTCCAGTGGAATTGGTCCGAAGTTTTTCTCCCACAATCGCCGATATTTTGATCGTGATTTCATTAATTCTCCTTGTGATTTGCGGCTCACATATACCAATACTAATCCATTTTTGGCTGATAAAACCGTTACTTGGTTGTGGTTATTATTTATTCTGGCAACCGACCAGTAATTCCCAAGATCATTTCTACATCTTGCCATGCAGATTCATGTTCTTTCCAGTTATCTTTATGGGCAATTGAGATTGCTTTGTTAATGATGCCTGGTTTAATTTCAAGTTCTTCTGCAACTGCTTTAACAGTTTCCTTCAAGCCCTCTTTAAGATCTTCGATTTCACGAAGGACGGTAGATCCCTCATTAATCAATCGTTCCAATTTAGCTTTTTCTTCTGGGCCATACATACGTGTCGACATAATTTCTCCTAGTTAAACGTTATTGTACATTACTTAGTGTTGTTTGTCTACAACATTGACAAATTGACGTTTAATATAGATGGCATTATAATATAGGTATGAAAACACTTATTCTTTCCCTATTGCTAGTCAGTCAATCAGCTATTGCAGCATGGGACGATGCTGAAGCACCGTTCAATGCTACAAAAAATCAGCATAAAACAATTACGTTATCGTGGGTGTACACTGATGATGTACAGACAGCGTGTAAGAACGCGTTTAAAAAGCAGGGGATTGCCCCTCTTACTTATAGCGTTGCTGCATGCAGTATTTGGCAAGGCAGTAATTGTACGATTATTACTAAACGGAATCCGACATTAGGCGATGTCGGACACGAGGTCCGACATTGTTATCAATACAGTTGGCACTAGCTTACACTAGGTTATTATTTATTTTCAGGATTCGCAGCACCGAATTCTTTCGCTTGGCCAACCGAAGTAGCATCAGCTGGCATTTTTGGTGCAGCAGGAGAACCAATCTTAGCCATCATTGCGGCGTATTGCTTCATCATAGCTTGCGTTGCTGGATCTTGAGACTGTCCAAATTCAGCAGCTAATGATTTTAATTCGTCCATTTCTGAAGGATCTAATGAAATCTGCATTGGCGAACTAGCACCACCCGCCCGCCCGCCAGCACCGCCAGCACGGCCACCACCACCTGTAGCTTTTGCACCTGGAGACATTAATGCTTGAGCTCCCAACGTCCCGCCCACGCCAAGAGCAGCACCAGCAGCATATGGAGCAACAGCTTTGGCGCCTTTACCTGCAGCATATGCACCTCTTTCAAGACCTGGCCTTGCAGATAGTGCTTTCTTAAACACTTGACTTCCTTGTCCGGTCATTGCTACTTTACCGCCAGCAGTAGTTGCTCCAGTAGCTACAGGTGCTCCGGAGAAGCCAGTCTTTGCAGCTTGCCAAGCGCCTTTTGCGCCCGTAGCTAATTTGCTACCAAGCTTTGCAGCCATGTCTAACGGTCCTTCGTTGACAGGTTGACTTTCAATTTGCATTAATCTAGCTCTTAACGCTGCGATTTTTTCCGATTCTGACATATATGTTCCTTTAATTTTGTTAATTTTACCAGCTGTTTGAATTTCTGGAAACTGTTGCATAGCTGCTTGTGTAGCTGGTCCCATGATGCCATCTGGCCTAATTCTGGCGCCTTTGGCAATTAATTGCTTTTGTAATGCTAGCACTTGTGGATTAACACCTTTAACTGCAGGAGCACCTGGAGCTCGTTGAGCAGACGCTTGGGCAACAGGTTGTTGAGCAGATTTGGCAACGGCGGCAGTTTGTTCTTCGTCACTCGGGAGATAGCTACCAGTTCTTGACTTATCTCTAAGTGCCTGGGCACCAGCAATTCCTATACTAGCAGCAGTTCCGATTCCAGGAATTAAACTAGCAATACCGCCAGCACCAGATAATGCAGCACCGGCATAGTCACCTTTTTTAGCTCGCCCGTACGCATCATATGCGCCCAGTGCGGCTCCTACGCCTGGAATAAATCTGCCTAATCCTTTACCCGCCATCGCCGCCACTGGTGCAGCTACCGCCGGCGCCTCAGATAACTGCTCACGAGATTCGATTAATCGAATTTTATTTAAAGATTGATTGATAGAAGAATTCATGTTATGAAGATGCTCTTAAATTCTGACCTGAAATATTTGGTGTTGGGAATGCTGGTCTACCACCACCACTGACAGCAGGTACTGCTTTTGGTGCAGTAGGCACTGCTTTTGGTGCTGCTGGTTTGCCCATTGTTCCTTGTGCTTTATCTAATAGTTCTTTAAAGCGAGCCATCTTTGGATTAGGACCAGTGCCCATTGTATCAGCTGGCTTTTCTGCGGCAATATTAGCAGCTAAATCAGAAGCTGAAGTCGCATCACGGGCATCTCGTGATGTCCTAGTATCGTTTGGATCAGTTGCACTTGGCATTGTTGGTGCAGCAGGTGCTCCTTTGTTTGGCGCACGGTTCAATATATACGGATCAGTAGGATCAGCACCGCCTAACCATGCTTGATCTTCCGGAGTTAATGCTGACCAAGCAGCAGACTTGGCTGGATCATTAGCCCAAGGGTTAGCAGTGTCAGCTTCTTCTAAACCAAATTCTCTTAGTAATGCATTGGCGATGGAACTCTTAAAGTTAATGCCCTCGTCAACCTTCTTTGATTTTGCTTTAGCTTCTTTATCAGCTTCTTTACCAGTATACTTGTCACCTTTGACTTTAGTACCACTTTGTTCTTTACCGCTCTTGTCAGTCCAAGGTTTGTCAGTTTTTACTGCTTCCTTAACCTTTTTTTCTTTAGTGGATTTGACTAAATCAGAGATGCCTTTTTTCGCAGCTAATTCGTCGTAATTTTTACCACCTTTGAATTGGTCAGTTGTATCTTTATATTTTTCACCAGTTTCTTTAGCATGACGTTGTGCTTCGTCGACCTTCTTTTCTTTGGCTTCTTTATCTGCTTCTTTACCAGTATACTTGTCACCTTTGACTTTAGTACCTGATTGCTCTTTACCGCTTTTATCAGTCCAAGGTTTATCAGTCTTTGTGGCTTCAGTTAAAAACTTTTTGCCTTCGATTTGATCCATTTTTGCAATGAGTGCTTTTAAGTCCATTTTTTAATCCTAAAATATTATATGTATTTATTTGTTTTGTAGTTTATTCGAATCTTTGGTTTGATTCAGTGACAATGTTTGTTCATCTAAGTCGTCCTCGTTAGCGTAATCACTTAGATCAAGATCGAAGTATGTTTTAATTGCGTTTTCAGCGATTTCTGAAACACTTGCAAGTGTCATTGGCAATTCTTGGTTTTCAAGTACAGTAGCTTCCCCATCTGGGTCCACTATACCGTGACCAACTGCAACCCAGCCGTCTTGATTAATTTCGATTACTAGCATTGACCACACGTTGTAATCGTTAGGGGCACTGAACAAAAACATGTTGTCGTCGCGTTTAGACATTTTCCAATTTAAATTAGACTTATCTAAACTTGTGGAGATTTGTTGTATAAATTCAGGAAATGATAACACTTTACCTAAAGTGTATCCTTCTGCTAGTCCACGAGTTTCGGCGATATCCTTTTCACCATAACGACTATTATCTACAGATTTTGGTTTATATTTTGGATCAAATGGACTGAGTTTTTTCTTTGCAGTTTGCCCTCTCCAGCCACGTTCCCATGCACTTGCACCAGCCGCCGCAGTCTTTCCTTGTTTAACAAAGTGGTTGATAACTTCTTGTTTGCTGTTAAAGCCTTCCGCCACACCTTCCTTTACACAATTTGGTACAGTCTTCCCAGCTTTTTTCGTTGTTCCAACAGGACTATATCCCTTCCAACAAGGATTATCTTTTGAATCACGAAGTCCTTCTTTGACTTTTTTAGCATCATTATCAAATTGCTTATTTGTTGCTTTTACAATTCCCTTAAATCGCTTGTCACCTTTTTTAAAGTCGCCTACTTTATCAGCGGCGCTTGCTTGTTTTCCAGCGGCTTGTTTATATCGACCCAGCAGCTCAGTTGATACTTCATCAACTGGTTCTTCACCACCAGTGGGTTGCCCATCAACAATTGTATCATAATGCGTCATCGATAACACATCGTTACTTTTGTTTAATTCTATTAATCGTTCTGCAACATTATGCAAATCCATGTCGGTTTGTGCATCTTCTTTAGCATATTCTAATAACCGAATCAGTAACGGAACATCCATAGTTACTGTGTCCACTGCATCACTTTCTTCACGCTGCATATTTCTATCAGCACGTTGCATTGCAATATTTTTAATTTCAGCTGACGGATCTTGCGCCCTTGCTAAATTTTTAGAATATGATGGTTTGTGACCGTACACTCCATTCAATCTGGATGTAACTCGTTCAGCTAATTGATTAGCACGAGCATTATATCGTATTTGACTTTCTTTAAATTCAGCTTCAACTTGTTTAAAGTATTTTCCAACCATGCTAGGTTTAGCATCTTTGGGAACATTTAATGCTGGGCTAGTAATTGATGATCTAGGAGCAGGTGCGGTATAGTGGTTAACTGCAATGCTTTCTGCTGGAGTTAATCTATTTAACGAGCCTGATCCTTCTTTAATAATGGATACGAATTTCTTCATATCATTTGCATCAACTTTAGGCTTTGCGTCGGCGCTGTCTAATGCCTGCAATATTTTCTTCATATCCATTATTGTGTTCCTTATCGCTTTTGGGCAATTTTAGTAGTTGCTTTGGCAATATTGCCTGCACGTTTCTCAGCACGTTTTGCCAACCACATGCCCTCATCATCCCAAGCGGCCGCTTTCTTTGTATCACCATGCGCACCAGCTTCTCCTGACATATCATAAGCGCCTTTAGAATCACGCTGATCAGCACGGACATTTCGTCCTGCTTCTTTTGAATATGCTCTTAATGTACCTTTGCTTAGTTCAGTAATAGGATCATTGATTGCTTGCGGGGTTGCCATCTTAGTACCAGGTTTCTTAGTAGTCGGCACTACTGGTTTTGAAACTGGTTTTGCCACTGGACGAGCAACAGTTTTACCAGCTGGTTCTGGAACGTCTTGTGGTGTTGCATTAACTGCTTCAATACGTGCGCGTTTAGTTGCTTTTACAAGTCCTGTTATGCGACTGCCTGCTCTGCGTGCGTTATCAGCATCATCACCAGTTACTGATTTGCCGTGTTTTGCAAATGTTGATTTTACTTTAGGGTAGCGTTGTTGAAAATCATCAGCCGCGCCCTTTTTATAACTCTTAAGTAGATTACCGCTTAATTCATTAACAGTTGCTTCCTTAACCTTTTTTGCTTTGGTTTCTTTTTCGGCTTCTTTACCAGTGTATTTGCCACCTTTGACTTTAGTACCACTTTGTGCTTTCCCGTCTTTGGAAGTCCAAGGTTTATCGGTCTTAATTGCTTCATCAACTTCTTTGATATTCTTCTTTTTAAGTTTTTCTAACTTAACGCGGGCTTCGGTTAGTTTTAGTTTAAACTCACGACGAACGGACTCGCCGTATACGTCAGAATTTTCTAATTTATCACCGTATTCGTTGACTTTTAATTCGTATTCCATATAATGGTATACAGAAGCAATATAGTCTGCGGCTTTGGTAACTTTAGCTTGAACCCAACCTTCAAGTTCGTCGCCGTCTTTAATCATTTTAAACAGCTTAAAACTGTAATTTGCTAATTTGTAGAGATCAGCTCGTGCCATTGCGGCTTCGTGGTCATCTGCGGGCATAGGTGCCCCATTCATGTTCATGTCTGGCATGTTAAAACTCCAATTATTAAAATATTTATCTTTTAGCAGCGCCACCAAATATGCTTCCACTTTCCCAGTTCTTTGCAGTGCCATCTTTATTTTTAGGTTGCACTACTTTGGGTTGTGGTGGTGCCTTTGTTCCGCTTTTTCCACCCCATGGGTCACCTAAATAGCTTTTTTTACCTCTAGCAGATCCTGGACTAATATGCGGATTTACAACTGTTCCAATATTAGCAGTACTGGTACCACCAGCAGTCGCACTTTCAGTTGCGATAATTTCTCGTAATTTCATTTTAATTTCCAAGTATCAATAGGGCATTTTCCCAATTCTTTGTACGTTCAGCCAATCCGATTGTACCACCGTTAATTCGTTTGGTCATAGTAACAATGTCACGATTGTCGCAAGTTTCATTTAAGTTAGTTTTGGACCAGTACCAGCAAGCACTTAGGACCGCGTACCCAGGCGTTCGAAGCAAATCAGGATCTTGGATAAACGAGTCATCTTGAAGTATCGCTTCGGAACAATTTGTATAGTTTTCACGGCCAGTAATCTGAATGATACCGCGACCACGGAACGCCCATCCATCACCGCTCGACTCAGGACCGTTGTGCATCCTATTAGCATACACGCGGTTTGCAATTTTTTCTGGTTGGCGATGATACGGCATTGCATCAGCATCCGTTCTAAAATATTTTGGAAAAGTCTTGCGTAAACCTTGCCAACTATAATTTAAATTTTCTTGCAATACTTTAAAATCATTGCTTTCGTGTTGGCATTGTGCAATAAATCCAGCGACACGTTCAACGGTAGTGATACCATGCTGCGGTAACGCATCCTCCAAAGCAATCCACCATTCTTCAATATTAGGGTTTTCTACGCACTGCGCTAGTTTGTCTATATTAAAATCAAAATCGAAACTCATATTATTTTCTCCCAAACCAGTGTTTAAACCATTCATCTGTTCCTGGTTTAATTCCTTGTTCTCTTTGTTCTTGTCCCTTTGTACTACCTGCTATCGTAGGCATTTGCAAAGAGTTATATTTTTGTAGTGCGGCGGCTGAACCTAATCCGCCCATCGCACTAACGGCTTTTAATTCATGAATAGGATCACTTGGATCAAGGTAGCAGTCATCTGGACTATCTTGAAGTATATCTGCGGAAGTGATCTTGTACTGTTTCATAGTTTTATCTTTTTCGGATTAGCTCTAACGGCTGCAACTACTGTATCAAAGTAGCTTTGCTTGTTTATCATCAATGTGGGGTCTGCACCACTCGCTTCGTAAAATGCGTTACGATCACCATCACGCGCAGCTTCACGCAACGCGGTTGCTGAACTAACTCTTGGACTTGCTACTTGTTTTATAGTAGCAAACTTATAGTAACCATGTGGGCCAGCTTTGCCGTTATACTCATTCAATAGTTTGCCAGACCATTGCCAATCTTTACTGTCAGTTATGTATGCAATAGTTGCATTTTCGTTGCATTGCAACTGTTTAAATATTTTTGATGCCACAGTAAGCACACTGGTATCTGCAATAATGTGCCCTTGAATTTTAGGGTACATTGCCTCCATAAATTGCGTCTTTTCTTCAAACACCAGTGGATCGTTTGGGCCATGCGTTGATGGATTCGTTCCAACAAACCAGTTGTTAGAAGAGTTTTCAACAGCTTTCCAAACTTCAACGTGCCCGCAATGCGCAGGATTAAACCTGCCAAAGCAAAAAGCAGCATCAACCGACGGGTTTTCAAAAAACTCGCGTAATAGCATGTTAGTCCTCGTCGTAGAATTTATCTTCTACATTTTTAGTTTCTTGATCATGGATTGCTTTGCATATATCTTCTAACATATCTTCAGGTAATTCCTCTTTCAGCCCTTCGACTGGGAATTTATTTTGATATGTTGAATATGCTTCTTTCACCAATTTCACAAAGCCACGAGCATCAATTCTTTTACCTTCTTTAACAAACTTATCAAACTTTAGCATTGTTGGATAGTACTTTTTTCTGTAAAATTGCGGATCGTTATTCATAAAAAAGACAAGATCATCTTTTAAATCGTAGCCTAGCTCTTTATCTTTTTGCTCTTTATCGTATAAATCAGTAATGTTCATAGTATTCCTGGGGTATAAAACAAATCCCCTATTTCGTTTATATTTATCGAAATAGAGGATTAAAATTTATGCTTTGATTATAGTTTCAATTTTTCGTATATTTGAGCCAAGGAACATTTTTACTACTGTTAACGACTTTGCATCTTTAACATAAAAATAATACCCTCCGTGGGTTTTAGAAATTCCTAACTTAGCTTTAGACAACTTAGTAAGCCGAATTTTGGAGTTATTTTCAGACCATAACAGGAACTCGGGATAACTTTGGTTAGTACTTGCCATATGCACTTTAAATCCAAAATCTAGACTTTTAACAATGATTGTGTTTTTTTCCAGTACTGGGTTATCTTTATTTGGCGAATATATTACCTTTACGACATTCGGATCAATACTAGCTATACGTTCAACATCAGATTTAATATTTGTGTATATATTAAGTAACGGTGATTCAACACGAACTGTAAAGGGATCAGTAAGGGTCGTTAATAATTTGCATAATTGCAGAGCATATTCACACTCTGCTTTATTTTTAACTGTGTGACGGGGGTGCGTAGCAATTCCTACCAATTTAGCCTTTGTGGATACAAGTTTGTTACCCCTAAATGTATCAGCGTATGGCATAACGAGTACAATTTTATATTTGTACTCGTTATAAAACAATCCAGTAGTAGCCTTAATTGGTATTGACGGGTTCAACTTCACTTACAGCAACCTTTTTAGCTTTAGCTTTTGCAGCTAACACAATAGCATTATCTTTAGTTGATATGACCAACGCGCCGCCATTCTTTAATTCACCAAATAACATTAATCGAGCTAATGGGCGTTTGATTTCCTTATCAATAATACGCTGTAATGGACGGGCTCCCATCTTAGGGTCAAATCCCTTTTCAATCAACCAGTCAATTGCGGCATTATTAATTTTAACACGGACACCCTTGTCTTTAACTTGCACCTTAAGTTCATCAATAAACTTGCCTACGATTTTAACCATAGTTTCTTTGGACAACTTGCCAAATGTTACAACGGCATCAAGACGGTTGCGGAATTCAGGAGCAAAGAATTTCTTCAATGCTGCATCACTATACACTTTGTCTTGTGCGCCAAAGCCAATTTGATTCTTTTCAGCATCACTTGCTCCGGCATTTGTCGTGATAATCAGGATAATATTACGGCAATCAGCCTGTTTACCGTTGCTACCAGTAATAAAGCCATTATCCATCATTTGCAATAAAATCGTACTAACATCAGGATGAGACTTTTCAATTTCGTCGAGCAACAACACACAAGTTGGATGCTCTTGAATTTTGGTGATTAATAGTCCTGAGTTCTCTTCAAATCCAACATAGCCCGGAGGACTACCAATTAGCTTACTAACACTATGCTTTTCCTGGTATTCTGACATATCAAAACGCACTAACTTAACGCCAAGGTGTTTAGCAAGTGATTTTGCAGTTTCAGTTTTACCAGTACCAGTTGGTCCCATAAAGACAAACGATCCGATTGGGCGATTATCTGGTTTCAATCCTGCATGGCTAACAAGAATCTTATCTACGATTTCCGTAATAGCAGTATCCTGTCCGTAAACTTCTTGCTTGAGTTGGTCTTCAAGACTAATAAGGGTTGCACTTTCTTGTTCAGCAATTTGCTCTGCAGGAATGTTAACAACTTTAGCTAACTCATATTCAATTTCGCTTGCTCCTACTGTGCGTGTACCAGCGATCTTAAGATTGAACCGTGAACATGCCAAGTCAATTAAGTCAATAGCTTTATCAGGTAACTTCTTATCTGCTTGGTATTTAACGCTCAATTTAATTGCAGCTTGCAACGCTTCGTCTTTGATCTTAACTTTGTGATGTTCTTCGTAGTACTTTTTCAAGCCTTTGAGGATCTGGAACGACATTTCTGCGGTGGGTTCATCAATTGTGATACGTTGGAACCGACGCATTAATGCACGATCCTTTTCAAAGTGCTTACGGTATTCTTCCCATGTGGTGGAAGCAATAACCTTAATGTTGCCTTTGCTCAACGCAGGCTTCATCATATTAGCAAGATCGTTTGCACTATTGTTGGCGCTGCCCGCTCCACTAATCATATGGGCTTCATCAATAAACAAAATAGTTTTACCTTTTTTGCCTAATCCTTTTAAAACCAGCTTAAAGCGTTCTTCAAAGTCACCTCTATACTTAGATCCAGCAAGCATGGCGCTAATGTCAAGGTTAAACACTACGTACTCTTTTAAGAAGTCAGGGACCGCACCATTGACAATGTTGAATGCCAGTCCTTCAGCGATAGCAGTTTTACCTACACCAGGATCACCAACAAGGATAACATTGCTCTTATTACGTCGACCCATTGCAAGGGCAACATTTTCTAATTCATCTACGCGACCAATAACTGGATCAATCTTGTTCTTTTTAACAAGCTCGTTAAGGTTAGTAGTAAAGGCTTTGAGCGCACGCTCGCTTTGGGTGTCACGAGGTTCTTCTTCCTCGGTAACTGCCGCTTCCAATTCGTTGTTAAGGTAATCTGAAAATTTATCTTTATCAATGTTTGCTTGCTGAATGTAGTAACTTGCCCAGCATCGTTTTTCACTCATCATTGCGATAAAAACATCACTTGATTCAATCCGTTGCCGACCGTTAAATAATACTTGTGTAAATGCTCGGTTAAGCACGCGTTCCACAGTCTGAGTTTTACGCGGTTTAACTTCGACATCACTAACGATATCATCACATTTGTTCTTGAGATAGTTCTCAAGATTCTTTTTAATAAAATCCGGATCAGAACCGTATCCTTGGACACAGTTAGTAAAGGACTCTTCACATAGCATAGCAAACAATAGATGCTCTAGCGTAAGATACTCATGTTTGAGTTTCTTCGCAACATCGATTGCTTTTTCAAATACTAATTGTAATTCGTTGCTTGGTTCTACCATTTATTTTCCTTTGTTCGTTACTACTGCTAACTTACATTATATAAGTGTTTTGTATATATGTCAAGAGATTTTAGAATATGCTCGTTCGAGCTCTTCTTTAATCAAGGGATCGATTATTGCAGGCACTTTGATGCCAACAAGGATTATCAAATGCCCGCGCTGTCCTTGCATGTTCTTAAAGCCTAATCCTTGAGAAACGAATTCAGCGCCGTGTTGTACACCTGGCCGTAAATTAATTTTAATTTCATTTCCATTTAAATGGTTTACTGACTTAGTACACCCAACCATTGCCTCAATGGGATTAATGAGCAGCAATGATACCAAGTGATCACCACGCCGCTCGTAGTCTTGGCTATTCTCCACCATAATAGTAACATTCAAATCTCCGCGTGGTAAGTTGGTGTCACTATTATCTCCCATTCCTCCATATCGAATAGTTTGCCCATTTTGAATACCTTCGGGTACTGTAATGACTACGGTTTCTTTAACACCAGTTGGAAGCGGGTATGTTGCCTCGATGTTTGTTCCAGTAAAGCTTTGTGCAAACGAAATTTTACAGCGTATGCTGAGATCACGGTTCTTTCTGCGTTGCTGTGGTTGCCCGCCTTGTGCATGTCTAAAGAATTGCGCAAACGGGCCACCACCGCCTCCAAACATCTCATCAACGTTAAACGGGTGCTCGCCGGTAAAATTGAACGGATTGCCGCCACCGCGCTGTTGCGAATCATACGCAGCGCGTTTTTGTTCATCACCTATGGTATCATACGCTTGCGCAATCTTTTGGAATGCAGCAGTGTCTCCACCTCTATCAGGGTGATGTGTTGCAGCCAGTTTCCTGTAGGCTTTTTTGATTTCGTCTTGAGTGGCAGTTTCAGAAACGCCTAATTCAGTATAAAAGTTCATATGCTATTATATAGCATTTTATGCTATCGGTCAACTAATCTCTTGGTGGCATGTAGTCACTATCTGCTGGTTTTGAAACTTGTGGACGTGCATTATATGGCTTATTATAAGCTGCGGATTGATTATATGGTTGGCTAGGTGCATACCCACTATTCATGGCAGTAATTTTTTCCTGACCACGCGTCCATGCAGTAACTCCAAGTATGGCGCCCATTGCGACGTGATATAACCCAGCACCTTGCAGGGTCAATGGTTGCCACATTTCAAGTTTAGTTACACCAATATGATGCTGAAATACTGCCCAAGCAACTGGAAAAATAATAAAGTCGGTGATGCAGGTGACCATGTACACGTACCCCATCATGGGCCGCCATTTATTGTTCATCCAATCTTTTGAATACGCCATACTGTTACTCCGTTACAGTATTTATTTGACGTCTTTGTAAATTTGCTTTTGAGTTTTATACCAGTCTGACCACGCTTCAACTCTTCCTTGGCATTTGATGTATTCACCGTAATTTGTAGTAATTACTTTGAGAGTTTCACTTAATTTTTCAGTGCCATCAGCAACTAATGCGAGATCAGGGCAAGATTTAACATCAGGGGCATTAGGCCAATCTGGGGTTGCTGGGATTGTCAACCAACATCCTGATAATAAGGCTGTGCATAGTAATAAAAATATTTTCATTTTTTTACAACTACTTTATTACGTGCAGCTTCGTTTAAAATATCAATAGTTTCTTTTGTAATTTTGCACTGGCTATCGATTAGAACACTAACGTCCCTAATCTTTTCCTGGATAATTATTTGTACTTCTTTGACAACTTTAACTTTATCTTGGAAGACATATTCAATTTTAGCTGTTGCTATTTTGGCTTTTTCTTCAGCTATATTGGCGCGGATCTCAGCAGCTTCGACTTTTGAACGCCATTCTTTTTCGATGTTAATGCCACCGTACCAGTAGACTCCCAAGACTAAACTTAATACTGATATTACTTGCAGAGCCCCCTTTTGCAAACCCATCAAAGGATTTTTTATAAAGTATGAGCCAATGAATCCCACGCTCCCTGCTATTAAAACAAGGTTAACAAATGCCGTTAATACAACTGTGGGTAATAAGCTCAAAACCCACATTATAGTCTTTCTAGCGACACGGCATATTTTCCGTGTTCAAATACAAACGCACCGCCTACTTTAGTAATGTTGTAATTACCCAAGTATTTTGAAAGAAAAATTACTTCTGATACATCTTGACTTTCAAGCATAATCCTTCCAGGAAGGCTCTCATACACTTCTTGGGTGGTTCCAAAATCTTTAATACGTAACCGCAAGCTATCAGCGTACAACTTTTTAAAAATAATATCTTCATTATCTACTGAGATATTTTCAACATAGCTACGATTAAAAAAGTTGCTAAAGTTGTTAAGTACATTTTCTTTGATTGTTACTTCGTAATCTTCTTTACTTGTTGGAATAGTGTCAATTAATGTTTGCTTATCAGCAGGGAGTGACTTAAAACTTTTGTAGTATCTAAACTTAAAGTCAGTAATTCCGGTAAGATTTTCTAAACCGTTAAGAATTTCTAAAATATGTTCAGGAACATGCCGGTCACGTTCAAGTTCAACAAACACTTTGTAGCGACCGTCTTTTAGTTCGCCAGGTGTAGAATCAGCATCTAAAACAAACTCGTAGCCGCGTTCAATAAAATTGACTAAATCTTCAGCAGGCTCACGGTCTTCTACATTGAAACTAAGAACGACAATATCTTTATCGGTTCCCATTTTACTAGCGTAGCTATCGACTTCAAATCCACTATCAACTAAATTTTTTAAATCATGTGAGTGTAATGCTTCGTTTACATTAGACATTTGGCATTCCTCCTGCAGTTGGTTGTCCACCCGCTCCTGGTACAACTGCTGCGCCACCTTGTGCTGGTGCTTGCTGGGCGGCATCCGCTGCTTCAGCTGGTGCAGGTTGAGCACCTTCAGTACTACCAATGCCCATGTTTTCTTTCATCTTACTCATGTACCCGTCGTAAATATCCGCTGCGAGTTTCTTTGGCATTGTAATTTCAACGATCCAAACTGGCTTACGGTCCAGCTTTCCTTTTTTAGTTCCTGGGCGAATATCTTCTGGTTTTTTAACTTGCCTCGGTTGCAGCAAAAATGTTTTTTCGTAACGCACTTGACATCCGTAATCCAATAACCGTTTTCCACCCATTGGATCTGGCATCTTGTCTTTTGGCCACATAAAGCTAGCTTTGATCCAATGCCGTTCGACATGCGGCCCGCTTACAAGTTCGCCATCTTCCCAGTTTTTGTACACATACAAATCAAGTTCGTCAATAACTCTTTCAAAGTCTTTGAGAACTGATAAATTTGTATTAGTATTGTAGATTGATTCTACGTTTTTAATAATTTCTAAAATATCGAGCATGTTTATTCCGCAATTGTTAATCTTATTTAGTCTGGTTTATTCTATATAGTAATGTATCGCTTTTGTCGTAAACAGTTAAATACATCGTGGGGCTATTGTAGTTATCATTGGCGGTTGCTGCATTGTCCTGCTTTACTTAAAGTGGAGAACTGAATGAGTAGTAAACAAAGAGTTAAAAAACGTTTTACGTCTGATGTAAATGTGATTGATTTTCAAACTTATGCCCCTCAAAAGAAGCATAAAGTAGCACTGTTGCCACGCAACAAAAATCAAGAAGCTTACCTCAGTAAACTGCAAGACCCAAAGAAAAACATTGTTTTTGCAATTGGCCCTGCAGGTACAGGTAAAACTATAATGGCTGTAATGCATGGTATTAAACTTATGCAAGACGGCGTTGTTGAAAAAATTATTGTTACAAGACCAGCTGTTTCAGTTGACGAAGATTTAGGGTTCCTACCAGGTACATTAAATGAGAAAATGGCTCCATGGACACGCCCAATTTTTGACGTTTTGTCAGAATACTACCAAGCAAAAGAAATTGAAGGAATGCTACTTGAGGGGATTATTGAAATAAGTCCACTAGCATATATGCGCGGCCGTACATTTAAAAACGCATATATTATTGCAGATGAAATGCAGAATGCTACTCAAAATCAAATGAAAATGCTATTAACTCGGATAGGCGAAAATAGCAAAATGGTTGTTACTGGGGACTTAAATCAAGCAGACAGATTACGTGATAACGGTCTTATCGACTTTGTAGCCAGAATTGAAGGACATAAGTTGCAACACATTGATGCAATCCGATTTGATCACAAAGACATTGAACGTCACGATGCAGTTAGGGAAGTACTAAACGTTTACGGAGACGATTAAAAAAGGGCCCAATGGGCCCTTTTTACTAGCATTGCACAACAGCAACCCCAGATTTTTTTAGGAATTCTACTCCTGCTGTATCACGATATGCGCTGCGGAAGTACACACTATTGATACCGCTTTGATATATGAGTTTCGCGCAGTCGATACACGGAGCATGAGTAATAAAAATAGCAGCTTTATCGCCACTGTTGACTGACTTAGCCAACTTTGAAAGGGCGTTTGATTCAGCATGCAGTACTTCAGGTTTTGTCTTTAAGTGATAACGGCCTTGCATTGGATTATCATCCGCATCTTTGTAATGTCCTTCAAATGGCCATCGTTCTTCAATTTCTTCTGGACTAAGCCAACCGCCTGCTCCGCTATCCATCCATACGCTATCTTCACAGTTGTTATCCCATCCTGACGGCATACCATTGTACCCATAGCTAATAACAGTATCATCTTTTACAATGACTGCTCCCACTTTCAGCCGTACTGCATGACTTAACTGTGATGCTCGTTCAGCCCAGTCCATGTACAAGTTTACATACTTTTCTTTCATGCAAATAACCGGTCAAAGTGTGTAGTATTAACTTGATATATTTCCGGCACATCTTCATAGGTTACTTCAACAACGTTTCCGCCCCACCGTATAATAAACCAGTGCGCGTCCTTCATATGTTTGAAGGCTACATCGAAAGTACCATCTGCAGATCTAGTGTAATTACTGGTAATATACCACCGCCAACCTTCTTCGTGTTCATTACTAACCTCTTGAGGCGATGGCTTGTAGTCATAAGCAGCTGGCGGCTGGGCATCACTACGGTCATAAACTTCTCGAAACGCAGTGGTGCACCATTCAGCAACGTCTGTTCTTACAGAATTGTTTAGTTCAGGATGCACTGTGATAGATTTGATAGGTTTCATAGACGAGCCAACCGTATAAGAGTGGCCGCTAAGTTGATTTCAGAATCTATGACAATAACATGGTCAAGTAGTCCTTGTTTAATAATCATAATTGCTTTCTCTTGCTTGTCTTCGTCGCCAAACAGTTCAACATTTTCATATAGCCACCTGAAAATGCCTTCAATTTCTTCTGGACGGGCTTGGGCACATACCAATTTACGAGCTTCAGCAATCTTACCCTTCTTAAATAGCTCAACCATTTCAATTTTGTAATCGGAAGTGCTAGTATCGCCTTTCTCTGGTGTAACCAATACCCCTGATTGGCAATTCATTTGTACAGTGTTGATGCACTTGCGCAAATCTGGGTATGTTGCTTTAACAAACGTATCAATAGTGTCAAGATCAAACTGAATGTTTTCCGAAAGTAGAATAGTTGCAATTCTGGCCGTAAACTCAGTTTGATCTGGCTTATCAATGGCAAACATTTGGCATCGGCTGTGTAATGCTGGGATAATACGATTGGGATAGTTACATGTTAAGATAAATCTAGCAGTGTTATGATACTCCTCCATAACACCACGCAAACTTGCTTGGGCATTTAATGTCAAAAAATCAGCTTCGTCTAGTAACACAATTTTGAAATCGCCAAACGGGATCATTTGAACAAAGTTGGTGATCTTTTCACGTAAGTTGCCAACACCGTTGTCTCGGCTAGCATTGACCTCCATAATATCAAGTGGATTAATATCAAGCTCATTAAACAGAATTTTTGCAAGTGTGGTCTTACCAATACCTGCGCTGCCGCTTAGTAACAAGTGTGGAATACTCTTATCGTCAATCCAGCCCTTTACTTGATTATGCTGGTGCGCATTTCTAAAAACGTACCCATCTAACGTACTTGGTCTAAATTTTTCTACCCAAAGTTCTGTTGCCATGTAATTTCCTTAATTTATTAAACAATTTCTTCGATAATGCCTAGCATTTCTGCTAAAGCAAACAATCCGCCAGCAGTAATCAATGCACCATAACATAGCGCACCAGCAGCCAATATTCGAACGAGGCTTTTAGCAAGGCTAACATAAAAATGCCCCTTACTTGTGTCTTTTGGTTGAATCATTTTAATTGTTCTTTCATTTGTATTTTCCAGTTAAGTGCATCTTCTTCGTAGTCAAAGCGTGGGCTTAATTCATTATCTTCGTCAAAATCATCGATCCAAACATACACTTGGTTATAATCGTCAAGCACTAGTTTCATTTTTAAACTCCATGTAGGGAGAAATATCGTTATCAAATAGTTGAGCCATTCTTGACCACAGCATTTCTCGATCAGATAGTGTCATTCCGGCAACAAATGAGAAGTCACTGTATTCCTTAGTGAGCCCGTAATCGTGTCGTGTAGTATAGCACATTCCTGTTATAATCTGTTCACGAGTCTTCATCTACTTCCTGTATTTCTGGATTATCGAAAACCCCATAAGTTACATCATACCGTTTCTCTCCGATACGAAATTCTTCAGTCCAAGTTCGTTGGTTATTACTTTGCCTTGACGGCTCGAGCAATTGTAATAGCGTCCAAATTTTGTCATACTCTTCGCCCACTAGTTCTCTACGCGGTGGCCCCATTACTCTACGAAGAAGCTGTTTGGCATACCCTGGCTCTTCTTTTATTCTTTTTAAAAACGCTTTATGCTGCGCATCAGATATATGTGTAGTCATGTATGTATTATACAGATTAAAAAAGGGCCTGTCAAGGCCCTTTTGTGTTATTGCAATACGTATGGAGCAAGCTCCGGCGCTTTCCACCCCAACGGTTTAAGAACTTTTCCATCTTCACGCTTGCGAACTTTGCCAGTATCTTTGTCGATCTTAGCAAAGTTGGTTGACATCACTTCCTTCCAAGCACCTTCTCCATCAGCGCCCATTGAGTGGATAGCCCCAATGGTGACAACAAGGATGTCAATTAATGCATCTAGTTGCTCAATTTTATCATTTTGAGTAATTGCTTCAAGCAATTCTGCATGTTCTTCATCGATTAAGCTTACATACATATCGTATTGAGATGTTGTGGAACCATCAACTTGCTGATCGCAAGCTTGCATAAATTTCTCTTGATCCCTAAATGGATTAGTCATATTAAATTCTGTATGCCTCGTTTGGTGCATTGGTGCTGGTATCTGCGCCGAAATACGTATCGGACGGTTCAGTATCGGATTGGAGTAAGATTGCGGTAGTATCAATCCGTCGGATAACAATTTCACGGCCATCTTCCCTTACAGTTATTCCGCGAGTCCATCTCGCATGCTCTACATAAATCCATTCGCCAACTTTGACGTCAGTTTGTTTTGGGCCTACTGCCCATACCTTGCACCAACGAGGTTTCACCCCTTCTGATTTACCGTTATCACTACGGAGAACAATTCCAGAAGCTGTTTTTTGCTCCTCGAAGTTCATATCACAAGCTAACACGTTATCATTTAATGGCACTAATGTACCTTCTACTACATTCATTTAATTCCTTTATTGTTGTGGTTTGCCAGTGTAGTATTCGTTTGCAATATCTTCTTGCTTACGAATGATCTTACCACCGGGCCCAATTTGGTCACCTCGGGCATTAACTTTAGCGTTACCCACTGCTAATACCATTTCGTTGCGTTGTCGAAGCTTGTCGACATCAACCTCTTTACCTTGCATCGATCTGTGAATGATTTTTGCTTCTGGTTTCATTGCCATAATATATTTCCTTTTGGTTATCTTAAAAACTCATGCCAATCTAAGTCATACTTTAGACTATCTATGCGATGTATTTCTAATAAAAATAGAACGTAACTTGCTACTGAACTACCACGGCCAACACCCCATAGTACCCCATGTTCTCGAAGTGTATCTACAAGATATTTAAGCGTTCTTAATAACGGCATCATTTTTCTCTCTTCAAATGCCTCTATTTCTTCTAAAACCCTAGTTGACTCCGCTTGGGCGTTGCATTTGTCTAAACAAAACTTAGTAATGTTAAACTTTTGATATTCTTGCGGAATGAACCAATCTCCTTGACAAATTGTATCAAACGTATTAATACTAATATCATACATTGCAGGATCAACTGAGTGTAACAGTGTGCCAGCGACTCCGTTAAACTTAGTTATTTCTGCAGAAGGCTCAACAAGTAGTTGCTCAAACTCAAGTATCTCTTGATATATTAGCTTAGTAAGATCTTGTAGTTGATGTAATGGATTACCGAATTTATCATGAAGCATGCGCTATTTTAGCTTACATTAATAAGCTTGTCAAGCCCTTTGTCGCGCTTTTGAAATTGCTGTTCCCATTGTTTCGCCTGTCTTGTTCGCAATTCAGTTTTGTAGATATCGAGAAATAGTGAAATTTGCTGTTTAACTGATGGATTTTGCGTTTGAAAATACTTTCGGCTGAGATCTTGAATTCGCTCCTCAACCTCAGCATCTTTAAGTGATCCATAATCTTCAGCTAATGGGTGTATCATGCTGCAAATGTTCCTAGATATGTTAGCATTACGGTTTTTCCATTATCAGCAGTCCAAGCTTCAATCACTTGAACTGCACTGTCTCCAGCAGGCACATCAAACGACACCGGAAATGCTAAATCTTTTTTAAGAACATCAGCACCCAATGCAACAAATGAAATTCCAGTATGCGCGTATGCATCGCTTTTTATCTCGAGGCGAATCTTAGAAAACACATTATCAACAGGGGCAGGCCAACCTTGGAATTGAATCGTATGGCTTCCGGTCATAGTGATTACTTGGTATTCGCCGTCGTTAAAATTTACAGTAGTTGGTGCAGAACTAGTTGTAGGATAAACTGTTCCGTATAGTCGATTTGTTTGGGCGTTTGATATTACAGTGCCGTTAAAGTCATTATCTTCATCTAATTTTGCAGTTGACGTACTTAATACAGTAATTTCACTGGCTGCAGTGGCCAATCCAGTTTTAATGACATTAAAGTTGTCTCTAAATCCTTGGCTATCGTTGTCTTGCCCTGCTACTGGAAAAAGCTCGTCAATTGTAGCTGATGTTATTTGGCTAGGTGTCATGTTATGGTAGTCCGATCATTTCTAAATATGAGATATTTATCTTCATAATATCCCTCCACAGAATCTATTACATATCTATCTATCGTAAAATCAAATAACTTAAAATCAAATCCGGTAGACTCAATGTGATTTTTAATATTTAACAGCATGTTGTCTCCTGATCCAGGCTTACAGTAACATAACACGACTGCTGGAACGTAATCTAATTCTTCCACACTCAAATCTTGGATACTACGCATCCACAGTGGTAAATAGTTACGCTCACGTTGAGCAGTTTCAATGCCGCGTAAAAGTTTCCGCCAAATACTAATACTCGACGGAAACTTAACGTCTTGCCCTGAATCACCAGCAAGTACATCAGTGCGATCCACTGATGCATAAAACGGATTTGGCCTTTTCCAATATGGGTTATCAGAATTAGAAGACCTTAAATAAAACTCATTAGTGTTATCTACAGTTACTTGGGTACCACGTACCTGTTGATAAGTGTTATCAGTTGATCTATACGATATTCTAGAAGGCAACTGTTTGTTATTTGGCTCTAACGGATCTATTAAATCAACATAGATAACCTCGTATACCACAGTATTAGTACCAGGTTCTTTAGCCACAGCTTTTTTAATAGTTCCAAGATTAAACCGTTTGGGCCGGTGATTAACCCCCATTGCACTGATATACGCGGCGGCGTCTACAGTTTCGATTCCAGCATAAATTAACGTGCTCATCTCACGCTGCACACCAAAATTTGAATCGGTAAGCCTATATACTAATTGTGGATCGAAGATATTAAAGTCGTTAATAAACTGCTTAAATATATCACGCTGCTCCAATTTTAAGAATGGTCGAGCTGTAATATTACTATAGTACGCCTGGTTGGGAGTATCTACCCTAATACTAAAGGTTTTACTAATTGCACTATATCCTAAATGATCCCTGGCATTAACAGTAAACGTATAACCTCGATCAATAGTTGCTTGAAAACTATCAAATGTTGTTAAATTTCGATCAATTGTAGTCAATATAGAATCTGCTTCAGTAAATGCATACGATTTCCACTTATTAGTAGATTGATCTTGAATAAATGTGCTGCTTACATGCGATATAAGTGCTTGATAAAACCTTGGTGAGCCAGTAGCAGTTCCAACAGTTCGAAGCATTATAGAATTCTTACCTGAATTATTGTAGTTAAAATAATTTAATGGAGTAAGGTGTGTCTGAGCTTCATAAAATCCACCATCGATGGTCTCACTAATAAGACCAGTACCAAAATCACCTGGATTTGATCCCGTAAATCCTAGTGTAATAGTTGATGCTGTGCTATCGATAGCAAAAAATCGACCATTATAATTTGCATTACTGTTACCATTTATTTTAAACCAAAATTCGAATCCATTTTCAGTTGTAAAGTTTAAATCATTTATACCGTCAATACCAGCACTGCCTGGTAACTCTCCTGGTAGCTGACTGCCAAGGATGGTAATAGTGTCACCAGGTAAATATCCCGTTCCTGGATTTATTAAAATAACAGTAATTAATCCATTATAGTTATACGTATTGTTTGAGCCTTTATTGATCAGGAATCTAGCACCATGCCCGATACCAGAACTGGAAGACGCTGTGACCTCCACTGGGGTCAAGTAATAGTTTTTTCTAGCAGACGTGCCATTTATCTTTGTAACTATAGGGGCTAACGGTGGCAATTTCTGTGTAGGAATTGAAAATTTAATTCGTAACGGATTTACACTAGTTATACTTAACACGCTATTGATTTTTATTTTATCTACACTTATTTTTATACCAGTATAGTCATTATAAAAAAGTTGCGTGGAAGCTATCTTGACAATCTCATTATTTGCGAAGGCATGATCAGTACTAGTCACTAATGTTGCAATATTCTTTCTGCGTATTATTGATTTAATAGTTTGAATTTTATCAGTTTTAATGATATCTTTTTTGCTGTATCTATTATTTGATTTCCAATAACTCTTGTATGTGTTTTGATTACGTATTTGATTTACCTTACCTACAATTTCACCGTCTAAGTTTAATGATAGTCCTGGGGGTAGCTTGCCTGAAGTTAGGGTATAAAGAATGGAAGCATTGCTAAATGTAGTAGTGGCACTAACAAATAACGCACTAGGATAACCAGCATTAATATTATCAAGACTGCTTGGACTAGTCCAATTCATTACGCTTTCCACCTCGCCCAATATATCAACTGTAAACAGCCGTCTGCTTGTCGAAAATTCAAATTCACGGCCGAATCTGATTGCTTTAACTGTAAACGTGTATCTTTCAGTGATTGCTGGTTGATATGGAATAGTGCCAAACACCTCGCCTGATGTTGAATCAAATGCCATTCCTGGCGGAATCGTACTTGCCGTGCCAAGAAAGATAGCAGTATTATTAGGAATTTCTATTTGTAATGGTAAATCTATAGTTAATCTATAAATGTTTCCGCCAAGCATTTCAACATCGATAACTGTATACGTTATTGGTGTAGCTCCAGGAAATTCTCCGTTAAAATTTACCTTATACCCAATTGCGGGAATTCCAGATGAGTTAACATACCGTATTGATGTTGATAACATCCTATTATCAGTGTGTAACTCACGCAGGCATAATCCAGAAATTGATGCATTTGCTGTTGATAATTCGTAAGTTACTGGTCCAAGTTCGCTAAACCCTTCGTAGATATCAATCTTAAACGTTTGGTAATTATTAGCTCTGCATAATCCTAAATAACTCGGAGTTGTAAATATTGGAGCTCGTACATACGTTACGTCGGCAGTATATGTTCCTTCTCCAGCCTGCATGATAACATCATCAGCTCGAAAGAAATCATCACCGACGACATATATTCTAAACTTACGCTTAGTAACAGTATCACCATCTGTAATAGTGACATAAAATTCGTAATTACGATTTAGTTTTCTTGCAGTTAGTGTGTTTACACTAAAATCATAAGTTACAAAATCATAAACAAAACTATCGTATCCGTTTGTTGGACGGTATCCGAAATCGTATGCAGTTGCATCATATAATCCAACGTCGTAAAAGCCATTGTCGCCATTTTGGGGTACTGCGAGTAACGGTTGAATGAATCCAGTTATTCGGCCGTTTGGTACTAGTATCAATCCAGGAGGTAACTCTCCGTCACCACTTGCAATGAAAAAATTAAGTGATTGCCCAGCTGCGGTATCAGTATCAGATGCACTTAAATTAAAATCAATGAAACTACTATCAATTATATAGTACGCATTATTTGAACCAATTGGCAACAACCCAGCAGGGGTAAGCCAATTTGGGGCATTTGGACCTTGAACGTTTACTATAAATGTTCTATCAGAAATTTCATAGCCGTTAGTTGCCCGAACAACGAATTTATATTCTGTTGTTCTAGTAACCTCAAAGGGTGTGCCAGTAATACTGCTTCCGATAATCTCAAGACCAGGCGGTAAATAACCAGCAATTATCTTAAACCTAATGCCGGGTATTGTTGTTGCCGGTAAGGGAAGGTATATCGTTTCTCTTTCGTTATACGTTCCTAAATTATATCCAGAAGATACCGTCCATACATCTAATGCCATGTTAACTCCATTTACCATATTTACCGAAAAACAGAGCAATACTGACTAGCGTACTCTGTAATGTTTAGGGGATTGTGTATTACTCTTTGTCAATTAAATATTATTGAAGATCCAATGCATATTCATTATTGAAATCAATAGTCATTGCTTGCAATAATAACTCCGTTGGATTAGTAATGTTTTGTCCCAATACTCCAAAATCAAAATTTTGAATGTTATCAACTGGTGGAGTTACTACAGTGGCATTAACCCAATTACTGCCATTATATTGCAATACTTGGGTAGCAATCGGATTACTAATCTGAACATTAGTTAAGTTGTTTAGTTCCAGGTTACCTGGCGCCCAAAATACACCAGTCCAATGCAACGCTTGGCCAACAGTTGGAAGCTCTGCACTTACATCTGATAGTCCGCTAATGACATGATTGCCAATATCACTAACTGTACCCGTTACATCGCCATTTAAGTTGCCAGTAAACAACGGAGATTTAATAGTACCATTTATGTTAATGTTACCAAATCCGATAATATCATGATTATTTAGATTTAAAATTCCTCCTAATATAGGATTAGGATCTTCAAAAACTGCATTAATTGAATCGACAACATTAAGACTAATTTTATTTGAATCATAATTAATGCTCAAGTTGTCATTAAATGATTCCAAACTACGAAATTGTAAATTATTTCCTAGCTTGTTACTAAACACTGGAGCGCCATTACCTAATGATGCCCCATCTAACACAACGCTAGCATCTATAGATGTAAAATTTGTATTGGTTTTAAAAAACGCAGTTCGTAAATCGTCGCCAGTGCTGTCATTAGCATAAATGCCTAAGTTAACTGTTTGAATGTCTAATATACTCATTGCTTATCTCGGTTATAGTTATATTTATGTGTCATTTTATATAATTCCTCTGCAAATTATGCATATGTTGCATTCAGCGTGTACCATTGCGTAGCAGATGCACAGAAAAATTCTAAAGCAATCCCAGTATCCATTGGGAAAGCTTCATTTAATGCCAAATCATTAATTGTTACGCCAGTAGCTGGGTATATGTTTATGGTATTAGCCGACGAGTTCCGTACGATTATTCGGACACCGAGTGTGGAAGTATCTTGTACTGGTCCTACTACTTCCCCAATCAGTAAGCTACTGCGCATATCTGGAAATCTGACACCTGATCCCACTGTTGAAGTAATAACAATATTGATGTTCTTCAATAATTCCACTGCAGTGGACTGGCTATTTCCGATAGCAACGATAGCAGCATTAACCCCGTGTTGAATAAATCCACTGACATTCAACTTGGATAAAGTTCCTACTGTGGTTAATGACGCAGTAGTTATTGCCGAGTTTAATACTGTACCAATAATATTAAGCCCACTTACGCTTCCTGCAGAACCATCAATACTGATGCCAGTCAACGCCAACGGTTCACTGGCGCGATTAACGGTTATAAGGGTTTTGCCCAAGTAAAAGCTACTACCTGTGTAAAACCCATTAGTAACGGTTTTAGCATTACCATCTAAGTCTCCAGTAAATACCGCGGTAGTTGCTGAAGTATCAACTACAGTATTACTGGTATTACTTGAAATTATATTGCCAGTTAAATTACCAATAAGTGATGTTGAATAAATTTTATTAAATGCATGTGCTGCATCACCTAAATTTTTGTCTGCATCTGCTAATACAATTGCACTTGCAGCGGCTAATGATGATACTGAGAGTTCCGTAGGGGTAGCAGCAGCACCTGAAATATTCCCAATTACTTTATAGTCTGCGATATTTGCAAGGTCAGATAGCGCAATGCTGCTAGATTTGAATGTGGCCCATCCGTTAGTAAGTGTAAATTTAGCTGAGTCGAAGCTTACCAATCCACGATCTGCTTGAAGTATACCAGTGGCATTTGCTCTAGTACTGGCAATTGCCATTTCCAGTTTGCTTTGTGCAATAGCGGCATCTGATTTTACATCAGAATTAATGATAGTATCACTATTAATTTGCAGATTAAGTAATGCGTTATTCAAGCTGCTAACTACTGCTCCAATAACATGGGTAGTTGCAGTAGTTAAATCAACTGTTAGTGCCAGTGCTGGGTCAGTATCTACACTTGGATTACTACTAATAATTGCCCTAGTAACATTGTCAAATCTCTTTGCTGCAAGTGTAGTGCTTGTGTATTTGAACACTTCATTGCCAATTTGTAAATACCCACTAGTTGGCCAAGCACTAATACTTTCACTAACAATAATACCTGCACTAACATCAAGCTGTGATGTTCCTGTAATCGCAGTTGCTAACGTTCCTAGATTGGCGCTAGTCAATACTGCAGCCAAATCACCACCAACTGTTGAACTTGTTGCAATGTTATTAACACCAATAAACGTGGATATTTTGCCTGCAGCAGGATTGCTAATAATAACACCTTTTAGTTTATTAAAGCTATCGTGAATCTTAGTTGCATAATTTACATAACCAATATTTGACACGTCTGTATCGCTACTTGTATTTGGTGTTACGTTAATGATTCGATGTGAACCCTCACCTCCACCCATATCTAAGTTACCGGTCATAGCTATAGCACCATTTGCAGCAACAAACCCTCCACTTACTGGAATACGTTGCGCAGCTGGAACTGGTAAGCCGTTATGGGTTAATCCTAATCGCTTATCAATATATCCTCTAATTGCACTCTCTACTGGTACAGTATCATCAGCATTGTCGGTCATTGAGCTATCTGTAGAAAACTCTTTTGCAACAGTTCCACGCTTAAAGCCAATACCGTCTAAATTACTTAATGCAATACTTGCACTGAAAGTAACAGTACCAGTACCTTGATCAACAGTAAAGAATCGACCAACTCGGAAAATACCATCTTGGTCAGTGCTCATGTAGAAAACTCGTCCCTGGGTTTCTTCTCGCACTTCATTTGATGGATTAGCTGGCTGGGCTGGAATACCTAATAAGTTATTTGGATAATTAGTAGTGCTAAACCCACCAGTACCGACATCTAAAAAGTCATGACCTGTGGCTCGGCATGTACTAATATTAACAGTAATTTCTGCTGTAGAATCCTTCATAATGCCAGCACGCAAGGTTATCTTTTCTACCGTTGGGAATGCTTCTGCAATTCCCGATGCTGGGGTATTTACAAGTGATCCAGCATAATCAATTGAGTCTAATACGACATATGCTGAATTAGTATTAATTGGAACGACATAATCGGTAACTCTATGAATTTTTCCTGCATGCGCCAGTAGCAAGTTGCCTGAACGTAATCTAGCTTTTGTAAGATCACTTTGAATTTCAGTTACGGCAATTCTAGTATCTCCTAATTGTGATCCCATAGTTTTTAAACCACCAACTACGTAATCAGTATTACTAATTTGCAACTCATTAGTTTCAATAATTGCATAGTTATAACTTGAATCAAAAGTTATAACAGCGACATCACCGTATGTAGCAAACCCACTTGCAGCGGTTCCAGCGGTCACTGCTGTTCCTATATTATTGTAACTAAAAGAATTTTCGCTTACGTCAAGTACAGTGGCATATGTAACATTAAATGTTGCATTAGTTGTGCATACAATTGACACTAAATCACCTGCAGAAATTGTATGGGCGGTTGTTGTGCTAATAGTCGAAACCCCAGCTTGTCTACTTGCAGCAACTATTTCTTGGATAGTTTGCAACGATTCACCAACTGGACTTCTTAAATTATACGATAATGTTCTATAAATTTGTCCGACTTCACCTGGTGCGGTAAATTCCACCGCAGTGCTTGGGCGTACTGGTTTAATTTCTTGAACACCGTTAAACTTAAAGTTTTGCAAACTTCTAATTATAACTAGTTGATTATCAACCAACGGTGCCGCTAATCCAGCACCACTTGCTCCAGCATTAATATTTAATTTTAAAACTGACTGCCCAGAGACTGAACCATCGACAGTAGTAGTAGTCCTTTCAACATTGCTTACTTCATACCTAGTAACTGTACCTCGATAAACACCTATAAAACTCGCGCCAAATCCTGCACCACCAAATCCGGGCGCAGTTACGGTAGTTAATTCATTGCTGGATCCAGTAGAAGGGGCAACTGAATAAGTACCAACTTCTGTAACTTCAAAAGTGGCAATTGGCCCAGTAGTGCCACCACCTGAGACTGTTTTAACTCGCAACCGTGTAGCTAAACTGCTAGGATAGATAGTACCACCAACTATATCGATAAATTCATTTACCGCATATCCAGTCCCAGGATTAAACACTGTTACATTGGAAGCATTACTTTGAGTATTTGGTACTAAGCTTGATTTAGTGTTAGTATGATCGATTTCAATTTCCGACACATTGTATGGAATATAACTATAGTTGGCGATATAAACACTACTATCTGCCTCTATATTTTTTCCTGTAAATGTTTCTCTCTTGAAAATTCTAGAAACTTGTTGAATGTCATCGGCCAAAGATACTGGATCGGCAACTTCATTAGGATCTCGGCCATTTGCTCGCATACCGTATTCACCATATGAGCTATTACCTTGAGCAGATCTAATTTGGCCTCCTGTTAGCGCGTAGTAAGAGGTCCAGCAGTAATAAGTAAATACACTCACTAATTCAGTAATACCATTATTAATTGCAACTGCGCCATATCCCAAATCATTAACTTGTGTGTAATCGTTTGCAAGCATGGATCGATTACCAGGAGTTTCAATAATAGTATCGATTCCTGATACTGCAAAAATTATATTACCAGTTGCAATATGTGCAACATTAACAATGATCCCTGTAGGGCTAACTTGGGTAATAATTGCGCCAATTCCCAATGCGCCAGATCCAGAAGTTCGTACAAGCTTCATGCCACTTACTAATCCAGCAGTTGACAACATAGCAATATTAAACTGCCCAATAGTAATATTACCGTTTGATGCTAATCCACTTGCTGTTGGGTTTATACTACGTGAATTTTTATCAGTAAACGGAGTTGATGAATCCAATATTATTGTAGCAGTTCCAGTGTTTATACTGTAATTTGCCACATTGTTAATTTGATATCTAATGCCATCAATATAAAAACTGTTAGGAACTCCTGGTTTTCTCACTGTGAGATTATTAAAAATTAATTCGGTGTCACTTATTTTTGTAGCAATGCTTGCTGGTAAGTTGCCACTAAATCCGTCAATATATAATCCACCACGGAATGCCTTTTTATTAATACTTCCACTTAGCGATGTAGCTGTTTGAACATATGGAGATTTAGTTTGTATTTGACCTTCTGGATCAAGAACACACATAAATCCTCCTTGGCCTTGTACAGTAATATTTCTTAAAATAGTACTATCGTTCATCAAGAATACATCCATGTCCTTATTATCTTTAGCAGGATTATTTGCGCCAATTATGATATTTTGAATACCATTAATTAAATCCGATACAATATTGCGTTCAGTATTATATGCTACTAAGATTTGGTTAGCAATAATGCTAATATACGCTATACCAGCTAATGTTTCTTTTAATTGAGTTGTAACGGCAATTCTAGCACTTGCATTACGTCTGTAGGAGTTGCCTACAGTAATACTTCTAGTGGTGCCACCGTCAATTAGATCATTAGCCAATTCATCAACAATTATTCCTACATCCCTAGAACACGTATCTTGGTTGTAAGCTAAATTGGGATATGTTGTGTTTATATGAGCAATAACATCACTTTGAATTGCTGCTTTATTGTTAGTTAATAAAGCAGCAGCCGCAACAAATCCACCTGGTTTTGCAATAGTTTTATCAAAAATTCCAGATTCACTTGCTGGATCTGACAAGTAATGATATCCAAAATTAATACCAGTTGGTGCAATCCCTGATCTATCAAGGCCCCTAACTGTTGCATTCACTAAGGCAACTAATGGTGCTTTATCAATAGCAAATGATGTTGGATTAATTATCCGAGCAACTTTAGTAGCAGGGGCAAATAGCCCGGTACCACTAGTTACATTTAAATACATGTCTTGAACAATACCAACAGTACTAGCAGTAGTTATAACCCAGTAATTTTCATATCCATCGATACCAGAAATTACAAAACTTGAGTTAGCATCTGCAGCACTTAAATAAGTTCTGGTTAATTCGTCAAATATATCATCTCTATAAAAATATAAATTTGCCCATGGGCTTGTGCTTATGCCTGGCGCTGGTCGTATAATTACACGTCTAAATTCATCACCTTTAATAGATACGTTTACTGGAACTCTAATTGGAAATTGCTCATAGTAAACTCCAGACTCAACCCTAATGGTAATTTGATACTCAGGAACTGGTTGCCCAAATTCTAAAAGCTCACCATCTAGAAATTCTAGTAACACAGGCGCACTAGGGTCAATAATTTGTAGTATTGTTGTTACTAAGCGCTGCGCAAGAGCTACAGAACCAGATTCACCACGTGTTCCTGTAATATCTTGAACTTCTGAGCTTCTTTTACCAAAGCTCGTCGTACTAGAAGCTAACGGAATAGTAATATTATCCAATACTTTTTCAGCCAGTAATGAAATATAGGCTATGCCGTCTAATGTTTCAGTTAATTGATCAATTGGTAAGACACTCGAAACACCTCTCCAATAAGTTTTTCCAACATTGACTGTTTGTTTATTACCTCCAAATTTTAAGTCAAACAATATTGCATCTAAAATTAACCCAACATCACGGCTGCACGATTGTTCGTTATAGTTTAAAAACGGATATGCTGCGTTAATATAAGCTATAGTTTCCGATACAATAAAGGCTTTATTTGAAACCAATTTGGCGGCAGCAGAAACAAAATTGGTTTCAAAGGTCGTTACATCAGTAGTTAAGTGCATTAGCTCAATATTAAACTTGTCGTTAATACCAACAACTCCATCATAAGAAATTACCTTACCAGTTGCTCCAGACTGTAGTCCTTTAATAATACTACCTTCTCTAAGGTCTCTGTTTTTAATAATTTTACTTTGATCAACTCCTTGACCGTTAGAATATATATACAAAGATCTTGCAGATCCGGTATTATTTGATGTACTATTAACAAATGCAGCACTTACATTGTCCCCAAAAGTTATAGGTTGGCGATAAGGTCCAGGTTCCGCACGGGCATCGGACATTAATACTTCTGCACGTTGGCAAGCTGCATTTAGGGTTGAGTATGCATAAGCAAATGCTCTGCCTTCTTTTCCTGGAGGTGTATTCTTTTGAGTATCATCGCCGGATGTTGCAACAAATAGGTTTGTGCTGCTGGCAAAACTTGAGTTATCAACATAATATTTTGTTGCAGCTTGCAAGTCATCTGGACCATTTGGTGATCCACCGGATGCAAGCGATCCTGGATGATCATTAAGATACAACGTGCCATCCATATGATCACCTTGTCTACGAACTACTGCAACTCTAGGCAGTGCTTCATTACTTAACCAATTTCCGTCTAACTTAGAATCATAATATGCATCAACAAGAGCTTCAACACCACGATACTGTAAGACTAATGTAAAAGTTAAGTCATTAGTGCCATCAGCGCCACCTAAATAACTACCTAATACCTTAAGTTGAGCACCTGGTGTATATGTGTGCGATCCTGTAGTGGTTATTGTAACAACAGTATTGCTTGGCGCATATGTCCCAGAATCATCTAGCTTTTGTACTTTGGCCAAAGTTCCATAATCATCACCGGTAATTGTTACAACCGGTCTATTAGTGTACTCAAATACACTAGTGATACTAGATCCACCAATGGTATCAGAATTAACAGTAGTAATTGAAGCGGCAACTTCTGGACTAATATTAACAATGAGTCGATCAGATTCGATACCAGCAAGCGCCTTACTTTGTGTTGCATAAATTGCCAAGGTATCTGGAGTTGCATAACGTAAAAAATATGTATTTCCGGAAATTAATTCAGTTGCAGGCGTATTTCCGTAATTTATATATACAAACGGGGAACCATTTATTCCAGCATTAAATCCATGATTAACTTTTACAGCGTATCCATCTTGCCAATGCGTAATTAAATTTGTGTATTCTTCAGCACTGCTTGGTTCTGGACGAATACGCACTTGTGCACTATACCCTCCACCGCTTCCGCTCGATGCTTGAATGTATCGTTGATCCGCAAACCCTTTACTAATAACTAAGTCGTTATTAGTAATTGCGGTACCGTATGTATTATTGAATGAATTAATTAATGAATCTACGCCCAATCCATTAGGGGTTGCCGTATTTGCAATAATAAACCCTTGCGCATTTAAATGTCCACCTAGACTTGGTGTAGGATCTGCTGAGACTTGGCCACCAGTTGAGTTGATAGTAACTTGATTTTGATCATCTAATACAATTTGAATGCTATTACCAGCAACTAGCGTTTTAGCTGTTAATGCAGTGCCATCAGTATTGGATATAATAATTTGGTTTGCTGCGTAGCTTGCTGGGGTGTCGTCTAAGTCGGTAAATGCAATGGTATCACCTTGCCCGAATATTGCAAATAACTGTGTAAAATTTTCATTTACTTTTCGGAAACTTTCACGAATGCTATCCCCAGTTCCGTCGTTACCTTGTATTCCGATATCAATTGTCTGTCTTGCCATAATTACTCCATGTTCTTTATGTATTTACCTAAAGGTTCTATAAACTTAATGTAAATACTCGATGTACATTGCAGAAGAAACTAACAATACAATTTATGTTAGGACTAGTAAATTGGGAAATGAACACCCATTCACACGCATTAAACGTGTTATTGTTTTTAGATGCGACAACTGCAGTGAGATATTTCGAAGAGATAGAAGTAATATGAGCCCAAAAAGGCTAAGTAATAATTACTTTCATTGTTGTGGAAACTGTGATGCAAAACGGTTTGCTCAACATAAAGGTGTTGATCGTAGGACGATATGGGATCGCCCAGCTAGCAGCTTAGACGATATAAGTAAGCTATAGGAGAAATAATATGTTTAAATTTTTAAAATCGTTACTCGGATTTAACAAAGAAGATTTGAAGGATGCCGGGGTTCAACTTGAGCAAGCGCCATACAAAGTAGAACCAGCAAGTGTACCATTAACTGCAAATGAAGGAAAGCAAGTACCGATAAACCCAACAGTACTTGCTAAAACTGTGATGCGCAAGCCAAGAAAGCCACGTACTCCTAAAGCAGTAGACTAAGCTACTTTGCCCCAACCGCCTTTGGCGCGGATTGCGAACGCTAACTCACGCATACGTCCATACTCAGGACTACCTTTATGATGCGGGCCAGTTTGCTTGAGAGAGTTGTATCGATGAAGTAATTCTGCTTTGGATTTGCCTTCATACTTGCCCTTTTCACCAGGGCTAACAACTGTCGGTTCACCCCATTTTTCATCTACTTTACCGCCAATAACAGAACGACGATGTTTTAAATATCTATCACTACGGTCAACATCACCGTCGTTATCAATGTCGTCGTCTTCTCGACCAACTGGATCTAGAGACTCACTAATAATATCAATGTATTTTCGTAGTATATCAGACATAAGCATAGAGTTCCTTTAAAATTACTTATAAAGGATCTCTATTGCGTTTCATATACTAACGTAGTGCATAGGCGTTAGTTACATCTCCAACCCAAGTAGATCAAGCCCTGCGCTATGCAGCAGTCTGGTCGTTTCAATCGCATCTGCAGTGCTCATCGATGCAAATGCTTTTGAGTGCATTTCTTCATCGGGTAGGATCTTGGCAAACACATTTCTGATATCTTCATCAATATCAATATCAGAAGCTAGTGCTTTAATCCGAACAAGCCGCATCGCTTCTGCATGATGACCAGCACCAGCAATTTCACTAAAGGTGTGCAAGTTCTGGAGGATAGGTTCCCAGTAGCGCATGCCCTCGTAAGTTGCAACTGGCAATTTGATACCACGTGCAGTCAACAGTTCAGCTACCCATTCACAGTGCTTCACTTCATCATGTGCGATACGTTCAAGCAGGTGTTTGTTTCTATTATTAGTTACATCTGCTAGTGACTGAATTCGTTCAGCGGCTAATGCCTCACCAATATACTGGCGCTGCAACCAGTGGGTTAACTTATCAGGACTTGCTTTAACTTCTGATAGCCATTGTTGCGTAGTTTTCATTTTGCTTCCTTGTAAATGTTTCATGAACTTCGTCGTTTGTAGTAAATCTACAGTTGTCTTACCCCATTGACAAATGTAACGGTATCATGTTCATATGTAGAGCGTGATTTTGGAGTCTCCCACCAATCGACTTTAGATACAGCTACATTTAGTTCTTTCATCTTAAAATCAGCAAAATCAGCTAACCATTTACTTAGATTTTCTGATGTGGGCACAAAATCTACAACCAGAACACCTTCATCTAATTCGTATCGTGGGCTAGTAGGATCTAGCCCACTTAGGTCGATACAATATCCCACGACATAATTGTCTCTTCCTGGTAACGTAACAGGTATTAATTTTTTATTCGCACCGATCAAATCGTCTAATGCCGGATCATTTTTGTCAACAATGAACCTATGATCAATATAAGTGTTTATAAACTTTTTTAACCATTCCAGATGTCTAAAATCAGTGATCATTCCAGTGTTGTCAAGTTTTTCACCCGTCATAAACACTTGCACTTTCCCTTCGTGTCCATGCCTGTGCCGGCATGCACATTTTAGATTATCAGCATACTCACCATTCAGCGTTTGAGTCCATACTCTATGGCCGTAGCAAAATTCAAATGTTTTATCAATTACCCATTTACTCATATTATTTCCTAGTTTATTTAATGTTTCTTTTACATATCGTCATACGATATATTCTACTGGTTGGTATGCCACGTTAATCTTTATATAAATGTGGTTTTTGTGAAATACGAAAGTCAATACGCTCTTGGACAATAGTGTCATCAGCAGGCGTAGAATTCCAACTATTGTAAAATTCGCTATCGAATCCAGAAAATGCTACGCCGCGCATGTGATCAAACTTGTAACCTCTACGGTCCATTTCAATGCACAATCTCATGAATCTAGTTTTAAGAAATAATTGCTTATCATAAAAAAACTTTACATGTCCTTCATTTAGGGTAAACTTTTGCGGAATACTGTTAAGTACATCATCTTTGGATTTTGTGCGCAAGCTTCTGCGCAGTGCTGCGGGAACCATCGTAATTTCACGATATTCAGCAATCAAATGTGCGCGTTTAAGAGTCTTTGGATCGATGTCAGAGTTTATGCGTGTCATAGATTTCCTGTATATTATTTATATTATACTACTCTTAGCAGCATAATATCTTCACTAATTCGTCCATTCATCTTAGTATCAACAGCATTGATATCTTCAAGGAACTTGCGTAGTGCAACTTTCCCCGCAGCTTTAAAGTCCTTCAATTGATCAACTGGTTTACGCAGTGTCTTTTGAATGCTCTTGTTTTCGTCATAGCCAGTAATAGTAGTTCCCTTTACGCCAAGTTCACCAGGCTCTGCAGCGATATACTTTCCTAGTTTTCGAGTCTTGCTATTAAAGATCCATAGTTCCTTAGCGCCAATTACGTCAGTAGGATTAATACTAACCAGTTTTAACGGTTCATCAGTCTTTTTGTATTTGAGCTTGGCAATCAATTTGTCTTTGCTAACTGCTTTTGGTGCTTTAACTTTGCGGGTGAGCTTGGCCTCCTCCATTAGCATGGTGCATGCTGTTTGAATTTCACGTAAAAAATCAATAAACTTTTTAATGTGTTTTCGTGGACGGTGGCTATATCCTTCTTTAAGTTGTTCATCAGCTTTTCCGCTTGACAGCAGTTCAAGCTCTGCTAACGGTCTTGCGTAAAACTCACGAATAATACGTGCATGTGCTGCCTTCGCGCCCTTACCTTTGAGAAGATTAAGCATCTTAAACTCTTTAGGATCAAACGTTTCAGCATTAGTCTCCCATTTTTCAATGGAGTCCTCAATCTCAGCAGTCATAGTCATTGCTAGTTCACGCACGCGATCTTGGATGGTTGGGCCTGCAGCAGTTGCTTTACTGCCAGATTCAATATTTGCAAGTCTAATTGCTTCTTCATCAATATCATGTTTGCCGTTTTCAATAGTTTTGGAAATCTCATTACCTAGCCATTGTGCTGTGGATCGACCCTTGTTAAAGTCTTCACGAACTGGGGGCATACCACGCAGCAAGCAGGCAGCAATTGCTCCCATAGTAAGGGTACAACGCCAATCTTTTGTCCTTTTAAAGGTAGCTTGCTGCAATTTAGTATATCCTGCAGTGCTCATCCAAGTAAGAACACCAGTTTTAAGATCTTTATAACTGTGTTCCATGTTATAGTATTTCATTGCCACGCGGAATTGCTTGGAAAATTCTTCGGCTGACAAGAATTCGTTCCCCTCCCATTTTGGACTATGATCGCGACTTGCCTTTTCACGATGCACTGCGAGTTGTTTTGCTGTGACTTTAACTTTGGGTGCTGTTTTAGTTGCCATTGATACTCCGGTATTAACTATTCTATATTATACTACATCACTTAATAAAGTCAATGTGCGATTCTGGTATTGCCGTATTGGATCACGGCTCTTTTAAGAATATCACTTTATGTGTGAGTTGCTTGATTAGTGTACGCATCGAAGTATTCCCGTTTGCATCTATCAAAAAATGCAGTTAGTTGGGGGAAGGTTTTTAAAAAATTAGAACCAGTTCGTCGATCTTGTTCGATAATGAATAGATAAAAGTCGTGACGCGATGTTACATTTTCATCACTAGATGGGTCTTCTGCTTTTATAACATTTAATAATCTGTTTAATCCGTCAATTTCATGTGGATAAAATCCGTCATGATACTCTACAGTCTTATATGTGGCTACATTAGTTTCAGCCCATTGCACTGTAGCCGCTAACATTTCTATCATGCCATTATCAGCAATTAACGCACTTAAATATCTGGGATATCGCAAATACGGAAAATCTAAAGATACCCCACGAAGTGAATCAGTCCTTGAAGGGGCAGAGGCACTGCGTCGAATTGCTAACATATCATTTAAAAAATACTTAAAATTTGGAATGCTCAACAAGTTAAAGGTACACATAATCGTAACATCAATACTTGGGTATCTAAGAACTAAATTCCATAAATTATAGTACCATTTTTTGTAATCTAAACCAACTCTAATGTACTCAGCATGTTCTCCAAATGTATCGCAACTAGTAAAAATCTGTAGACGCTTTACTAGACCTCTATCTTTAATAGTTTGACATTTTTCAAAGAATTCATCTAAGATTTTTTGATCAACTCCCAAATTTGTATTAATCGCTAAATTTAATTCAGGATTTGGATTTGCAATAATCCAATCTAAAGTTCTAAATGTTTCCTTACTAAGAAGCGGCTCGCCACCAGTAATACGAAATACCTTTAGTTTAGGGTATAATTCAGGCCACCATTTCCACCATGCTTCAATATATGGATTATAGTCCTTATTGGGGATTGGCATTTTACCAACAGATTTTAACCAGGTGATATCATGTAAAGTGTCTTTGCTTAATTTTAGAGGGCCGTGCCTAACTGCTTGTTGCATTAAAACAGAGCTAGTTTCTGGAAAACAATAAGTACATCCGAAATTGCAGACGTTACTGAAGCTAACCTCTACATAACTAGGTATGACATCAGCATCCCATGGCATCTCTGCCGAAGATTTTAAATACGGCACACCCCAAGTAGAATCTGCACTTTTCTTAATTCTATCGCTAAAATGCAACTCTTCATTCCCCTTGGCATCCTCAACCCGCCAACAGTAGTCGCATTCTGCTGGCCGCACGCCTTCCAACATTAACTTCCGTTGTGTTTTTTTAAACTGCGTATTGTGTAATGCACTGGGATTTACTGAAATTTCAGAGATAGGAATTGCGTGTGACACTGGATGGTGACAACTATGAGTTTGCCCCGTTTGCAAGTGTATTGTAACTTGCTGCCACTTTGCAACGCAGTATGATGGACTTACTTTATTCAATTCAGCATTTGTTGCTACTAATCTTTTGAAAAACGAGTTATTGTTAGGCATTAAATATGTTATCCATTAGGTCCAAAGAGAATCACGTATTTTAATCAAACGGATCATCATGTCTTCATCTTCTTGTGTATATTGTTCTTCAATCTTATGAAGGATATCAAGAACAACCCTGCTTTCGTTACGCTCTTCCTCGCTTCTATCTTCAAACAACGACATAACACCGCCATCTGGATCAGCCAGCCTACGCTTTTCATATATTGCAGACCAACCGCTTGCATCATGTGGGTCTGGTCGTTTTGGATAAACTTCAGTCCACCAAGTGTATAGCTCGAGCATTTCAATTGCAGCCAGTGCTTGCCTAGTTGGCTTGCCACGATCTGCATGCCCTTCCTCAAGCCAATCATTATTATTCAAAGTTGCAGCCCACTTAAGGTGATCTATTCCTGCTTGTGGCGACCGCCATGTGCGCCAGCGGAACCATCCCGTTGCCCAGAACGGTGGCGCATATTTTTCACTAGCTTCTGTTCTTGGGAACATTTTATACCTAAATTTGTTGCATTCAGAAGGTCGATTGACTATTTTATTTAAAAGTTTAAAAAACATAAAATTCTCTTTTTGTATAAATATAAGTATAACACCAGTTATGTTATAAGTCAAGAAAAATGTTCTTCGCGGATCTGAGAAATCCCAAGAACTCTAACAGTTTAAAAGGAACTATCAGCATGATTATTTATCTTTACGTCAAAACGCACAACGTAACCGGATTAAAATATCTCGGAAAAACATCAGCAAGCAATCCACATACATATCGCGGTTCTGGAACATATTGGAATGCACATTTACGAATTCACGGATATAATTATTCAACCGAAATATTAAGAGAATGCTCATCTAAATTAGAAGTACAAAGGTTTGGGATATATTACAGTGAGTTATGGAATATAGTAGCAGCAACAGACGCTAACGGAAAAAAGATTTGGGCAAACTTAAAACCTGAATCAGGAGACGGTGGTTGTCAACCTCTTGAAAGCATTGAGAAGATGAAAAATACCAAAAAGTTAAATGGAACGGAAAATAGAAATCCAATGATATCAAGTAAGATGGTCGCAAGTAAAAAGAAAAACGGAACCCTTAACGGTAATACACTGCAATCCATTGCTAAAGGTATAGCAACTAAGAAAGCTAATGGAACTGATAAAATGTCATCTAAAACTAAATTAAAATTATCAAGTGTCAAAACCGGATGTATTGGAAGGAAATTTTCAGCAGAGGATAAAGCAGCCCATTCAATAAGATTAACTGGTCATAAAAAACATAATGTGCTGGTTAGTAGATTAGAGGACCGAAAAGTAATGACGTTATGCAGCTTTACTAGATGGTGCAACCAATCATACACTCGACCAACCCATATTGGGCCTTATAAAAAAGTAGTATCTCGGTTAGTTGATCGCAGGGCAATGACACTTGGCAAGTTCAGTCAATGGTCGTCTGCTTTTCCTTCAGACTGACACTTACTGCATGAGCATGTTATTGTTGATGACCATGCTGTTGTACTCCATGCAGTTTCTATTTCAATGAAATCAACAAGCTCATTAAATAAGCAAGGTAAAAACCGATTACCAACATCGCGCCAATCTCCAGGAGCAATATCACGAGAATGGGCAGTAAGAGAATGAGTTCTTGTAACCCAGCGGTTATTGATATAATACTTGACATCATAAATTTTACGAACAGGATATGTTACAAAATCTTGCAAGTCGCCAAGGAATTCCTCAGCTAACCAGAAACGAAATGGATGAGATTCTTTTGAAGCTTTATCCCACTCGTACCATTCTTTGCTAGTTCCAGAACCAATTTTTTTAGTGCCACGAAGCCAATCAGCAAACTTGCCGCAGGACCAGTAGCGTATGTGTTGTGCCATGATATTTCTCCTTAGTGTCTATGTAACTATTATAATGGCTTTTAGTATAAGTGTCAAGTGATAAATAAAAATGCAGTAAGGATAAATGTTGGACCATTTATCCAACCTAGGGTAACTTAGGCTGTCCTGCAATACTATTTATAGGGGTAACAATTATGAGTATAAAATGTCCTGGATGCGGATCCGAATTACAACAACTTACTAACTCACATATCAAAGCCAAACATCCTGAGTTTGTTTCAGTTAGTGACTTCAAAAATCATTATCAGCTAACTACATTATGGTCTGAAGGCGTAAAGGAAAAATTTATCGATGTTAGAACTGGGGTGCCAACTGGTAAGCATGTTATGACCGACAAGTATTATGATGCAATGAAGAAACGTGGCAATGATTTTTCTGGAAGGGATCATTGGAATTATGGTAATATAACATCACAATCAGTCAAAGACAAAATAGCTGTAGGTATAACTACTAGTGAAAAATATGCAAAATCGATATCTCGGTGGTATAATGATAACGATTATAGGGAATATAGAATGGGGATAATCAATAATCAAGTAATACCAAAAGGTCTATTAACTCGGGCTGCGAGAGGTCAAATAACACGATTTGAAGATAAACCTAAATTTGCACAATATTGTATTTTAGTAAACCGGATTACGCAAAAATCCCTTAACTTGCACAAAGAGTATATTGATCCCAACCATGTTCTGCATTCGGATAATTATACGATTGATCATAAATTTTCTAAATTTGAAGGGTTTGCTCAAAATATCCCACCTGAAGTTATTGGCAGCAAATGGAATTTAGAGCCACTACTAAGGGTTGATAATTCGTCTAAAAGAACCAAATGCTCTATAACAATAGAAGCATTACTCCAGGCATTTAATTCTGATCAATTGATTTGTCAAACCTAAATTTAAGAAATCTCGGAAACCGCAAACTATAAGTATCGCTGGAATCAGATTTAGTCACTGCATCTGCTTTGATTTCAGCAATCTGACCAACAACTGTGTCCCCACTTGGTTGTTCAGTATAAGTAACCCACTTGCTGCCAACTTTCTTTTTCCATGTTACTGGCTTTCCAGTATAATCCGCCCAAAGTTTTGAACGAAGTTGGATTGAATAACCACCGCCAACATTTACTCTTATTTTGCGCCCTTGATCGATTCCCTCACACACTAACGCACCAAGAGACCCTTTGAATTTGCTATCAGGCTTGCCTTCTTCAACATCAACAACTTTAAGGTCCATTGTCAAGAAGGGTTTCATTTTTAACCAGTTTTTGCTACGTTTGCATTCGTAAATTGCTTCTGGATCTTTAAGCATGATACCTTCAGCTTTTGCGTCAAGTGCAGCTTTATTCACTTCAAGTAGCCGATCACGACCTGCTTGCGTATCCAAGTCAACAATTTCGTAACCAAGCACTGCCACATTAGGCATATCATCAGCGTGTTTATTATACCAGTTGTGCAGCATTTCCAAACGATGTTTTTGTTTGGATTTACACACCCCAGCTTGAAATTCCTTAAGTGTCATAATGTCAATTAAATTAAGCACTGCGTCATCAGTCTGGATGTCAGTCTTACGACGTGACTGCTTCATCAAATCTTGAAAGTTTTTGCTCATTACTTCAGCATCAAACACCATGGCTTCTTCAAGATTGCTAGCAATAATTACTTTAGCAATCTGTTCTTTAATCATTGTAAAGTTTAACAATTCCTTACCGTTACGGGAGAATTGATCCACTTTGCCATTTGGATATGCAATAGTTAAGGTGCGCATTCCATCAAGCTTAGTGTCAAGAATCTTTTTACCTTGTAATTCAGATTCGTCAACATTGCCTTCGTCATCAACACAATCTTTGGCAAGTTGACATTCAAATACTGTGATTGCAAACTGCGGGAATTTCTTCTCGCAAACACGATTAATAGTGCTTTCAGAAAAGCCAGCTTTCATATCTTTGATAAGAATCAAACGGTACCAACCGTTCCATTGTTCTTTAGTTGCTTGATTGACTAGTAATAATACGGCGTCCCGAGCAGCATGACCTGTGAGGTCACGATTTCGTAATAGGCTAGCAGTACGATTAAAACTATCCCAATCCAGGCCAGGACCATCTTCATTAAGTTTCTCCGGTATTTGTTTTACACCAAATGTCACAGTTGCATCGTATGCAAGTCGAACACCTTCAAAAAACACGGTGTTGTTTGCCATTGCTTCTTGAAGCACAATTGCTTCTTTAGCTAAGCGCGAATTGTCTACTTCTATAGCAGCAATAATTTTCCAAGGTTGATTCATGTTGTTCCTTACTGTGTTGTGTAAGTGTATATTATAACAGGGAACGTAGTCCCTGTCAATTTGATTACGGGCGTTTAGTAATGACTTTGTCAGCTAATCCGTACGCAACTGCTTCTTCAGCGCTCAAAAACGTATCAAACTTCATAGTTTGAAACAGCTCATCGTAAGTTTTACCCGCAGTATTATGCCGAACGTATAACTCAGTCAGTCGTTTGTTAATACGTACTGATTCTTCAAAAGATCGTTTTGCATCCTCGAATTGTAAATCTTGAACGTGAACGCTACCGCTTGTTCCACGAGTGCCTGAACTGACTCGATGAATCATCGTACGTGCTTCAGGAAGCACAAATCGCTTTCCAGGTGAACCTGCCATTGCAAGGAACGATCCCATGGATGCCGCTTGCCCCATGACGATAGTATTAATATCAGGTTTAATGAAATTCATAGTATCATAGATCGCCAACCCTGCGGTGACATGCCCACCTGGACTATTAATGAACATAGTAATGTCTTCAGGGCCTTGACTTTCAAGAAACAGCAACTGGGCAACTAACAAGCTAGCCACGTGATCATTAACATCAGTGTCTAGCATTACGATTCGATCCTTGAGCAATCTACTGTAGATGTCGTAGGAGCGCTCACCTCGAGCCTCGGACTCGATAACGATTGGCACTAAATTTGGCATTGTATTCCTTAATAATTAGTTATTATAACATGACTTGAACATCAAGTCAACGACCTGTTTGCACTGCTCTAATCAACGGTCCGTTAGTGGTAAAGCTCAAGCCACCCATTCGACCTTCATATACTAACCCATTCCATTTCATTTGGAGCTTTACTGATCGATCGACACTAACAGTCATATTTGATCTTTGCTTAAAGCTTAATAATTCGCCAACCATGCGACGACCGTTTTCTTCGCACATTATCTCACACGTATTTTCTACAAGCTGTCTCATAGTGCAACCTCGACTTTTTTAACACTGTCCCATCGAAAGCTCTTCCAAGCTTTTGATTCAAGATCAAAGACGCACATAGTTGCATCGTTAACCTTGCGTTCCTTCTTTAGTTCAGTAGTTTCTTTAATTTCAAAAGTAGGTACTAATTTTGAATTAGTAGTACAAAGCATAGTACGATCAGTTCCATCTTTTTTAGTAAACTGTACCGTTACTGTATTGGTGGCTAACATACCCTTAAGCCATTGCTTAAAAGCTTCTGTTTCTTTTTCACTTAATTTCATGTGTGTATACCTTTAGTAGTTCTTTGAGTCTTGCATTTTCTAATTCAATAGTTTCAATGTGTGCTGCTAACTGCAACAACATTTCATACATATTTTTTGCAGTCGTTTTGACTACTTCCTTAATATCAACTGTTTCCATTTATATTTCCAATACTAAATTAATATCCCAACCAGTTTCTTGTTCACCTACATATCCACGCGGGTTACATACAACACGAGTACGATCACCAATCATATAGTCACTTGGAGTGTGCATATGCCCGTGGGTCCACAATTTAATCTGTGGGTTATCCAAAATAAACTCACTTAAATCACTTGCATACGCCCCGTTCATAAGATATTGATCTTGATAATTCGAAGATATACTTAATCGACTTGGGGCGTGATGCCCAACCACTACAAACTTTTCATCATGTTTTTCAGCAACCACTGCTCGAATATACTGTAACATTTTACGATGCCGAACTACAGTATGTGCAGGCCGCAATGGAGTATATCCGGCTTCATCATTCCGTATAATACTGAAATCATTCATCATATCATTGACGGCATGCAGTGTCAATGGATCATTGTTATTCATATCAGTCCATAATGTGCCACCAATAAATGTAACATCATCTAATTTAAAAACATCAGTTTCAAGAAAGTGAATGTTTGTAAACTTTGCACAATTTTCACGTAAAATATCTAATGACTTAACCCATTTACCATGGTAAAATTCATGATTGCCTGCAACATAAACTACATGAGGGAAAGCTTCACTAACCCGTTTAAAAAACTCCAAGTATCGAATTGCACTTTTTGTTCTATTGCTCATTTTTTGAACTGCGCCAGAACTGTAAGGATTGAAATCCGGAATATTACGATCTAAATCGTCAGCAATACATATGTCACCAGATAGTACTAGTACATCGCAACCATTATTAGGAATGGTGATATCTCCAAATTCAAGATGTAAATCCGAAACAACTTTAATACGTAGCATAAATAAATAAATAATAAAAGGAAAATTGAATGTTTACTGAAAACAAATACTGTAAAGTGTATTTTAGCATAATAACTAATGCGATGTCAAGAGCAAATGGAGAAAATACAGTAAGTGATACTCCTGCGTATTATGAACGGCATCACATTATTCCAAAATCATTAGGGGGAAGCAACTCAACAACAAACTTAGTTAAGTTAACTGGCCGTGAACACTTTATATGCCATCAACTGTTGATTAGATTTACGAAAGGTGATGAAAAGAGAAAAATGGTGTTTGCCTTGATGCGTATGTTTCGATCAAAAAATGGTATACATTGCAGCCATATTTCAGCTTCACAATACGAAAGATTAAAAATAATGTGGTCAACCGCTCAAAAAGAAATGTGGGCTAATCAAGATTACCGAGAAAGGATTATTAAAAAAATGAAAGAAAGCTGGACAGATGATCGGAAATTAAAATTTTCTAAAACTATCAACGAAATTTGGAATAATCCTGAAAAGAGACTTGAAGCTTCACACCGATCGAAAAATTTTTATTTGAATAATGGTAATCGAATTCAAGCATCGTTAATTCAACTGGCGCTGCATAAAGCGAATCCTGAAATAGGAAAAAAGAAAGCTCGACCAGGAGAGCAAAATGGTATGTTTGGAAACACTCATACCAAAGTCGTAAAAGAAATAATTTCTAAAAATACTAAAAAGTCTTTAGCAAACAGAAGTTATGTGGAGATTTATGGTGATAAAAAGGCAAACGAGTTGAAATTGGATAGATCTAAAAAACTAAAAACGTTTATTAAAAATAATCCAGAAGTAAGAACTGGCGGGAATAATCCAAATGCTAAACAATGCTTAATTACTAGTCCTAGTGGAGATACTACTACAGTCTCGTGCCTTAAAACATTTTGTAAGGAAAATAGTATTTCTTATTGGGGATTAGGAGAGACTGTGCGTGGAAATCAGTCAACATATAACGGCTGGATTGCAACTTATTTAAATCCAAAATAATTCGTTTATTGAGCGGCTTGCACGTAATTAAGTCTAGTTATTTCCATTTTATGAAAATAATGCATGGAATGATCTTTAACCTTGGCTTTAATTAAAACACAATCACCAAGTATAAGATCCGTTTTGCTAAACCAACTAGCTAATTTAGTATCCACTATGGCAGTAATATTCCAAGCATCGAAGTTTTTTGATCGAGCACTTTCAAGAATATTACAGTCTTTATCTAAAATAGTAGTAGCTACAGGTGCAAGATACCCTGGCACAACTTCCCTAAGTTGTTTTTTAACCCGATTTTGTATTTCGTCTCGAATGTAGACTGATGGTAAACATGCAATGAATCCAATTTCTTCAGGCGGCATCTCTTCAGAGAAGAGCAATTTATTAACAGTGGTATGAAAATCATTTTCGCCAATAACTGCAGCAAACATTAATTTACGATAGTACTTTCGAATTTCTTCAGCTTTTTCCGAATCCTCGTCGGTAATTACTAAATCCAACGGACGATACTCTGGCAGAATTTTACTAACACCTATAGCATACTTAATCAAATCTTTATTACGATACTTTAAATATAAAAACTTACCATCTGCAGTATTCACTGGTGAGGTTTCCTTCAGGTATGCACCATTAACCCTGAATGCGGCACATGATAATTCAAGAATATTTTGAACTGAATATAACTTTTTCATTTATGCCCTTTGTAACAATAGTGTATTTTACTTGAAAATACACTTTGCGTCAAGCATATCTAAATTCTTATACACTTTTTTAGCCAGTTTACGCAACAGTTTAGTACTTTTGATTGTATCGATATACGCCTGCAAACTAGAACTTACTAATATTGAATTTTGGTGTAGCCTAGCCAATACTGTCATTCGAGTCATATACATCTTAGCCCGGTTGGCTGGCATTGATCTTAGTAATTCAACGGCGATACTAACTGAGTATGCATCGAGCTCATCATCATCAGACAAGTACAAACTGTATGGTTCAACATCAGCAGCCTCTTTGTATATAACATGATTACGGGCTTGGCTTTGAGCACGGTGCTTGCATTCGTGGATAACTGAATCGTATATTTGAATTAACAAATCAGTAATTTGTGCTTTTAAAAAAGTTGAATTTTCTTTAAAGTTATGAAAAATTATTATTTCGATGGCAACTTCACCACTCACGTCGTTTTCAGAATAATAGTACGCTTCTACATAAAAAAAGTCATCAGCAAGCCCATGATCTTTTTTAGTCTTTAGCATGATGTCCAATCCTACTTTTCTAAATTCGGTCTTAATCGAACCAACCAACTTTTTAAGACTAGCAGGAGTTGTATGCAGTTTCCGAATACGATTGCATGCCTTATTAGACTGAGAAAGAACATAGGGCATTGACATAGCGCATTAATCCTTTTTCTTTATACTAAGATTTCCGTTTTCAACAGATATGCTTAGTACATCACCTTCAATCCACCCAAGGCTTTCTAAAAGAGCAGGGGGAAATTTCATAATAACGTTATCTGGATCACCAGGAATGTCTTCAAAAATATCTTCGGCATTAAATGTCATATTCTGCATTAGTGTTCTCCGGTATCTTTAATAACTAACCAACCAAGTGTATGCAAATCTGCTTCAATTTCTTCAGTAACTTCACACTCACTAACAAATCCAGTATCACCTTTGTCTCCCATGCCACTGCAATACCAATCAATATAGTCGCCAGTTTGCTGCATATCAGCAACAATGCCGCCAGCGTGTCTCCAACTGCACGACCACGTTTGTTCTTTTAGTATTGTCCACATTTCACGCTTAATGAAATCGTTATTACACATTGCAGCATAAAGGTTTTGAGCGTACTGCTCACTGGTTCGGACTTTTTCAAGTATCCAATCGGTGGTACGCAAATCAAACTCCATGTTATTCTTTTGCCATGCAGGGTCAACTTCTTGTTGATCCGCTTGCTGGGCGAAGGTGTTGAACATCATTAGAATATCGGGATCAAGTTCTTTACCGTCCTTGATGGCGTTTTTAATGTGCGATTCTTTTTGGAACGTGTTTCGTTCAGGACTTTTTGATATCATAGTACTATTGTAATATAATTTATGCGCGATGTCAAGTAGTAGTTAAATACCCCTATGCAATTCTCCTCCATACCATTTGATAAAATCACACGCTTCGGCCAGCAAACAATGCTTAACCGACCGCTGTTCTCAACTAGCTGGATACTAGGCAGGTTCTGCAATTATAACTGTTCATACTGTTGGCCGTATGCAAGATCTGACACTCTTGATTATCAACCATTGGACTTGTATAAAACCACAGTTTCTGAGATTAAAAGACAAGCTAGGATAAATGGCTTTACTGAATTTCATTGGTCATTCAGCGGCGGTGAACCCACTGCATACAAACATCTACTAGAGCTAACTCGACATTTAGATGATGGGGCACAAACCCCGTATCAAAGTATTCATATGACTACCAATTTATCGCCCAGCATTAACTGGTGGAAAAATTGGGCAGTATCAACGGAACTATTGCAACGCAGAAGCATCACTGCTAGCTTCCATGATGAGTTTGCTAAGGAGCAAGAGTTCGGTGATAAAATCATAGCATTGATGTATGAAGGTGTTCATGTTACGATTAATCAAGTCATGGTACCGGACACGTTTTATCAATTATACGATCGGCTTGAGCGATTTAAAAAGCGTGGAATTAACGTAACATTAAAGCCACAGAGCAACTCGACTGCGACTGCCATTGTAGACGGATATAGTGATGTCATGATGGGCTTGATGCGAGAATATGCAATACAACAATCGCACGGGATGGACTTGCATCAAATAGCATTATACGAAAAGGATGATACTGTACATTTTATTGATCAAGCAGAACGGTTTAATGCATTTGGGTTTAATAAATTCACCGATTGGGATTGTAATGCAGGATACCAGAGTGTTATAATAAAGGGTAACGAAATTAAACGCGGCTATAGTTGTCACGACATGCCTCTTGGTACATTAGATAGCGGATTTGAACTATTTAATAGCTCAAGAACATGTATAACCCCGAGCTGTGTAAGTTCAGCAGATTCAAAAATTCCCAAAAACAAACATGCACTTAATATCAATACATAACAATTGGCGGGATGAAGTGTTGCATATTGATTTAAATCTTGGCAACTACTGTAATTATAAATGCTGGTATTGTTGGCCAGGATCAAATTACGGCACGCACAAATTTCCGAATTTAGAGATCATTAAACAAAACATCGCGCACTTGATTAATTACTACAAGACGCATACTAATAAAAAAGTATTCGATGTGCATTTCTGTGGTGGCGAGCCCACTCATTGGCCAAAGCTTCCGGAATTTATTAAGTTTTTAAAAACAGAATTTAACTGTTTAATATCAATGACTTCCAACGGTTCTAAAAACTTAAACTGGTGGCAACAGCACGCCCAGCTGTTTAATCGAATTCACATGAGCTGCCATCATGAGTTCGTAGAGATGGAATCATATCGAAAACTGTGTGATTACTTATACGAACAGCACGTAGTCGTAAGTGTATCAGTAATGATGGATCCAAATGCATGGGACAAGTGCATAGGATTAGTTGAATACTTCAAAAGAAGCCAACGGAAATGGACTATTCGATATGTCGAAATAATAGACAAAACTGTTAATTATTCGCCAGATCAATACTTAGTATTAAACAAACACAGAGCCAGGCGTGTTAATTTGTGGTTCTTTATTCGAAATAATAAACATTATACAAGTAAAGTAACGGCAATAGACAAAACAGGTAAAAAATATAAATTTAAAGATAATGAAATATTATTAAAAAAGCTCAATCAATTTAATGGTTGGGAATGTTCCGTGGGAGTGCATTGGTTAAATATCTCTATGACTGGCGTCATTTCAGGAACATGCAATCAAAAAATTTACGGACAATCGTATCATTATAACTTATACGATCCACAATTTACAGAAAAATTTCATCCTACAATCAAACCGTCAATTTGCGAACAGGTTACGTGCGTGTGCAGCATTGAAACGGTTATGCCTAAACAGCTACTAGAAAAAACAAGAACAGTGATACCGATTTATGCAAATTGATCTACCACATTTACATTACTGGATGCAAGCAATTCGGCAAAGTCCAGATCCGATTAGAACGTTAGATGCGTTCTGGAGTGGGCAAATAAAAAGCAAAGAATGGTTAATTACACAATTAGCACCATTTATTAATAAACGAGTTAATGTGGATATACACGGCGGATGGGTAGGGACGTTGGCTAGCATGCTGTTTCAAAGTTCAATTCCAGTAGACACGATTCGAAGTATCGATATTGACTATACTTGTGAAGCCACTTCGACTATGATGAATATGGCTGAGGCATTAGTCGGTCGGTTTAAGGCTATAACTTGCGATATGTGTACTATCGAAAGTTATGCTGATGTTATTATCAATACAAGTTGCGAGCATATTACACAAGCACAATATGATCAATGGTTAAATGCCATTCCAAATGGTAGCTTAATCGTACTTCAAAGTAATAATTATAAAATACCAGAACATATTCGAAATGCCGATTCTATAGAAGAATTTATAGCACAGAGTGCTATAAATGTGTTATTTTCAGATTCATTAAAATTGCCACTATATTCCCGCTACATGATTATTGGACGAAAATATGTTTCAGTTTAATGAATTACAAACACTGCATGTCGAACTAACGTCTAAATGCCAAGCAAAATGCCCCATGTGCATCAGAAATTACCATGGTGGAATTATAAACCCAAATTTAAAATTAACTGATATATCAATTGACGAATTTAAAAATATTATAACTTGCAAGGTTTTACAACAAATAAGAAATATCTACTTTTGTGGCAATTATGGTGATCCCATAATGTCAAATCATTTAATTAGTATTGTCCAGTACTGCGTGGAAATCAATCCATCGATTGAAATAAGTATACACACTAACGGCAGTGCAAGATCTAAAGAGTGGTGGGAGCTCCTTGCGCATTCCCTGCCAAAATTTCATAAAGTTCACTTTGCATTAGACGGGTTGCGTGATACACATCACTTATATCGAATTGGTACGCATTTTGAGACTATTATAGAAAATGCTAAGGCTTTTATAAAAGCTGGTGGGCTAGCAGAGTGGACATTCCTGTCGTTTGATCACAATCAACATCAAATAGAAGAGGCTCGGCAAATGGCAAAGCATCTCGGATTTTCTAATTTTTCGCACAAGGCAACTAGCCGATTTGTAGCTACACCATGGTTTGATGTTTTGGATAAAACTGGTAACGTAGTGTATAAAATTAAACCTGCTACTGAACATGTTTTGAATTATATCGCCCCTGAAGTAATCAAGTCATATCGTAACCACTTTGATAACGCAGAGATTAAATGTAGAATACAAACAGACAAAAGCTTGTATATTGATGCAAATAAAATGCTGTGGCCATGCTGTTGGATTGGGGCTATACCGTATAGTTATTCTCGATCAACTGATTTAGTATATCAATATCAGCAAGATCAATCAATGGCATTAACTAAATTAATAAATGACATAGGTGGGTATGCTACTATAGATCTACATAACCACTCTATTGAAGACATATTAAACAACCCAATATGGCAGAACATTTGGCAGGAGTATTGGGCAAAAAAGGAGCCTGGCACTTGCATTCGAACTTGTGGGATTTTTCCTAAAAAAATACTAAGCAATTTTGATGAGCAATGGATTAACACCGAATCATTATAAATGTGTAAAAATAGTTTTATAATTTGTACCGCGGGTAACATCATACAATTCTAATACACGGAGTCGTTCAGTAATGACCTCATCATAGTCATCTGGAGTTTCTTTTATGTATTCAATAATCGAAGCTAGTTGTTCTATCGCAGTAGGAGATTCATGTAAAATTGTAAGATCTTGCGTTTTTAAAAAAATTTCAATTCGATCAGTAATAGTTGCGCGTTGGATTTTATTCAAATATCTTATAGAAAAATAATTAGGATCGTTAACTAAATTAACCTGTATGTGCAATGGTTCGTTGTATTGCTGTCTAATGCGTTCCCAAGAAGTGAATATAACTTCAAAATCAAATATATTAAAAATACTCCATGTAGTGGATAGTTTCTTTGTTATGTGTTTAAAGTCAAATACTGCGTGTAAATTTTTTTGAAATGTTTCATACACTGCCGGATATCGAATAAATTCAAATTTTTCTGGATCAACATGATCATAACTAATATATAAGTCAGTATGTTTAAATTTATTAAGATGTGTGAATACACGTCTATTGATTGCTGAAAGATTAGTAATGATAGTTAGTGAAATTGTTTCATTATATTGATTTTCAATGCAGTCTTCTAGTATTGCTGTAGTAAATGGATTAATCAATGGTTCACCACCCACTAATGATAGAAATTTTGCCGTTTTAAGACATGGCCTTAAATTATTAATTGATTGCATAATATCAAGTATGTCTGATCTAAAATTTTGAGAATTTAAATCAAAGGATGCAACATGTGTTTCCCACTTAACTGCCATTGAAGGCAAGGAAATACCTTGAGATTTCCATGTATTAATTTCTTCTTGATGTAAACTGCTTGCACCAGCATAACACATAATACATTTTAAATTACACAATGTTCCTATTTTTAAATCAACATCGACAGGTAACGATGATATTGTACCAGCATTACTAATGGCGTCTTGTATATATGAATCGTACGATTCATAAGATGACATATGTTGCTCATTATTTAAATTTCTTGGAGAATACATACCGTTTTCTTCTTGAGTTTTGCAATGAGCACAGTTAGATGGCCACTTGCCATCTAACATATCATTTCTGATGGATTTGTAAGAATCTGAATTCCATACTTCGATAATAGAATTAGCACGAACATTGAATGTGATATTATTCGTATCCGTAATTGGCGTTAGTGATTGACAACATACTCTGTAGGTTCCGTTGTTTAGCGTTGATATGTGTGTAAACGGTAATACACAGAAGGTTGGATATTTCTTTAGCATATAGTATTTAAGTTAAATAAATTACAAAAGGAATTTATGAAAAAAATAGAAAAAGTTTATTGGTTACGCCCAATCGACTCGCAATTAGGAAAATGGCAGCAGCAAATTACTGACATTGCGAAATCGCCATCGTTTTGCGTGCTTCCTTGGATACACCTTGCTACGCGACCGAATGGCGATATGCGAATTTGTTGTGTTGCTAATGCAAGCGGTGCAGAGTCTGGTGACTATACTGTTGGTTTAGTGAAAAAAGAAAACGGAAGTCCTGCAAATTTTGGTTCTGACTTGCCTACTGAAGCATTTAATAGCAGTTACATGAAATCTGTACGTAAAACTATGATAGATGGCAATGTTCCGGCAAGTTGCCTTAAGTGCTATGAAGAAGAGGCGCAAGGAATTGCAAGTAAACGGATATGGGAAACTGGCACATGGCATTACGATGGTATTAATATTCCGGAATTAATTGCAAACACATCTGATGATGGTGAAGTACCTTACAAATTGGAGTATTTAGATCTTAGGTTAGGGCATACTTGCAATTTAAAGTGTATTATGTGTAGTCCCCATGATAGCAGTAAATGGGTGGCCGATCATAAAAAAGTATTTCCAATTTTTAAAAGTGATGTAATAAAAAAACAAATGTCATGGGATCGCAAAAATTTCAATAATTTTTGGCATGAAAATCCAGAGTTTTGGCGAGAAATATACGATCAAATTCCTAACTTAAAGCAACTCTACTTCGCCGGCGGTGAACCATTAATGATTCGAGAACACACATTGTTTTTAGAAGAGATTATTAAACGGGGATATGCTAGTAAAATTTCGTTACGGTATAATACAAATGGACTTTTGATCGACGATAGTATCATCGCCATTTGGAGTCAATTTCGCAAAGTTAAAGTCGGAGTAAGTTTAGATGGAATGGGTGACCGTGTACACTACATTAGATATCCGACTAACTGGGAAATAGTGAAAGCCAATTTATGGAAACTGGATAATACACCTGACAATATACATTGTAATATTGCATTAGCAGTTCAAAATTTAAACATCAAGCATATACCGGAATTTATTAAATGGAAAGTGTCTAGTGGCTTTAAAAAATTAAACTTTGAAAAAAATGTTGCAGGCCAAACAAATGGCGGTGGATTGATAGGTGTACATTTGTTGTGGATTCCGACATGGTTAAGTCTTAGGGTCCTTCCTAAAGAAGACAAGGATGAAGTGCATCAATTATTTAATGATTTAAAAGATTGGTTATGGCTTAATTACACACAAGATGTTGAATTTTGGGAAACTAACCCATATGGGTGGAAAAGGTGGGAAGGTATTTTAGAATGGATGGATGCTGAGGATCATTCAAATTTATTACCCGATTTTCGTGATTATATATCAACAATGGATGCTCATCGAGGAACGGATTTTAAAAAAACATTCCCAGAGATTGCGCATTTACTCTAAATCAATTATTATGTCGTGTCCTATGTAAAAGTTAGGATACGACTTAACTGACTCAGATAGCATCACATCAACGTACGATGCATGTAATGCATGTGTTGGGTTAGTAATATCCAACTTTGCAAGAGCAGAACCGGTGAACGTCCCCCATTCTTTTAATTTTCCTAACTGTATAAATGGTAAATTACTAAATGTATTTGCAATAGTAATTAACGATGGGATTGTTGAAAATGTAGTTTCACTTACTAGCATTGACCACACTACTTTAATATGTGGATTATTATCAGACAGATGTCGTAAATTTGCCCACAATGTGTCCCAATAGTTGCCGCGTATTGAAGTATATACTAGTTGAGAACCAGCAACCACGCTAACTGATATTAAACTAGTTTGTGCTAATATGTGGGCGTTGGCTTGCTGCCATTCTGCAGTCATTAATATACCTGAAGTAAATAATTGAAATTTAGTATTTGGCCATAGGTGTGGTTTTGTAAAAATATCTGAAGTTTTAAAGATATAATTCCACACTGGGCTTGCAATAAACTCACCCACGTTATCTAGTAATAATATTTTTTTCTGTAGGTGCGGTTCAGGAAAAAGTGCATCGAGTGTATTTTTTATTACATTGTGCATCACATTATATTGTTGATCTTTTGAGTTAACCAAGGTTATCTGTGATCGACAACCAACACATGCAAGATTACAACTATTATCAACATGAAACCTGATATATTGAGGTGTAGCTAGTGTTGCATTATTATCACTCATTAAATTGACAATATGATGCGTAGCACTGTAATTTTGATAAAGTAAACAATTTTTCAAATTACATTTACGGTAAGAGTTGTCAATAATACCACTTCGGATTGCAGTTGCCTCCAAGCTAAGCCAAATATCAGCAAGTGGTGTTTTTAATACATTACCGATTGACGCTGTCAATGATGACTCGCATAGGTATACCTCTCCATCAGCATATATCTTTATATGAGAAAATGGCAGTTGGCATTTTAGTCTACTCATTATTAGATTTCTTAAATTTAGTTAATGGTATGTCAGCGGCACATGTACAGTAATTTCGATTGCATACTACTGGACTAGTAGGTGCATTAAAAGATCCTTGATATATATTGCCCAAGCTATCTCCAACTCGGCAAGTAGCTCGATGCACATCGCCGTCCCAATTAATCATTAAACTTTCAATGCCGGCATTGCAAGTCCAACCGTTGTACTTATTCATATGTAATTTAATTATGTCATTGGCGTGCATTATAGTATCTGCATCAATTACACAATTGCCCTGTACTGTAGTGTCATGCTCTTTAATCCACGTCAAGTCGTCAGGATTGTATCGCATGTCATCAAATAAGTCATGATCCCCTTCAGTCCAGCGTATGCGTCTAACTGTCGTCGGCGTGCCATCAGCGCCAAGTGCCCCGTGCACAGCTTTTAACTCTGCTATATGATCAGCGTGTGCCATTAGTTGTGCTATAACCTTAATACTACTCATTGAGCCAACCTTCATTAGCGTATTACAAACACGCATCCAGTCATATTCAAAGTGTACGCTGCCTACCAATTGTTCTACTGGGAGGCTAATGTAAAACTCCGCAGGCAACGTTCCGTTAGTTGTTACACTAATCCAATTAATTCCCACGTGTTTGCAGTACATTAATAGTTCACGGAACTTAGGGTGTACAGTAGGTTCACCTCCTGTAAAACTAAGACGAATCGGCTTGCCTAGTGTTACGAGGTTATCCACTGCCAATTTAAGAATGTTTATATCTGTATGCGGGCTCGTGTTATCATGTATAGAAGAAGGACAATACGAACAACTGTAATTGCAACGCTTGCCAAGATTCCATTCAACTTTAATGGAATTTTGATGAGGCCACCGGCTAGTTACGTTATACATATGGTTTAAACTCTGGTGTTACATCTAAAAAACTTTGATTTCTAGTAATATCTAGTCTGCGATTAAATTCTATACAGTCATTCCATTTCTCGCTTTGATCTCTTTGCAGATAGTTGATGTTATCTTGTATCTGACTCAGGGTGTACTCTAGTAGTTGTGGTTTTAACTTTATCAATTTAAAGTCTTTTATACGTAAACTAACTGATTGCAATCTTTTAATAGCTAAATCCCGTAATTCAAAAGGTAATACCTGTGCAGATAGCAACTTTGGATATTCTACACGATGTGAATGAAATATAATGCCCAAGTCATTGAGAAAGTACTCAATGATATCGCTTAAAATGAGAACATTACTAACTTGTACGGTAACTGCCCCGACAATACGGCTAATATTTGGAATAGTTTGAATTTGTTTAATATTGTCGATGAGTGTTGCCCAACTAGCGTTACCGCGGATATATTCATAGCTATCCCCGATACCGTCGATACTCACGTTGACTGCAACACTTTTAAATTTAGGCCAATATTCCCAAATAGTTCTGCTACCCTTTCCCAACATACTTAAATTAGTGGCATATTTAATTTCTATTTGGTGCCCATATGGTGCAAGCATATCCAAAATACGATAATGTTGTGGATCCATAAGCGGCTCGCCACCTGCAAATTCTACTCTTCTAAAATATGGCAGTAGTTTTTCTAAACTTTCCCACCATTTCGGATCGTTTTGAAATTTATCAAGAAATGGTCGGTTTTCTAAATTATGCTCTTCTACAATTGCATACATTATATTCCCTTCTTTTTTGTAAAAGTCCTTCACTTCGCCCCAGTCATTCCAGCTTGTGCTATCCATCGGATGGCACATCCGACATTTTAGATTACACAAATTATTTAACTTTAATTCCATAGTAGGAATTTCAAACGGCATTGAAAAATCTGCTTGTAAGGAATCTAGTGCGTTGGGATATAAGTTTATACGAGCTTCAGGAATCTTACCGGCAATGTGCCGCATACGTAAGCTTTCCACTCCTTGATCTTCTAAACTAAAACATGGTTCACATTCTGGTGGTCGTGTGTTATTAAGAACTTGTTTTCGGATACGCTTCATTGTATCATTATTCCAAATTTCTTCTAACTTTTCTTTAGTAACAAATCCAACAGGGTGACTACGGCAACACGCACATATACCGCCATCTTCCCTGCTTGCTAATCCAGTAAATGGATGCATACAAAAAGTTTTACTTTGATTGATCAATTGCCCACTCACTCTCTTTGCACAGACACATTCCTACTCCGTCGACTTTAATATTTGTTGTCATTTTCTAAATACCTGATAAGAGGGCTTATACCTACTGGTTGTCCTGCGTTTAACGCAAGATAAATGCTATGGGTGGGGGTTAAATTAAAATCAGCACAAATTTTATAGTAGTGACTGCTATATGTTTTCCACAAGTAGTCACTCGGTACATTCCGTAAAAAGTGTAACCCAATCATTACCAACACCCTATTATTCATATGAAAATCATTCATTATTGTGATACTATCTTGCTTGAATTGTCTACTCCAACGTAAGCCGATTCGGTTCCATCCTAGTCCGAGCCCTTTGCTTAAACTGATGCCAACGCTATGAATGGCAGGATGAAAAAAATCAAATACTATATCCTTACAACACGTGATCCATGCACCGTCTATATGTACTGGAATATTTTTAAGTAGACATTCATTTAATATCTCCGCCATATCAGTATGCACTGCCCCAGTACTAGGAAATGGCATTGCAATAATCAATGGAATATTTGGAATTAATGAGCCAACATCTTTAAAGATGCATTGTTGTAATCTTTCGTGATATTTGTAATCGGTTCGTAATACTTGGACTAAGCCATTCATATAAATCGCATCAATAAACTGAGTGCAGCCGATACAAATGTCTTTCCTTTCAAATTTATCTAAACCGGTTAATTTATTAACTGCAGAATTTAAAAGCCATTCTTCGCATTCTATTTTAAAGTCATTATATACATTATCACTTATATCCTTATTGATTTTTCCAGCTAATATATCTACGATTAGTGATTCTAAATAATTATCAGATAGCGGCTGCGGCCGATCGGTTTCTAACCATTGGCTAGTGTATGCTGGTGCAATTTTTGTTCTCATAAATTATTTACCTTAGTACACAAGGGCATAAATATTTTTATGTTAAAACAAACTCCATACTCAGTATCGAAGGCATTGCTAGATATAGCTGCAAATACTCCGCTGCTTTCTGATTTTAAAAATACAATAAATGCGCCGACTGGTAAATTCTTTTATGATAAATGGGAACTGTTACCTGTTTACAAAGGCACTGTCTGGGAGGAAATTATGAATACACTTCCCGTTGACTGCGGCGAAGCACGTTTAATAAGACTTGGGCCAGGGACATGCTACAATAGTCATGCTGATATAGATGATAGATACCACTTAAACATAACAGGAAATTATTGTTACTTAGTTAATATAGACACTGCGTCTATGTATAAACTGATTAAAGACGGGATATGGTATGACTTCAATGCAGGCCCACGTCACAGCGCTGTTAATTTTGGAGATGTACCCCGTACGCAGCTAGTAATTCGAAAATTATTAAAAAATAATACGTTGCAAGACCCAGTTAATGTATCAATTATAGTAGAAAACATGCCATTATCCAATGCAAGGTATATTTTTGATGACACTGTTAGCTTATGGCTAAACCATGCAGTAAAGCAAGGAATATTGACTGGTTTCGATTATTCGAATAATGGCACGGTTTGTTTTACCGTAGAAAGATCGCATTTACATGAAGTTGCAACTATTTTACCAAAAGGGTTTATTTTAAATCATGATTGACATTTCAGATTGGGGATTCTATAATAAAATAGATCCCGAAGATCTTACGCGATGTAAGACAAATTTATTATATACTCCCAGAGTCAGTCCAGACGGAAAATTGATGTGCATGGATTGGGATATCACTAGTCCGTATCAAAATGATGGAACTCGGTTGGATTATACAGAAGAATTGCTACAATTCTTCTTTGATAAAGAAGTTCAGTTTTTAGAAAAATTTAAATATAAACCGTATGCTCCGGAAATTATTAGCATTGATATGGACCGCAAGCGTATATTTTTTAAATGGTATGGCACCACTTGCAATGACATTGTATACTCTAAGGGGGAGTTAGCTGATAGCTCTCTTGATTGGCAAAAACAATTAACAACAATTATTGAAGATATATTCATCGAAGGCAGTTATAAACTAAGTTTATATCCACATTGTTTTTACTTTGATGATAATAAAAAATTAAGAACTTTTGATTTTTATGCGTGTGCAAATAAAGACGATTGCCTAATAGAAATTGATAAAATCAAAGGCATGTTAGGACTCGGCTCAGTGACTAGATTTACAGAAGCAACTAAAAATAATATAATTGATTTTGGCATTTTCTTTAAACGGTCATTAGAACATCATATCAAGTGGCCCACTGAACCGCTGCATCAACTATACACAAAATTATATGAATAACATTAATTGGGATGGAATAATTGCAAACTTAACATCACTCGAAGGAGAAACTGTTAGTACTGATGCTTCTCGGTGGAACATGGAAAATCTAGAATATTCAAAAATACACAATATGTGGAAAGAGGCACAGTTTAATGAAGCTGCAATGAAATGGACTAACTATTATCCTGGCAAACATTTTTCCGAAGATATTGTTAATGCAGTTGCATCTGAATTAAATTTAGTAGTTTTTAGATCTTGGATTAGCAGAGTTGATCCTGGGTTTTTTGCACCTTGGCACTGGGACGTTGATGATCACGAAGAAGAATATTTAAAAGTTGCTCCGATTGTTCGATATAGCTGTTTTATCACCCCGCCGCAAATGGGTCATATTTTTATATTAGGAGATGCATATTACTTTAAACAACCACAGGGCACACTACTGCGGTGGAATACTTATAGAGATTGGCACACTGGGATTAATGCTGGATTAAAGCCAAAATTTATGTTTCATATTGTGGGCCATCTACGTAATATGCAAAATACCTAAATTATCATTTATTTTTTGAATTGTGTAATCAGTCAATTTTAATTCAAAATTAAATTGGGTTATACGTGGATTATTTAACCACCATGCAATTGTGTCAATTACCTCTGAATATAATATAGGCAAGTCTGTGCTTACTGCATCTTCTAGCATGGATAGTTTTAAAAATACAATAGTAGTTAGTGGATTTCGACTAATCTCCAGACATCGATGTTCAAGTATATGACTGTTATATGCATATGATTTATACTCTTCATTAATTAGATCAAACATATCCCCTGCAACGGAGCCCATAGTAATTGTCTTACCCACTAAGTTGTAGGTTTTATTTAACAATGTGAGTTGCGCATTACTGACTGCAGCATTGTTAATAAACAAATCTGCCCCTTTAATAATTTCAATTGCATCATCAATGTCAGTTAATAAATTGATACCAGTTGTTCTCGAAATTCCAATAACTTCCCAACCTTGCGACTTGAAATAAGTGAATAGTGCTTTACCTAATCCAGTGGTATGCCCAGTTATTACACATTTCATATTTTACCGCCATACTAATAAGTCGTATTTATCGAATAAATAACTGCATATGATTAATAAAACTGTTATTAAATTAAATTTTTCGATAGATATCACACTAGTTAAACAATACTATGAAACGCTAATTAAAGACTTCTCTCATAAACGATGGGTAGTTGGAGAACAATTGCAATATATTAGCGCAGGTCGGGCAGAGTTATCACAACTAACAGATGATGCAGCATTGCGGGATGTCACCATGCAATTATCTGGTTGGGGTATTTTGGACTATACTGATAATGACAGCCAAATCATGCCACCATGGGGTATCACTACTGGTGTAGGGTGTATTCGAAAGAAGAGTGATTTAGAATTTGGAATTGCTGCTGAATTAATTAATAAAATACCAGGAGTTCGCCGTGCTGCGTTGTCAGTTATCCCAATGGGTGCAGAAATCATTAAACATTCTGATGAAGACATGGTAATTCATGTTCCGTTATATTCGCCAGTAAACTCTAAATTTATCTTTCACGATCCAGACTACACAGAGTATACATTAGATGCTGACGGATCAGTATATCTATGCGACACTAGAATCCCACATGAAGTAAAAAATCAAGGACCAGGTGATCGCGTACATTTATTTCTGTTTGTTGATCCTAATATACTAACCACTGATATTCTTACAAGAACAGTGTTATAAATTAGTAAAAATCTAAATGATTTACTCCTAATTTTTTTCTAAATTCTTCAGTAAATTTACCGTCAATGCGTAAGCTATAACTCTGCTCCATAATTTTCTCACCACCGTGCCAGTCTTGATCATTAAACCACGCTGCACGCGTATTTAAATAAATCTTATTTTTGGTATCTGGGTCCCATATGTAAAATGCTTTCTTAGTATTGGGTCGAATGTGAATAAATTCATTACGATGTGCCGTGTACTCGCTGTCGCCTAATATACCGTGCACGTCCTCACCTAGATCTCGATGCTCAAAAGCTAAGCCGTCAGCCTCTAAATGAAATATTAGCACCCGTCCAATATATTCAAAAATATTATTAGATACGAGCTTCTCAACCCAACTAACTAATTCTGGAAAATGCTCAGCTTCAGAAGTCAGTTTACGGGGAGTTGTTCGATCCGACCAGGACCCTTCACCCCAGAGGAAGTAATATACATATGGGTCATAAGCCCCCATTGCGTGCTTAACATATCGTGTAAATTTATTCCGTTGTTTAAAATTTCCGAAGTCTTTATATAGCGGCATTCCTTCAACTTTAATAGGATGATCATCTGGTAACTGCAAAAATTCTTCAATTGCCTTGTATACTGGTTTAAAGTTTACCGTATAACTCATAGCATCAAATTTAAAACCGGGCCGCATCCACGTACCCTCTTTTGCAAACTCGCGTGCCTCAGCAAATCCACGATAAATCTTTGATTGCATTGCATCAAATTCAACCATATCGAGATATGGCTCAATGTTTATATATGCTTGATTGTTTATACCTTTGATCATAAAATTTTGTTTCCTGTTGTGTATATAGATATATATCTGTATTAAGGATGGATTATGAAATTTCAATACTACTGGAATAATGTTCCGGGACACGGGCAATGCCGAAATAATTTAATTTATACCAGTTTAATATCAGAAGATGCTAATACATTCGTGCAATGGTACTTTAATGATATCGGTTATCATAAAGCGCAAAATCAAGTAGTTGATTCAGATAAAATGGACGAGAAATGGCATCGTGAGATAAAATATCTCACACTAATGCAACGGACCTATCCAGAGTTAGTTCCTGAAATAATTAACATTGACTACATCTCTAAAAAAGTTTATCTTAAAATAGACGGTCCTGATTTTTGGGAACAATCTGGATGCACGATTGAAAATTATAGTAAAGTATTACCAGACTGGGAAGATCAAATGCTAGCTATTGTAAAAGCACACAAGGATTTGGGATTATTTAAATACAGCATGCATCCTAGTAGCTACTTCATAGTAAATGGTAAATTAAAAAGTATCAATTACTTTTTTACTTATGATAAAAATGACATACCAATAAGTATATCAGATGTTGAAAGTCATATATACACAACCCGGCAATCAGAAATGCGCAAGCATATTAACAAATTGGGTGTTGAATGGGATACTCCGCAATCGTTTGAAGTGCTAGAACAACTATGCTGGGCAAGCTTTAGTACAAACTATCCAGCCAGTTTTATAAAAAAAGTAACTGCAATGATCGGTTCATAATATGTATAAAATAATACCATGGTCGCCTGATATTGATTTACGTGAATTTTATAAAACGGCAACAACGAGGGGGTTTATTAATAACGCAAGTCAAAAAATGCTAGTTGATAGTATTTCAAATGAAAAGGAATGGCGCGTTTGGATTCTTTATTATAATACTATTGCCGTAGGAAGTGTTGCAGCGCATACCTTTCCAGAAATGGGAGATAACGCATACCGAATTGCGGCCCGGACCTGTGTATTTACTGATCAGTTACCTGGCTGCTACGGTAGTGCACTAAGGACAATAAGTGTTATTACTAAACATCAAAACCCCACAGCGCAGTTTTTAATTCCAGTTTGCATAAATTGGGCACCGATTGGTTCAAAATTGTATATTACATCCAACGAGAGTGCAATTGGCACTCAACGATTGGTTCATAAAATATTTGGGCCAGCGTTGGAAAAGAAAGGCATAATGAAACGTATTAATAATATGGTTTATAGAGGAACATCCCAAACAGTCTGGGAGGTTTTTCCTGATGCATTCTTTAACGATTTAGCAAAATATCCCACGTGGAGTTAACCTAATGTTGCCCATGCTGTTCCATTCCATCCTTGAAAGGTGCTTGATGTAGTTTCAAATATAATTTGACCTGGACTTGCACTCAATGGTCGAGTGTCAGGTAATGTTGTGTATGCCCCTACTTGAATAATTGGAGCTGCCAAAATACCGTTGCTATCAAAACTCATAACATTATGAGCGGACCCAGTTGCATTCATTGTCAGAAAGTTCAATCGACCAGGTACTTGATTATTAATTACATTCCCATCAGCTGCTCCCCTTATTCCTATTGATGGGTTAAATGATGTACCATTGTAAGTTTGAAATACGATACCACCTAATACATCATTATTAATAATGGGTGTAGGTGCTGCTAATGATGTGTTTGCTGTAAATAAATCAATAAATGCGGAGTTTGGCCCGGATATATTGCTTAGTTCCAATGCAGGGCCCGTTTGATTTGAAACAGTAATAGTACTATCTAATTGACTTGCCCCTGCTGTAATATTTCCTAAGATACTTATAGAACCAGTTCCTGTGATACTATGAAGATTTAAATCTAAGTTACCACCAAGTATAGGAGTTGGATCATTACCTACAGTTGCTAAGTTAGCCATTATGCGATTGGACCAAGAAGTGCCATCGTATGCCAACACTTGATCGATAACTGGGTTTGCAATGGCTACATCCGACAGTCCATCTAATGCTAGTATTACTGTAGTATTAGACCAAGAAGTACCGTCGTATGCCAACACTTGATCGATAACTGGGTTTGCAATGGCTACATCCGACAGTCCATCTAATGCTAGTATTACTGTAGTATTAGACCAAGAAGTACCGTCGTATGCCAACACTTGTCCGTTAAGCTGAGTCGTCAATGTGACATCAGTCAATTCATTAAGTGTCGTGGCGCCAGTGATCCCTGATCCCGTAGTTGTGTTGCCACCGGCAGTGGTGCCGTCACCTGTAAATAACTGTTTAAGTTGTGTGTCGTAAATTAACTCGCCAATTTTTGGAACAATTAATAATCGTTCAGCAGTATTTCCCCTGCGTAGTTGCAATGCCATATATAACTCCTGGTATGTTTACCGTCTTTGTTATATTTATACTTTTGACAAAGTAATTACGATTGATCGATAGCATCGTTACGAAATTTTACCTATTGTCTTGTTGCCACTTAGCAAATTCCCTTAATCGGTCAATTTCAGTTGCAGCTTCCTCAAGCAAATCCGCAATACGATCCGCTGCACCTTCCAGTACACTTTTTCGAGATGGGATCTGCCTTCGTATTTCTGCACGTTTTCGCAAACGGTACACTAGATCTTGTTCGTTCATGCACATAACCTCAAAGTTTTCATCATCATTGGCCACTCAGCGCGTGGCGCAAATACAATTGCAACCTCATCGTTATCGAGGCGACTTTCAGTAATGACTTTACTGTACTCCACTTTCTTCAGTTCAGCAAATTCTTCATCAGACACCATACAGGTTACTTTTTTGAAAGAAGTATCTACCCAAACTTGAGTGTCTCGTCTATGACTGAATTCTAGATAACCAATCAACCCGGCATGTGCTGCAATGTTAAGTGCATGTCCAGTTGGTACCCATTCTTTAATTGCAATGTACATTTTCATATGTTATACTGCTAATTTTGTAATCTTAAACTCAGTACCATCAACAAAATAGTACGTCTTGTCATGTCGATTATATTCGACAGTTAACGTCCCAATATAATGAATGCCATCAACAATAAACTCTTGTGAATATGCGGGCAGTCCGCGATTGTGGCTGCCTTCACAGTCATTGTATGCTTCTGATTCAAGTCTGTCTTCTATTGTTGATTCTGCTTCTGCCATGCTACTAAAGATGTTATTTTTTGGTAAACATATAAAGTCCTGCAGTGCTTGGGTTGCAAACGCAAGATTATGTTCAGCAACTTGAATAGCTAGCTTTAGGGATTCTTCTTTATTTGGTTTCATAATATTTTACTTTCATTAGTGTGATTCTAAATAGTTACGCATGTATTCTAACCGAGCTTGCTCGTCTAATGCATTGAACTGATCTTTAATGCTGTTCAAGTGATCTACCATTGGGTAGAATTCTTCATCCAACCATTCCTTGTTCAACGACATAATGTCCTTTTTACGGGCAAGCGCCTTTTGAATTAAATAATACTTAGTTTTGATTTTAGCAGATTGGCCGTCTTCAGTATAAAAAACGAATCCCTCGTGTTTTGCAGTCTTCGACTTAGTCATTAACTCACCCACAGTTAGGACTTCATAATCTACACTGTAGCACTTTAACGTATCAAGTGCGTAAGACTTTAAGAACTTTGCAAGATAGTCACCAAATGCATGAATTTTGCTATCCCACTCGTTATCTCGATGTCCCAGTAAATACATACCAGCATCCTCTGGACAGATATGTGGATCAATTGGATGCACACATTCAAACATCAATGTAGCTCCTCGAGCACCACTAATTGCCATTTGCCAATCTTCCCAGCAAGCATGTTTTAGCATCATCTCCTTAGCGTACCCAACAAAATCTGAATCCAGAGATCCAGTAGTAGACACTAGGATATCATTGTTATGCCAAGTCAATGCAGCCATAAATCCGTTTACCTTGCGATAAGCAGTAACTACAGTAGCATCATCTAATACTGGACTTTTATCTTCAACTCGAAAGTTGTAGATTTTTGTGAATGGACGAGAGATTACGTTGAAATCAGCATCGATCACAGTGCCACGGCACTCTTCAAGAAAATCATTCCATAGTCCTTTAAAGAATACGGTACGTGAATACTTAAGAACAAATAATCCTGGATAGTTAGTAGATTCCTTCATAGTCACTAACTTTGGATTTTCTTGTACAAACTTTTTCAAATCATCTTTATTCATATATGTCTTTCTGTGTATGCCTATATTATAGCACGTATGCCACTAAGACCAATTAACTATCAATGAATAAGTTGCCAGTAAGCATGTCATGTGTATTGCTTGGTCTAATCCAATCACAACAAAGAACCAATGTCGTTCATTTTTCTTCCATAGATAGCTAGTTGCACGTGACGTTGCCCAATCAGTGATAAAATGCAGTATCGCATTTACAACTGCAAATTTCCAACCAAAAATTAAGAATGGAAAGCCATATAGTAATACATGCCATATTAAAATCTTGTTGGATGTACTTTTGCCTTTTGCAACCCAATCTGTTTGGAAAATAAAGTCTGCAACAAAATGCATCCAAATTATGGCTAATAGCATCCAAATATTAAACATTATTTTTACCGATATATTCGCGAGCATATCCCATTAATACTGGATCGCCTTTGGTTAGCATTTCAAGCAGCAGTCGTTTTTCTTCCAAGTAAATCTTGGCAAATGCTGGATCATGTTCCATAATACTGCGTGTATTGCTTATAAGATCTGCCAACTTAACCGTTTGTGCAGCAGCAGGGGCGTTGGCGCTGTGCTCACGATCAATGGCTTTTCTAACTGCTCGATTTCCCATTTCGGACGTACTTGGATCAGTTAACCAGCCAACAAGCTCTCCAACTTCTTTTCCGAATTCTTTGTAGATTGTTATTAACGATACTTGCGTATCTTCAACAACATCGTGCAAGTATGCTGCAGCCTCCATTTCTGGAGTATGCGGAACACCACGTACAATTGAAGCAACTTCGATTGGATGCACAATATAAGGTTCAAATGTGTACTTTCGTTTTTGTCCTACTGCGGCATGTGCAGCGGTAGCAAACACTTTAGCTTTTTCTACTATATCCATTATATCTCCTAGTGATGGCCTTGCATAGGCTTTTTCAGTAAAGTACGGACAATATCATCCATATTGGTTACGATATTGCCAGTGGCATCCATTCCTACATCCATTGAACGGCAGGGCATAGGACCGCCATTGCCGTGCTGGTGGCCGAAAAGGTGCAGTGCGCCTCTATGACACTGATTCCACTCTAATACAGGATAATGAAAGAGACATATTTTATTGGAATCATGCGTTATTTCATGATATATATGTACTTCTTCAAATTCAGCCCGGAATGCAGCATCTTGCAAATTCTTATGATCGTGATTGCCCTCAATCAAAATCTTTCGACCATTACAGCGTCGCATAAATTGTGTGGCTTTTTGTGCATTACAGAAAGCAACATCACCGAGAATGTAAACAAGGTCATTTTCGGCTACGCTTGCATTCCATCCTTGTACAATCATGTTATCCATATGATCCACGTCGGTATATTGACGAGTATTTGGATTAAATTTCATGATATTTTTGTGGCCAAAATGTAAATCGGCAGTCACCCAAGTATTAAATGTTTTCATAGTGTATTATAGTGCAATGTTAATAGAACGTCAAGTGTTAGCAAGCATTCCAAATTTCTTTAAAACCTTCGTCCTCAGTTGGGTCGTCCCAACCAGCGATCATGCTGCGTATCACACGCGATGGAATGTGCTTGCCAATTCGGCTAGCTAACCGACGATCCAATTCATCCTTTTCAGGGGTCTTAAACACAACCGCAATAGCATAGTAGTCTGGAAGCATGTTGAACTTCCGCTCACGGCTTGCGATAGTAGTGCTAGTTTGATCCCAGATAATATCCCGTCCTAAATCCCGAGCAAGCTCAACTTGATTTGCCATCAGCTTCACTGCATGTGGCATGTAGTCTTTAAAGACTTCTGAATAAGTCTTGCCTTGCCGTTCAGCTTCCATATCTACCCACATGTCAGTGCTAATGTAAGAGCAGTCCTTTGCCCAATCTTGGTTCTTGACCCAAGTTGATTTACCAGAACCTGGTATCCCCACTAATACATATAATTTTGGCATTTTCTTCTTTCTAAGTGTCAAATTGACCTGTTACATCATCCATTCGGATTTCATGTGGGATATATTCAACTTTAGCAGTATCATATACGCGATACACATAGTTCTCGCTGTAGTGCAGCAAGTCAGATATGATCTCGCCAAATTCTGGTCCAGAGTACTTGTCCTCTGGATCATATTCTGCTGCAAGTTGCTCAAGTTCAAACTCGTCAAGCACAGGCTTATGTTTCTCCATAACTACACGAATTGCATCCTCTGCTTTGCGGCGTAGTGCATTAATCCCATTGCTGTATTCGTACATATTTCCAAATGTAGCATCGTTGTTATTAGATCCGCTATAAAACAGCTTGCATAGTTCAAGGAGGTATTCAACTCGCTCTCTAGTCAAACCCTCAATAATCTCAGTATGATAAGCATCAGCATCGTTTTCCCACGATGTAATAGAGAGACGATAGCCTGCGGGGATAATAGTTTGTGTCATGATATATTCCTTAGATTACTGATTTAACTAACTTAGCTGCCATTTGACCATCGTATTGGCCAGCGTGTCGTTTCTTGAGTTCAGCCATTACTTTTCCCAAATTTGCACCAACATCATTGATGATGATTCGTAGTGCAATAGTGAGTGCATATTCGTCCATTTGTTGTGGCATGTACGCAGTAAGAATAGATTGTTCGTGCAACAGATTGACATAACGATCTGCACTGCCGTCAACATTAGAAGCATCAGGCATTATCTTGATTGTTTCATTTACACCGTCGAGAAACTTCTTAACCAACTTAACTACATCAGTATCAGTAACTTCGCGATTCCCGTCATTCTTACCAACTGCAGTTAATTCACCAATCAATGTAGTAAGAAGAGTCGCCTTTAGTGATTCTCGTGCCTTACGTGCAGCAAGTTGATCGGATTTGATTTGCGTAAATAGTGTCATAAATTTCTTTCGTTAAATGATTTCAATTTCTTTTCCAATTTTGGAAATAATGTGTTTGGTTTCTACTTCAATAATAGAAAGTTGTAAACTGCTTTTTCCGACAACATACGATGATTCTCGCCAGCCTGTAACATACGCTTTCGCCTCATCTACAGTATTAAACAGCATTGCAGATGATTTGTTGTCTGTACAACCGCCATCTAATGCACGGATAAACATTTTGTATTTGGTTAGTCGTAATGCATACATATATTTCCTTAAATTAAAACCCCGTGTTACGCAATTATAACACGGGGTTTATTGGTTGTCGACTTGATTACTTGGGAATAACTAACTTCTGACCAACTGCAATAAAGTTCGGGTTAGCTAAATTATTACGCGACTGGATATCAGCGTACCGCATCTTGTTACCAAGCTGGGACTGTGCAATAGTGCTCAGTGTATCGCCCTTAACTACCACGTATGTCGCCTCTCCTGACGCTACTCGACGCACAGCAGCAACCTTGTTACTCATAAAGTATGTCTTCAACATCTCAGTGTACGATGGGTCTTCCATTGCATCGCGAATTGCTGTATTAAGTGCGGCCAACAGTGCTGGTTCAGTTTTGCGAACACCAATTCGATATTGAATATCGCTACCTTTGACCTTGCTCATCGCAAACTGCAAGTCAGTACCATCAATTTCAGCTACAGCGAACGGGTAGTCATACATTACAGCATCAACAGTCTTGGACTTAATGTGCCCAACAATCCACTTGCCATTGGCATCAGCTTTGTCAGACAATTCTACAATTCGAACTCCTGGGAACGCAGTCTCAGCAAATGCCTTTGCATCAGGATCACCTTTCAACACACCAAGTTTCCCACCAGCCAAGTCAGCAGCACTGGTTACAGTTTGCCCTTGTGCTGTAATCAAACTATAGCCAAAGTCTTTTACATACGGAATTGTATAAACAACACCAGGCAAGTCTTCATCATTAAATGTCAAGCCATCGATTGCGATATCAATGCGTTTATCAGTAAGCAGTTGATTCGGAACATCTGGGTATGTTGCAACATCGAATACTTTGGTTGATGCAATTTTACCCTTAAATGCGCCCTGGGCAAACATCAAGTTCATAAAATCGACATTGAATCCCTTTGCTCGACTGCCTTCAACAACGTAGAACGGCTTACTTGGATTTTGCGCACTAACCCGTACTGTGCCAGTTTCTAGCATAGTTGCAAGCGCGCCACTAGCCTTTGACGCTACTACGGTGACTTCTCTCGCAGTCCCCTCAGTTGGTGTGGTGGCAACAGTTGAATTGCCACGCCCAATTAGCCCATCAATCTGCGCTTTAAATTTTGCATCAGCAAAATATCCGCCAATGGCTAAACAAATTAAAAATACTACTGAACCAATAACTTTAACCATTTTAAACTCCTACTTTTTGTTGAACTACTGTTCCCACAGTTAATGTGGGCTGGGGATCGTTTTCTACCATCAAGGTAGCCTGCTGCACTTCCTTATTATCCATAAGTGCCGTTTCCATTTCAGCAAACGCTTTGTTCATGCTGGACATAACGCTGTTGATTGCAGAATCTGCTTTGATTTTTTCAAACGGATCTCCAAGTTCCATACCGGCCATCTTGTTCATCTTCTGTGCAGCTTGTGACATTTTCCACATTGCTTGGGCACGTTTGATTGCACTATCAAAATTGTCTAATTCAATCTGCAACTGTTTATATCTACTTTCACGAAACGTCAATAACTTATTCATTGCGTCAAGTTGATTCTCAAATCGTGCTACATCTTCGGGATATTCCTTCTTAAAGAGATTAGTCTGATCGGTGAAGTTTTTAATCTCAGTTCGAAACACAGTAATAGCAGTTCGAAAAATATCACTAGCATTCCGTTTTTCCTGACTTTGAATAATCAAAGTCTCAATAGGATTGACTGCTGCTGCATTTGAAACTTTTTCAATATGTTCGACTCGTTCTGCACCCAGTGCTCGATATCGCATATTAGCAGCTTTCAATGCTAACCAAGGTGCAGCATTGGTGCCAACGATAACAAGTCCGCCAGCAATCATCAAGCCCGCAATTCCGGTTACTGCCATCCATGCCAACGGCGCAATTACTGCGGCAGTAACACCAATTACACCCCATTTGACTAGCGTAGCTGTGTGTTGTTTTTTAATTTCGTCGTTCATAACATTTCCTTTTAAAGTGTCTGTGCTTAAATTATAACAGGGATTTATAAGACCGTCGACTAAACGTCGCCTTCCCAATCAAACTTAGTAGACATTAAGTTGATAGGTTCAGATACTTCATCGTCGTCATACGTATAACCCAACCGTTTCATCATCAAATGCTTGACTAGCAAGTTTGGTTGCCGGAATCGTTTAGTATCTTCGAACCCCATAATTACCCCAACCTCGCATACAGCGCCGCTACGGCAGATACCAGCAAAGCAATGCACGATAACGTTCAGGTCAGCGTCCTTTGCGCGTTGCAGTAGTCTAACTAGCTCGTCAGCTTGCGCTTGGCTGCAGCGGCATTCCTCATCAAACACGATATCGTGCTTTTCGATATCTAGAAATTCGAACTTGTAAACTTCTTTGAATTGATGTTTAGGCACTGGAAACCAACCACCAGGATCTGAGATTTGGATTAACATACTGTTTGGTCCAGGATCTCTGTGAAACTTTTTTGGCATGTCATCAGCAGCGGCATTTTCAATAAACGGCATAATTTGTTTCCTTAATTTGACCACCAAGGTCTTCCCACATAGTTTCTTGATCCATTTGTTTTACTAAACCCGGGAATTCCTCGGCCCATAGTATAACTTGGTAAGAATAGCTAGTCACTCCATCAGTGACTCCACCTCCACCACCACCGCCAGTATTAATAAGCGTTCTTGAAAAGTAATCACTACCGAATCCACTTCGATAGTATTTTCCAACTTTTTGTGTTTTTACTTTGATTTTAATAGTTCCACTCCAACCCATATAGCCAGTTGGTGTACCGGGTTTGGCAGTATGTTGACTCCAGTTAGTAACACCATTTCTTGGGCAGTAGTGAGTATTGCTTTGGAAGCTATATTTCATATTGTGAAAACTAACATCTACGTATTCATGTTTTGCAGTGTTATTCTTTGAAGGACGCCACCCATCTCTAGAAATGCCATTGGCATAAAACCAATCCCAGTTATCTTTAATCAATTGTGTAAGCTCTGCAAGACTACCAACTGCTCCTATTTTGTTTTGAAAATCATCTCTGGAAGCTTCTACCTTGGCAACTTTTCTATCAGTTGCTCGAACTTGTGCTAGCTTACGCAAGTGTTTTTGATACTTGATTTTATCCTCAAATAGCTTACTATCTTGGTCACTTTTCCAAACCATTACTTGGCTCATCTCAATCTCCTAATGTAACAAGCGTTAATTATAAGTCACTCTTGATGATGTGTCAAGTCACTAGTCACTTTCTTAATACGATCCTCTAACGATCCCGTTAGCAGCGTATAATCCTGCCCACCACCCCGAAGTTCATCAAGGTAAAAATCATGCCCTCTTTTGCGAAAGATTTCATCTTGTCGAGTGCCATCTTGGACCATGGGAAAATCCGGTGCGCATAGATAAATTTTGTGATATTGGTGATCGCAGTCCCATACTAAGTCTGTTAGTTTGGATGGGACTCGGCCAAACAATGCTCTACAGTAGAACAGTGTGGTTAATGGGGAAGTATCGCAAAATAGATATTGATTTGGTTCCATCCAACTTGATATTCGATTTTCAATATCAAGTTGACCTTTGCCAATTAGAAACATATCTTCGTATTGTAGTTTACCATCTCGCATATCGTAAAATTCTCGACCAAATTCACGGGCGTATTCTGTTTCAAAATTCCTTGCTAATGCTGCAACAATTGTTGACTTTCCAGTTGACTCTGCACCAAGGAACAAAATTTTACGAACAATGGATTGATGAACACATTGCGGCGTCATTTCTTTAACAAACTCGTAATTGCCCACCTCAATGGCTGCTCTTAAGGATGTACCAGAAACTGGAAAATTTGACCGACAATAGTCAACCATAACGTGGTCAACGGTCATTGGATTAATTAATTTTGCAGTAAAGTACTGAGACAAAAAGTCTGCAAATCCTTTACCGTAATCCTCAGACGTGAATACTGCCTGCACTGTAGTCTCAAGTGTTTCAAACAAGTAGTCTGCACAAAATCTACGGTGAGCTTCATCAGGTGCATCATTTTGTACGCCAACGTGGACCATGTGATCTATTACATGAATTTCTAATCGATCCTGATCCACTGGCAACTGGCTTAGCCACCGCCCCCGGGTTTCAGCATTGTATCCAGGATACGGTTCTGAAGTGTAGCTCAAAATAATAACCTTTTCACATTGTTCAAGAGCAGTAGAAATAACGTACTCGTGCCCTTTGTGAAGTGGACAAAACTTACCGACGACTAACCCAGTTGCGTACTTGCTCATTTAATTCACCGTGCAATTTCTGTATAACTGTTATTAAAAATTTTCTGATCGACAATCCATGTGTCACTGTGATCTTCACGATTGC